TGAGCCACCTGCGGTTGAGCCACCTGCGGTTGAGCCACCTGCGGTTGAGCCACCTGCGGTTGAGCCACCTGCGGTTGAGCCACCTGCGGTTGAGCCAGAGGCGGGATCAACAGAAGATGTAAACAATACTGTTGATAATGCATTAGCAGATGGAAAATTAGACAGTACAGAAGTTGCAGATATTGCAGATGCAATGGCAGCAGATGGAGAAATTGATGCAAAAGAAACTGATCAATTAATTGATGCATTGGCAGCAGATGGCAAAGTTTCAGTAGCAGACCAAGAGGCAGTGTTAAAAGCACTTGCGTCAGATGGAGAAGTTTCAAAAGAAGATGTTGCAGCAATTGTTGCATTAGCTAATTCAGATGGCAAATTATCTCAGGCAGAAAAAGAAATTGTTGCTGATGCACTAATTCAATCAGTTGCACCAGGTGAAAATCTAACTAAAGAACAGGTAGCCGAGGCTGGAATTAAATTAACAGATTTACCACCAGATACACCAGTAGATGTTCGTACATCTGAAAATGGTGAAGCAGTTGTTATTACAGCAGAAGTTGCTGTACAAGTAGAATTGATATCAAATCCAGCAGCATTTGCAGCAGAATTATTTAATAACCCAGGAGCAGCATTAGAAGCACTTGGCAGTATTGGTGCGGATATGACAGAAGGAGAAAGAGAAGAAGCAACAAAAATGGTTGTGGCTACAGTCGTAGCAACAGGAGCAGCATTAAATGCTGTTGGCGCCGTAGCAGGCGCATCTACTGGAGGATCTACAGGAGGCTCTCGCTCAGGCGGGGGTAACTCAGGTGGTTCAGGTGGAGGAGGAGCCTCTGGTGACTCCAAAGGAATGAGGAGAAGAAAGAATGATTAACTATATCAAAAAAGTAATTCAAGATATGATCGATCAGCTTTGGACCCTATTAGGAATGTTTATAGCGTGGGTTGTTTTAGACGGAAGTGCAAAAACAATCGTTGGATATGCAATTATTTGTACATTAATTGCATGGGCTATAACCTATCCAATCAGAAATAGAGAGGACTAATAATGGCTAAAGCATATATTGAAGAGCCAACACAGGTAGGATCAGGAGCAATTGCAAACATCAATAATATTCTAGCTAGAATTATTGCTGTATTTGCAGCATCAGGATTGTCTGTAATTGGAGCAGGAGCAATTGTAGGAATTGAAACTTATAAAGCAGTTATATTGGCTGGAACTCTAGGAGTTGCTACAGTAGTTGAAAAGCTTGCTCGTGGATTCCTAGATGACGGTAAATTAACTGTATCAGAAATCAATTCAGCATTTTCGGCAGTAGATAAAAAATCTAGCAAATAATGATATAATTATCTTATGAATAAATATCGCATTAAATTAGATGTAGAGGTAGAAGTAGAAGCCTTTAATACAGAAGATGCATCAGAATATATTCATGATATTTTTAATATAGATGACGAAATTAAAAAAGTTAATATCGTTAAAATAACAAATAAATAGTCGTTGACAAAGCCGCTGTTTTCCGTGTATACTTACATAATACAGCGGTTTTGTGCATATTGGTCCATAGCTCAGTTGGTAGAGCGCCAAACTGTTAATTTGGATGTCCCAGGATCGAGACCTGGTGGACCAGCATATGCCCGAATGGTGGAATCGGTATACACGACAGACTTAAAATTTGTTGCTTCACAGCATGTCGGTTCAAGTCCGACTTCGGGTACTAGAAAAGGTCAAAGTGTTAAATTTAACAGAAAAAGGAGTTGAAGTCTTTATTAAAAGATTTCAATCAAAAATTCAAGAATCATTTTGGAACAACTATGATCTTGTAATTTGGAAAAAAGATAATGGCGGCTATACTGATACAAAAGGTATGTATAGAAAAGATGCTTGGGGTAAGTCAGAAAAAATTTCTGTCGACCAAAAAGGAATCTGGAAGTTGCCAAAAAAATATGTCAAGTATTTTAAATAGTTTAGGTATAGAAAAAGATAATGTAAAGTGGTGGGATCTAGCACTATGTCACGGCATGGATACTGATTTATTTTTTGATAAATATGAGTCTGATATAAATATAGCAAAAAGCATTGATGAAGCTTGTTTATCTTGTCCAGTGATAAAGTTGTGCTATGACAGTGGTGTAGAAAATTCAGATTATGGAGTTTGGGGTGGAGTTTATTTAGCTTCTGGAGACATAGATAAGTCAAGAAATGCACATAAAACAAAAGATGTCTGGAAAAGAATAAAAGAGCAACATGTTTATTGATAAAAATAAAGATCATTTTAAATATGGAATTAATGAATGGACAGGTGAACCAAATAAGCCAGTTTTTTATAATAAAGATATGGCTAAAAAAATAAGAGAGATCAAAAAACCAACACCAACACTTGAAATGGATATAGTAAAATATCCAGAATTTTTAGCAATTAGATTATATGAAAATAATTTTGCACAGTACGATGGCTCAATGAGAGTTAGAGTTATAGAGTATGTAGAAATGGTAAAAAATATATTGGAATCATATGGAGTAAGAGTTGAACTTGAAGGAAAACCAGGAGGAAAAAACCATGGATAAGGTCTTATGCTATTCATGCAACAAAAGCAAAAATCAACTTGAAGCAAAAAAATCTAGTTTACTTGCAGTTAACCTACTGCTTTGCCAAACATGCACAGATAATAAGTTTGAGCCAAGATGGATAATAATTCTTGCTGGAAGACAATATGGACCTGAGCATGTTAAAGAGCATATAGCAAAAAAGAGATATGTGGGAACAGATATAACTGCTTCTGAATTACTAATTTAATATACATATTACGGTATAATTATATTCATAATGAAGATAAACTTATACCAGATACTAATAACTTTGGCTGCTTCAGGCATTAGCGGAATAGTCACAGCCCTATATGCAGATCGTAAATCTAAAAAAGAAAGAGCTCAAATGGCAGCAGATAAAGCTCGTGACAATATGCTGCTTGAAATTAAAGATTTACAAATAAAGCTTTATCAATTAGAAAAAGATCTTTCTGAATGGAAAGAGAAATATTACGAGGCTATTCAAGAATTAATTAAAGTCAAGACTGAGCTTGAGAAAACAGTTATTAAGCTAAGTCATGCTGAAATTCATTTAAAAGAGGACTAGCACTGCTAATTTTTATTTAGTATACTATAGATATGACATGTATAGTTGCTATTGCTCAAAATGGTGTTGTCTATATGGCTTCCGACCACGCTGCTTCTGATGATAAAACTGGATGGATTCTTTCAAGAAAAGAACCTAAAGTTTTTAAAGTTGGTCAATATGGAATTGCATTTACAGATTCATTTCGCATGGGGCAAATTCTTCAATACTCTTGGATACCACCAAAATACACACCAACAAAAACGAATTCTGGATTAGATAAATTTATGAGAACTAAATTTATTGATTCTGTAAAAGTTGCATTTAAAGATAATGGATATGGAACAATTGGGCAAAATTCAGAGGAAGACACTGGTGGAATTTTTATAGTCGGTGTATGCGGTAGAATCTTTACTATAGATGAAGACTTTCATGTAGGAGAAAACATTGTAAACTACATGGCAGAAGGAAGTGGCGGAATGCTAGCATTAGGAGCATTACATGCAACAAAGAAGCAACAAAACCCAAAGGTGCGCTTAAAAGCTGCATTAGAAGCAGCAACTGAGTTTAATATGAGCGTAGCAGCACCATATACATATATTCAAGTTTAGTGTATAATTGATACATGAAAACTATTGCATCTATCCTTATAGCTTTTGCCATCATTTCCTTTATTAGATGGTTTAGGTCTAGGTATAATGTTGGAATTTATTACATAAACAAGCTAGAAGAACTTGAAGAGCAATCACAAAAAAGACAATATCCTTTAAGCATAGCAGACCTAAGACCAGAAAATTATGATCACGCTATAGATTTAAGAGGAACTCCAACACACTTGTGTCCTTGTGGATGTAACATATGGAATGTAAAAGTTATATTTGATCAATTTGAAATAGCAACATATTTTCTTGATATGGAATGTGCCAACTGCGGAAGCATGGCAACAGCACCAACCCTACTAGATAGAGAGATAACAGAATGAGAAGATCAGAAAGATTAAGACAGCTTGAATTAGCTGTTGTTAGAATGGAAATGCATATTGAATTTCTTACATTAAGTATATCTAATTTGTTAGAGAATCAAGGAATGGCTCCAACAAACCCTGTAGAATCGCTAGACAGCGGAAAATGGTACAAAACACCCACTGAAACCCCTTGACATCCTGCTATTATTTAGTAGAATTAAGCAATGAATAAAAAATTAATAGCTGCGTTAATCGCAATCACACTAGCAGTACCTACAACCGCTCAAGCAGCGGGACTGAAGAATCGTACAGATTCTACACCAACTATTGCAATTCTTGATACAGGAATTGATACATCTCTTCCAGCGTTTAAGGGAAAAATTGTTCAAGAGGTTTGTATTCTAGAATGGACAACATGCCCTAACGGTAAATCATTTATGGAGGGCACTGGTGCGGCCTCTATGCCATCAAATTTAATTTCTCAAAACGGATTTGATCATGGAACTCTTATGACATCTGTATTTTTGCAAACAAATCCAAATGCTAATATTGTTTTTATTAAAATTATTGGAAACACAGCAACTGGTTTGCGACAAAATGCTGGAGAAGCATCAGTATACAACGCACTTAATTGGGTAAAATCAAACGCATTGAAATATAATATTCAAGCGGTTAGTATGTCACAAGGACATCACACTTTGGGAGCAGCAGGAACAGATTACTGTCCAAAAACTCCAATTACTGAGCAGGCAGTCAAAGACTTGATGTCTATGCAAATACCAGTATTTTTTCCATCTGGAAATGGTCGTGACTACACCCGCATTGATTGGCCCGCATGTTTAGACGTATCTGTTTCTGTTGGATATGTAGATCAACAAAATGAAATTTCTGCTTCAAGTAATAACGATTCTTCAAAGCTAGATTTTTTTGCGCCAGGCTTCTTTTCAGTTGCTGGCCCAGGAAATGTTTTAAAGAATATTTCAGGTTCATCTGCAGCAATTCAAGTGGCAGCAGGACAGTGGTTAAAGCTAAAAACAGCAAAGCCAACATACTCCTATGATCAAATTTTTACTGCAATTAAGTCTACAGCATCAAGTACAGTTGGAAGACAGGGAACATTTAATAATCTAATTAATATCAATGCTGCTTTGTCTTACGCACCACAACAGGCTGGGCCAAGTCAGCAAGAGCTTGCTGCACAAGCAAAAGCAAAAATAAAAGCAGAAGTTGATGCAGCAATTGCAGCAGCAGAAGCTCAATATCAGATTGAATTAAAAGCTGCACAAGATAAGCTTGCTGCAACTAAAGCACAATGGCTGGCAAAACTTAATGGCTGAACAAACAGTTCTTGAAGGAATCATAGAAGATGTAGCAACAGAACTATATAATAAATGGTCTGCTGCTCTTCCAGAAGACGAGAGAAACCAACAAGCATTTAGCGCAATGTCAAAAAATGCACATGAAACAACTTTATTTGTAATTCAAAACTTTATGAATAAATTTAATGATGCAGCGGAACAGCTAAAGGGAGAGTAAGTTGATAGTTACAGATGAAAGTTTTGATAGGGTTTTAGATGCACACAATTTAATACTCATTGACTTTTGGGCGCCATGGTGCGGACCGTGCAAAAAAATATCTCCAATCTTAGATGAGATATCAAATGAGCGTGGTTTATGGGTCGGAAAATTAAATGTTGATGAAAATCCAATCAAATCAGACGAATACTCTGTAATTTCTATACCAACTATGATACTATTCAAGTCTGGCGACCCAGTAAAAACAATTGTTGGGGCTAAGCCTAAGCATGTTATATTAGAAGAGCTATCAGAATGGATCTAGAGCAAATAAATGCAGATCATTTAGAGTTTGAAATATGGCTTGCAAATGGTTATGATAGAGGTTGGGTGTCGGATGTATTTTGCAATACACATGAAGGCCCTCCCTTAACAGAAGAAGAATCACAAGAGTGGGATGAAGGTGGAGATCCATGTTCTTTTCACGTAAAGATAAATGCACTACACTAATTTTCTGATTCGTTCAAGAATCAGATTGAAATAAGGAGAATGATGAATTCATTTAAGAAAGTATCGCTAATCATCGCTGCAGCCCTGACTAGCACAATGCTTGTATCAACCGCAGCAAATGCGGCAACCACAACTTTAACAGTTGCTGGTTCTGCAGCAACAGGTGGTACGGTAGCAACAGCTCCAGTAGCACTACCAGTACCAGCAGACAATAGCGTAGATGCAGCAGATGCATTAAAGATTGCTGTAACATCTGTAGATACAGGAACAGCAGTATCAGCAGTTGCAACAAATGCAACTATTGTTCCAGCACTAGCAACAGCAAGTGCACCAGTAACCGCTTCAAGCGGATCATCTGCTCTAACAATTAATGTTGGAACAGGAACAACAGCAGAGTTTTATGTATATACTAAAACTACTACAATAGGAACAGTATCAGTTACTGTTGGTGGAAACACAACCACATACTATGTACAAGGTACCGCAGGTGCTTTGAACTCAATCGCTTTAACTGCACCAGCATCTGGAGCAGCAGGCACAACAGCAACACTTAAGGTCTCAGGATACGATGTATTTGGAAATCTAAAGGGTGGAGCAACAATTAATACTTTAGTAAGCTCAAATGGTGCAGCAACTGCAACAGCGCTTACAACAGATACAGCAACAGCAACTCTTGGAACAAAAGAGCAGACAGTAACACTTCCTGCTTCAGGTTCAGTTGTTGTTACAGCATACGCAACAGTAGCAACAGCCGTAACAGGTCTTGCAGCACCAGTTGGTTCTGTAGTTGCAACAGTAGCAGTTCGTGATCTTGCAGGAGAACTTGCAGCAAAGAACGCAGAACTAGCAACAGCTAACGCAGCACTTGCAGCAGAAAAAGCTGGACGTGCAGCAGACAAGGTTGCATCAGATAAAGCACTTGCCGATGCAAAGGCAGCAACAGTAACTGCAACAGCAGCAGCAGATCTTGCTAAGGCTACTTATATTGCAGAGTACAATGCTCTTGCTAAAAAGTGGAACGCAAAGAATCCAAAGGCTAAGGTTGCACTAAAGAAGTAATTCTTTAAATTAAAGGGGCGGGGCTTAGGCCTTGCCCCTTTAGTATTTAAATGATAAAATTGTTATTAAACAAAGGACAATAATGAAATTTCACTGCATGACAAGAGGTAATGAGCAATCAGTTCAATACTTGTCAGACCTTTCAGAAAAGCTTGAAAAGGTTGGATACGAGTCAGTGCTATTGGTATATCATTCAAAGGTTCCTGACTTTTTAACAAAAGCAGTAAGAGTTATGTCTTCTGAGCAAAAATTAAAATATATGATTGCAATTAGAACTTATGCAATAAGCCCAGAATATATGGCGATGATATGTCAATCAATAAATGAGATGGCACCAAATAAAATCATTTTAAATGTAGTTTCTGGAGATATTCATCAAGGTGAAACGAGCATAGAAGACCTAATATTAATAGGCGATCTTCTTCCAACAACTAAATCTAGAATTGATTACACAGATATGTGGCTTAATAAATTTTTAAATATGGAAATATTGAGGTCTAAGCCACCGATAGTTATGGGTGGGCATTCAGATTTAACAAGAAATATAGCAATTAAACATAACGCTACTCATTTATCTATGATAAATATGCATGAAGATCATTTAAAAAGCAGTAACCCAATTTATAATAAAAAACAAATGATTTGTTTTGGATTAGTAATAAGGGATACACAAGAAGAAGCTGACCTTTTTGGAGAAGAATTCTTTAGCGAATCAGAAAAACGTTTATTTATTTGTGGCACAAAAGAGCATTTGATAGACAAGATTAATTATTTAAAATCTATAGGCATTAGCGACTTGCTAGTGCATGATCATATGGACGATCCACAAGCAGGTCGTGTACATGATATAATTAAAGAGCTTATAAAGGAGCAAAATGGAATCTAATAAAAGAAGTTTGTATAAGTCAGTCACCTGGCCAGCAGTCCATATATTATTTGTTGGAACTTTAGTATATTTTTTTGAACTTGCCATTACTGGAGAAGCACATTGGGAGTATGCTGGAACATTTGCTATTATTTACAGCGCATGCGAAATGCTTGGGTATTTCTTACATGAAAGAGCCTGGTCAAAGTTTGGCGGTAAGATTAAGTAATGGCAAAAAGAAAATCAACAGCATTTAATGATACTCAAATTAAAGATGGAAGAATTGTTAGATTAAGAAAAGATGGGTCGATTAAAGCCGATCTGGGCCCATACAGGCAAGGTATTGTTAAAAAAAATATTAAATAATGTCTACTAATAAATGTGAATATTTAACAGATTGCCCTAATAAGGCAACAAGAATAGCCCTTGAAGCAGGCAAAACCACAAGGATCTGCGACGAGTGCTGGCATCAAAACTTTAGATCCTAATCAACTGAATGCTATAATATAGGTATGAGCGGATTACTAGTCCCGCTTAAATAGACAACCTATAGGAGTAATAAAATGACAGACGGTATCAACTTAACAGGTTTTAACGAAGTTAAACCAGCAGGAACAAATGGAATTAATGCACACTACTCAGACAATACAGGTTCAGCATTTGCTGCATCAGACATGTCGTCACAAGGTAATGCAGGATTAAATAGAGAAGGATCTTCAAGTTCATTGCCAATTTCAGGCGCAGATGAATCAGATATGTAATCATGGATCTATTTAATAAAGAAGAAGTTGTAGCACCAACACAAGAAGCAGCAATTGCACAGGCAATTAAGCCAGTAGCACCTGCATCTAATAAATGCACAAGAGACACAAGAGGCGAAAATCCTTGTGCAGTTAAAGATTGTGAGAACTGCAACTAATGTGTATGGATTGCGGATGCGGTATTAATTCAGTTGGCATGGGGTCAGGAATGACACCAGTTACAATTGAAGATGTTTCAAGAGATGGTGAATCTGGTACAACATTAGGAATGGTATCAACACCAGAAGAGACAAGACAGTTTATAAATGAGCAATAATATTAAAAAAGAAGATGGCACTGGCATGGTGCCACCAGCTAACGCTGGTGCACCTGCTGGTGCTGTTACAAGCACACAAACACCAAAAAGATACCCAAGACAAGGTGTAAAAATAGATACAAACAAACATGGTATTAGGAGAGAGACAAGCTTAATCCCTAAGCCTGTTAAAAAAACGGGTAGAAAAAAAATATAATTTAAATGAAGTTCCATTGGTTACAAAGGTATAGCAAGTCTCCATACGAATTAAAAAATACTTTAATTAAAATAAATGAAATTGGATATGAATCTATACTTGTAACATTTAATACTGGAATGCTTGATCCTTTTACAAAATGTGCAAATGCTTTTATTCCAAATCAAAAAATTAAATTTATGGTTGCAATAAGACCATATGCTTTAACTCCAGCATACCTTTTGATGATATTAAAAACATTTGAAAAAATATCTAAGGACTGTATCGTATTGAATATAGTTCCTGGAACCGCAGATAAAGAACAGTTTATTTTTGAAGAAGGTACATCATTGCATGAAAGAAAAGTATACGCTGGTAAATTTGTGGAAAAAATGAAAATTATAAATGATAAGCACAAATTTTTAAGTAATGACATGCCTAAAATATTTTTTAGCGGTGGTTCTGATGAAAATATAAGCAATGCAGTTAAATATGGTGATGGTCTTATTTATTTATTAAAAGATCATTTGACAACTCCAGAAAGATTCAATACACTAAAAGGCACTCATATGCTAAATGTATTTATAATAATATGTGAAACTGAAAGTCAAGCAAAAGATATATATAGTAAATTAGATGGTCCACAAGTTGGAAGTTCAATTTATGGAACAAAAGAGCAGGTTAAAGAAAAGCTTCTTAAATTAAAAGATTTTGAGGTTTTGATTTCATCATCAAAAATTTATGATTGCGATAACGATATTCATGACTTAGTAAAGGAAATCAATAAATGATTATTCAAATAATTGGACTTCCAGGTTCAGGCAAAACAGAACTTGCAAAAGCGCTTAAAGAAAGAATTAATGCTATTCATCTTAATGCAGATGAAGTTAGAGCAACAGTCAATTCTGATTTAGGTTTTACCCCTGAAGATAGAATTGAACAGGCTCGCCGTATGGGTGAGATGGCAAGACTAATTTCCAAACAAGGAATTGCTCCAGTGATTGTAGATTTTGTTTGCCCAATAGAGCTAACTCGTGCAGCATTTGGTAAACCAGACATTTTGGTATTCATGGATACAATTGCAGAAGGTCGTTTTGAAGATACTAATAAGATGTTTGAGCGCCCAACAGATTTTGATGTATCATTTATCAGCCACAATTTAAATGCAGAACAAAAAGCATCTCATATTATTGAAAAGTTTGGAATACACGACTGGTCTGCACCCACAACACTTATGCTTGGTAGATATCAGCCATGGCATGAGGGCCACCATGCTCTTTACAAAGAGGCTGGTAAAAGAACAAATCAAGTACTTCTTGGAGTTCGTAATACATACAATACAAGCGAAAAGGATCCACTTAAATTTGATCAGGTAAAAGAATATATTGCTAAAGATGAATTTATGGATGGAGCACTGGTATTGAGACTTCCTAACATTACTAACATAGTATATGGTCGTGATGTAGGATACAAAATTGAGCAAGTAGATTTGGGGGCAGATATTCATGCTATTAGCGCTACGCAAAAACGTAAAGAGATGGGTCTCTAAAATAAAAGAAGTTTTGTCATGGCTGGCTTTAGGAGCAGGGCAATGAATGTAACTAAACAAAGATCAGCACTAAAGGCAATCACTTGGCGCATAATTGGAACTGCAGATACTTTTGTGTTGTCATATTTTATAACACACAAAGCAATCACTGCAGCATCAATTGCGGGTTTTGAAGTGCTAACAAAAACTATTCTTTATTATTTTCACGAACGTGGCTGGAACAAAGTTCAGTGGGGAAGAAAATAATGTGCAAATCTTGTGGAAACTGCTCTAGAGAACATGAATCTAATATTGATGATGCAATTGATGTAGTTTTGGACTCACCAGTATTATGAAAAAAAGAAAGCTATTAAACAATGTTTACTCATTTCTTCCCAAGATGTATCAAGGATCTGAAATAAAAGAGTTAGACAAGGCTGTTGATTTAATTATACATACAAAAGCCCCAGAAAAGTGGCTCCTTATAGATTTAGAAACAGGTCAAGAATATGTTGGGTTGTCGGAACCAGATCAATACGGAATGTGGAAAAGAATTAAAGAAAAAGACTCTTAAGGTTTCCAAAATAGAGTTTTTGCTTTTTCATATAGATCTATATCTATAGAGTTATGCTTTTTTATTAAACTTAACTCATCTTCATTTAAAGATTCATATATTTCTTTTACCCCAAAAGACTTAAAATCATCGGTATCTAAAATGTTTTTTTCAAGAACCACTTCAGGAACATTAAACTCTAATGATATTTTTTTATTTATTTTATCAATTGTATATATATTAACATCTTCAGAGTCTATTAAAAGATTGACCCTGCTTAACCTTTTAAATATTAAATTTTTGTCAAAATTAATATTTACAGAAGGATCAACTTTATTGTCCTCCCAATTTAAAAAATTTCTAGCAGATAGATTATTTATTAAATTAATGTTAGATAAAAGATCTTCTTTATTTTTTACATTTGAAAAAGCAACATTATAGCTTATAAATTGCAAAACTGGATCTCTTAATATGCACATTACATATGTTGATTCTTTTATTTCTGAAGCCCAGCCCCAGTGTGTCCATCCCTTTGTATCAGTTTTTGGACGTATAAATTCTTTGTTGTTTTTGTTTATTTGATCTATTAAAGATTTTAAAAGATACCTATGAAAAAATCTTCCAGCGCATCTATTTACATGCAAAAAATAAAATGAATCCATAAAATTAATTATATCATTGTAATCAAGTATTGACAATAAGACACTAATATAGTATATTTATCATATGCTTAAAATGTTATTTAAAACAATAAAATGTAAAGCTGTTGGACATACGCTTGTAAATGCTGGAAGCTGTCCATTTACGGGTCTTTCTTACAATTATTGTGAAAGATGTGAATTAATGTTGCCAAAGGAAGGTCAATATGTCGAATGAATTGATTAAAAGAGAAAATGGAATTTGGCAGTGGAATTCTGCATTTAATAATCCATCCGAGCTTATTTCTGATATCTTGTTAAAAGATTGGAGACCATACAATAACGACGGTGGTGGAAGCACATTAATAGGTAGATCAACTATTGTGTATGAAAATGAAAAAGCATATAATCAAATATTAGATGTATACTCAAAATGTTTGCAAGAATATATTAATCAAAATAATTTAAACATAACAACAGATAACCTAGGAACTGGATGGTGGCTAGTAAGAGACTACGCTGCTGGATCAGTAATGACGGCTCATGAAGATGCCTACAGCTATGTTAAAGATGGAGAGGATGAAGTCAAACCCATTTTTACTATTCTTTTGTACATAAATGACGATTACCAAGGTGGAGAAATACATTTCCCAAATGAAAATGTAACAATAAAACCAGAAGCTGGCTCAGTTGTAATTTTCCCAAGCAATTTATCTCATGAAGTAAAAACAGTTATTTCAGGAAATAGATACATGACTCAAACCTATATATATGAGAAACCTTTTTCTCATTATCAACAAAAATTTTAGGACTATAAATGATTTATAATATTGTAGAAAAATATCTAATGCGCCCTAAACGCCTTAGAGAGGCAATTCAGGCAGTTGTAAGAGATAATGATGAATTGCTACGTATGATCAAAGAAGCGGAAAATGAAGAGCCAACTAATCTAACATGGTCGGAAGGCGATAAATGGTATGGGTGGACATACAATAGTAACGCCAAGCGTTATTACTTTGATGATATTGGTAATGAGTCATTGATGGGACTATGGGAAGATCAATGGAAAAGAGAAGAAGCATAGAGAACGGCAGCAGTTAATTCCTATATAGTATAATAGGGTTATATGGGTAATCCTAGGTACATGAACGAGTCCTGGTTAAGGGATCAATACGTTGTACAAGAGTTAGAAATTGTCGATATAGCTTTAGCTTGCAAAGTAGATAAGTCAGTCATAATAAGATGGCTAGACGAGTACAGAATATACAGAAATTGGAAAAGGTTGGGATAAATGTCAATATATGATTTAAGTTTTAGAGATTTAGATGGAAGTTTAAAAAATCTTTCAATTTTTAAAAATAAAGTTTTGCTTCTCGTCAACATTGCAACGGAATGTGGATTTGCTTCTCAGCTAAAAGATTTGCAAGAATTACACGAAAAGTATTTAGATAAAGGACTAGTTGTTATTGCTTTTCCTTCAAACGAATTTGGTGGACAGCAACCTGGAAGTGATCCAGAAATAGTAGAAACATGTCAAAGTAAATATGGAGTCACATTTAAAATTCTTCCCAAAATAGGAATATCTTTATCAAAAGATTACAATCCAGATCCATTATATAAATATTTACAAGAAACTACTCAATTTGAAGTCCCATGGAATTTTACCAAATTTATTGTAGGTCCAGATGAATCTATTGAATTTAGATTGCCAGATGTTCCAGTTTCAGATTTAATAGAAGTAATAGAAAACAATATTAAAAAAATAAATTTAGAAGAGGATAAAAATAAAAATGTTTGATAAAATAGAAAAAATAGCAGATCTAGGTGTATATATTGAAGATTGTGCAACAGAAGAAAAGCTTAAAGAATTAATTGAGGATGCAAAATCTTTTGAAAAACAAGAGCTAAGATTTGGTACAAGATATACTGTTCATAGCTTTAGATCGTCTCATGCAAACTGTTTTAAAGATACTCGTGAAATTATGACAGAAGGCATCACAAAGTACTTAGAAATGACTGGAAGAAGCATTGATGATTACAAGCCAGCAAACGATTATTATGCATACGTAGCCTGGAATGAAAAATCAGTTGGAACACATAGACAAAGCATAGACTATGAAGGTAATCTTCTTGTTTTGCCAGACATATGTGCTTTCTTTTATTTAACTGATGGATATGAAGGGGGAGAAACAACTTTTATTGATGCAAACGTATCTGTATCTCCTAAAGCTGGAAGTATGCTTATATATGAAGCAGACTCTTTAATATCAATAAGTAGCGCTACCCCTGCTGGAGTAAAAATAGAAGTTGGAATGCCAATGTATTTGGCTAGTAAAAATTTAGATGGAGTAGATCCTACTCCCAAAGAGGTCCAGCATCAAATATAACAGAATATTTTTCTGACAAATTTTGAGTTCTATGCCATGTTCCTTTTCTAAGCCAGAGTAAATCTCCAGGCTCTAAAGTAATAGTTTGTGGCTCTTTTGTCCAAGCAGTTTGCCAATCCCAACCTTTTCTTTCTTGATATTCAAATTGTTTAGGCAATCCATTCATTTCAGCATAAAGTCCTATTTGCCATTCTGTTACGCCTTTGCAGTGCCAATGAAGTATGTCGTATGGGTCTTTATGCAAAGGCTCTCCAGGCCAATTAATGTCTAAATTTCTGTATCTTTTACCTTCAAATATATAGTATTGATATTCAATTTCTGGGTATGCTTTTTTAGATTCGTTTAAAAAATATTGCATTTCTTCTTTTAGAGGAACATCTTTTATAAATTTACGAACTCCATTGCTTTTAGGATCAATTATTTCTTCAAAATCTTCCCAAGATGGGACGGGATGATGCCAATTTTTTAGAACAGCATAATGAAGATTTTCTTTTTTTGCATTTTCTACAAACTCTTTAATTGTTATCATTTAGAGAAGCATATCCTTTCTTAATACAGATTTTTCATTTCCAGATAGCATAACCAATGAGTATTTATCGCATAAATTTTCTGTTGTGTGCCATGCATATTTTGAAAACCATATAACATCTCCAGGCTCTAACACAAATGTATCTGGCTCTTCAGTAAATTCTGCTTGCCAATTCCACTCACCGTCATAGGACGGGCCATCCTCTGGCCTAGTAATTTTTGCTGGATTATTTTTTGATTCAGCGTTTAATCCAATGTTCCATTTTGTAACACCAGTTAGTTGCCAATGAATTACATCAAAATTATCTCTGTGTAGCCTTGCTCCAGGGCGCCTTTTAAAATAATTTTTATACTCCATACTTGCAAGAACGTAGAAATGATTATCTGATTCAGGGTAAGCTGCAGAAGCTTGATCTAAAAAATAATTTATTTTATCAGGAATAGATTTATCTTTAATGTAAAGTCTTTGTGTTGGATCATCTTCTGGGCCATACAAAGCTTTCATTTCTTTTCTTGTAGGGGTAGGTTGATGCCAATTCTTAAATACGGCATAGTGTTTTCCTTCAGATTTAGCTTCTTGAATTAGATCAGATAAGGTATTCATATATCTATATTATACTATATAGTACATATTGCTTGCAATTAGTGAACGAAAAAGTGAAAAATTTCGGCGGTAGAGCTATCTTTTTTCCACTACGTGGAGTATAATTGAGATATGACTGTAAATGCATATTGTGTTGTTTGTAAATCAAATGTGGTCGGCAGGCTGACAGAAATGATAGCTTTAGAATCAGGCAAATGGCTTTACAAAGGTCAATGCCCTAATTGTTTATATGAGATTAAAAGAATAGTCAAGCAGTAATGATATCTAAATGCTATAATATAAGTATCGCACAGAAAATGGGAATTTAAATGCAACCAACAGTAATAGATAATTTTATTTCAGAAGAATCGGCTAAAAAAATTGAGCTGTTCTTAAGACCAAAGGCTGAGATTAATCCAAAAGGTTTATTTAGCAAACAACTTTATCCTTTTGAGATGAGCCATGAAACTTATATTGAAATTAAATCAATTATTGAAAATATTGAAAAGCAGTTTGGATTTCCAGAAGATCAAATATCAATTAACAGAGTTTTGTATCAAGTATTACGTGAAGGTGAATTTCTTGGCTATCATGCAGATGCATACGGCGGAGTAGAAGGTTATGGGCTTATAGGATATTCTGCATTGCTATATTTAAATAATGATTATGATGGGGGAGAAATTCTTTTCTATGATAAAGAGGGTGGCCCAACTGAGTATAAGCCAAACCCAGGTACATTAATTTATTTTAAAGGTGATGAAAACTATCCTCATTCAGTTAATAAAGTTATAAAAGGAGAAAGGGCAAATATTATCCTTTTCTTTGATGTAAAGGGATAGGGTATAATAGGTTTATGGATAATATTGAATTGAACGACGAAGAGATCTCAAAAAATTACATCTCAGATGATGAGCATGTAGATAAATGGAATAATATAGAAAAAGCTTGCTGGGCTGGATATAAGCAGGTTGGCATGAAAAATAAGGGCGGAAAAAAAGTTCCTAATTGTGTTCCAATTAATAAAGCAACAGGATTACCAGAAGAACCAACAACTTCTTGGAATGGCGTATTTAAACCAAAGGTAAACTAATGACAAAGAAAAAGATAAAGCTTCCCCTTAAAATATGGAAGAACCCAATTAGATACATCAAGTTTCATAGAGCATTAAATAAGATCAAGAAAACAATTTAATGGGCATATTAGATAACCTAGAATCGCATTGGGAAAAAGCAGACAAAGTAGAGTCATGCTATTTCTGTCAAAACATGGCTAAGTATAACGATGTAGCTCAAATTGAACAATCATATCAAATAATAGGCGTATGTGAACGTCATTCATTTAAAGGATTATCATCATAATGAATATACATACTAAAATAGGCAATAAAGGTTTATATGTAACAGATTGCATAGATCAAGAGCATCTAGAGGCATTCTTTGAAATTGATGGCAAACAACATGAAAATGATATGAGAAACTACCTGGGTTACAGATTTGAATCACATATAGGAAACAAATTTGAATCACAGATTAATAAAGATTTATTTAAATATCTAACTGAAGCATTTCGTAGTGTAATTTTTGAATACATTAATCAATCTAATAAAAATGTATCTGATTATCTATTCCCAGATCATTTTAAGACAGCACACTGGAAGCTGGACAAGCCATTAGGCCCTCATAAAGATTCAATTGAGTATGGGGCTGCATTGGAAAGTATTGGCCCAAGACCAATTATAAGCTCACTTGCTTATCTAACCGATAATTATGAAGGCGGAGAAATATATTTTCCAGATTTTGATATTTCTTTAAGACCAAGTCCTGGCTCTATAATTGTATTTGACTCTGATACTACTCATGGGGTAAATGGAGTAATAAGCGGTACAAGAAAAACAATGTCTTACAACCTACATAGTATAAACTCTCCTCATATAGAAGATCTTAAAAAGGTTGGATATCACACAATATCCTAGTCAACTAATATTATATAGAACTATATTGATCGCAATTAGTGAAAGCGGCGGCGGTAGAGACCATATTGACAGTACCTGTCATATATACTATAATGTAAGTATGCATGATCATTTATTTCAATTGGACTTGGACGGGCAGGTAACCTGCTCTAATTGTCATTGCATGGACGATGAACGGGACAATTCAGGTTCCTATAATGGTAGTAGAGCGGTTTCCGAAACCGATAATGAAGGTCCGATTCCCTCACCTGAAGCCATGTTCGAGACACAGATAGATTTTGAATAATGGCTAAAAAGAAGAAATATAAAGGTATGTCTAGGGCATCAATTGCTGCTGAAAAACAGAAAAGCTTATCTGATATTGAAAAAACTAGACGTAAGCTTGATGCAATTAAAGGGCGGGAACTGACAAGTATCAGACTTTCAGCCAATGATATGATAGAACTTAATAAGGCAATACAAGACCTAGATAAGAATAAAGCTTTGATTGAAGATACATATAAGGGAACCCCTGGACAAAAGGTTTCAACTTGGACAAGGAAATGATACAATAAAGCTATGACTGAAGTAAAAGTCCCAGGATATAAGCAAAATCCACCAGATTGGTGCGATGACTGTAATGCTGCTCCAGGTGGAGAGTGTCCAGATTGTGGATGCACTCATAATTGTTGAAAGACGGGAACTGATGATAGAACTACTACTAATAGCCATAACATGGTATATAACCAAGGTATATTATACAAGATCCTTAGAGATAAATAGACCAGAAGATGACTCTGATCTAATTAAGGCTACATGCTATAAATGTGCTCGATCAGAGTATATTCATACAGATAACCTACGTGTTCCATACTACTGCATGAGTTGTAAGTAATGTATTGGTCGTATATCTTAGCAGTCATTGGAGTCACAGGGACATTCTTTGTAGGACGCAAGGTTATATGGGCATGGCTTGTATTACTGGTAAATGAGTGTCTATGGATGATATACGCTATTACTACTAAGCAGTACGGATTTATCCTTGCAGCAATAGCCTATGGCGCAGTTTATATTAGATCTTACGTTCATTGGTCTAAAGAGCCTGTAAATGAGATTCACTTATGAAGAAAATGATGATAGCTGATTTGATCAAAGCATCTGAAATGCCAGAACCTGGTGATTCAGAGGATGCAGGGATAGAGAATGATCTCAATACAGCAGGATATTCTACAGGCAAATGGTCAGATGACGATGATATGCATCCTACAATAACTCCTCTATTTGGACCAAATAGGTAGCTAACTCCTATATCCCCCTCCCAATTATCTCCTCTTATATAGCCCTTAGAAGGCTTATATAGTGGAGTAAAGTGGAGCATAGTGGAGAATTTATACTCTAGATTCATATCAATATACTATAGTTATATCTATCTAAACATATCTATGTAATTGAGCATACCCCATCATAAACGTAATGTCAATAGGACAATTCGGACATATATAGCAGCATATTGATCCATATTTGTCAATAAATTTTATGAGGAATTTTGATCTATTTTGCCATATTCTCTACAGATTTGTCGACATTCTATAATGATTATATATTTAATTAGACATATTTTGTAGCATTTTCAGGGATTTTTGTCAAGCTTTCGTAAATAGAAAATTTGGCCCTAGCTTTCAGGGATTTTGATTAATTGGTCGTAAATAGAAAAATTTGCCCTCATGCTCACACACAAAAAATCCACAGGATGTGGATAACCCTGTGGATAATTTGGGCTAGATATGTTTATCTATCTAACCAGGCATTCATCTATTCATATATGCCTTAATTGAATGGATCTAGTTCTTCACTCCGCCATCCAAACTTATATGTGGCTTTTGGTTCTTCCCGCTTTTTAACTGTATAAGAACGAGAGGGTAACTTAAGATTATTTAAGTTGTTATCTTGCTGATATGATTTAATACATTCATTTAATTCATTAGCAAGAGATAAACCTTCGGTTGATTCACCTCTATTTGAATATACATTATATAACTTTGCTTGCTCTGATATAACTGACACAATCATTTCCATAACTCTGTCAATTGTATACAATGGCTGTTCCGCCAAATATCTACCAAAGACTGTCGGATTAAACCAATGGTCATCCATTAGATTAACTAATGATTCTGCTACTTTGATTTCAGGTGACTTACTCATATTCCGCCTTCCGCCTAACTGTCGATTATACCAAAAATAAGAGACGGGGTCAAGGACCAACGAGCCCCAACCCCGTCCCAAGTTTTACTTCGCCTTGTTTGTTACTTCCTTGGTGAAGACAACGCCTGCCTTCTCAGCTTCCGCTAGAGCTACCTTAGCTGCTCCTGAGAAACGACCACGTACACCTACTGTAATGCCTTGAGCTTTTAGATATTCACGCTTTGTTGCCATTTGTTTATCCCCTTTCAAGAGATGATATTTGTTTCAATTATACAAGATATCCACGAATTTGTAAATACCCCCGTAAGACCAAATTTTGGCCCTCAATTTTGATCGCTTAGTTCCATTCTATCTTTAATTAATTTAGCAATGATGTTGTGAGCCTCGATGTTTTCTGTTTCGCTGCCACCCCACAAAAGCTTTTGTGCTGTATTTAATTGATCATTGATGTACTGATCACTCATCCTCATCCTCGTCATCCTCCTCGTCTTCTTCGAACATTGTGTCAACAATGTAGTCACGATTAGTCATCCATTCAAGGACATCATCTTGGTGTTGTTCGGCACCATACTCCAAGGAAAACCCTTGCCCAGCCTCTACAGCCTCGCACAGGTGGTCCCACATTTGGTCCTGGGTTACTTTGGCCTTGTATGTCTCATCTTCTAGGATGTTGTTAATAGTCGACCAGGTCCAAAGCCATACCATGGACAAGCCGAGGTCGGTGGTATCTAGAATCTCTAGACATTTATTTAGTTTATCTTTATCTTCAGGCTTCATAGTGTACGTTCTCCAATCGCAAATGATAGTTGATATGTTAGATTATATATATCTGCTAATGTATCAAGGGCACCTTCACATCTTGTGCGTTCCATTGAATCCATTGCTTCTTCTGATTCTTCTTCTGTCTCAATAGCGCTAGCCAATTGCTGTTCTGCAATTAGCATGAGGTTCTTTAGTTCCCCGTGCATTATATCTAATCCACTAACACCGTAGTTGACCAAACGTTGTAAATGGGGCGGGAGCCCAATGTCTTCATTATTCATTATCATACCTTTCGTTAGTAGAGTTCATTATATCAGTAGCCACTGACAACAAATGTTCTGTTGCTATAATTTGTCCTTTAATATTATCTATCTTAGAACCATCATAGTCTCTAGTGTTTAAGTATTCATCATAGAATTTATCATAGTCCTGGTTAAGACTAATTAGATGTATGTTCATATACTCTAGGAATTTAGAAGACTTTGTTTCTATTTTATTATATTCCTCTTGGTCACATCTATAGCATGTAACATTTTCATCCTCCGTATAAAGCATTCCTGCCCCACAGGAGGCACACCATGATTGGTCACGCATTCCCATAATAATACTCTCCCGTTTCTCTATTGAAGTATCTTACCATAGAGCACTGACATGTAAAAATTCCAGGGACATCTGAACACTCCCAGTAATGCTGACATTTAGCCCCCATTATTCAAAATACCCTTCTGCCCATAGGCCTTGCATAAAACTGACAGCCATTTCTAAATCATTCCTTAGTTCTGTCTTATCCATTAAATCGGACGGGGTCCTAAGATAAAAAAGCTTTGCGTCATGTACAGCATTAATCATCTTGTTTAGATCGGATTCAGTATAACCTAACATTATGCAACCTCATATTCATGTAAGTAGTTTAAGACATTGTGAATAATACAATCACAATCTTCTCCGCCCATATTATCCATAAATTCTAAGTGACTAGAATTATCTTCATAGATAATAGTAATTACTTTATCAAATAGTTCTATATTGCTCATGCCTCCACCTTTTCTTTAGGCTCTAATAATACACTATGGGTCTGACATTTTGCCATTGCCTCTTCATCTTGCCAAGAGCCTTGATTACAGTTTGAGCAGAATTCACCGCAGTCATCTTCGCAATAACTCAATGTATCGTAAGACTGGCAAGCATAGCAACGGTTCTCCCATTCAGCCAATTCTTTTACTTCACCACGGACAATCTCATATTCTCCACCCCAACCTGTCTCTTCCTCAAACTCTAATGTAAGCAGGCAGTTGGGAACAAGATTACTTAGTTTAGTTAAGATAGTTACAGCAGGTGACCAAGCAGTTTCATATTTGTAGACAAGCCAGTTGTCATCACCTTCTGATTTGTATTCAAGCAATTCTGTTTCAGGATATTCATCTTCATCACGGACAGCAACATCCCACTTAGTTCCCCAGTTAGATGTATTCCACGAATACCAATCTTTTTGAGTCTTAGCAAACTCAACAGACTTGCGGAACCAATCAGGGTCATTCTGAATATCATAGTTGCCACGAGAAGGTTGGCAGGCATATTCCTCATCAGTAATACCGTCATCCTTATATGAGTGGATGTTATGAAAAGCAAACACAGGATTATTATATTCAACTAATTTAATTTTGGTGGGGAAACCCGAAGAACTAATATCACCCATACCATATGTCTCTTGTGCTAATGTAAAAGGCTTATTCAATCTATCTTTAATCATATCTACCTCAGACTTAGGTCCTTGGATAGTTAATGTGTTATATACCCAATTTGGCATTTTATATCCTTTCGTTGATATGGCTTAATTATACAATGGACCACTGACATTTGGGAAGAGTATATCGTGTGATACACACCACATCCTCCAAGCTATGTGGTCAAGATCACAGAATTTTCAGGGATTTTATATTGACATCGTAAACAAAATAATATACCCTCAGTCTTTTGCGGGCAAAATAAAAACCCCCCAAGCTATAAGCTGGGGGGTATGAATATGGCTGCTGATTTCCAACGAAAGAAATAAACCGCTTTACTTAGCGCCTGGCCCGCAGACTAGTTAGACGCACCATTTCATTTCTATATTAAAACCAGGACCAAGGTCCTACATTAATTATACCATACTTAGTTGACTGGAATACTTATCCACGAATGCCTCAAGGCTCGTACTAAATACAACTGTCTGCAGGTCTTCTTCCATTAGAGTAAACGTTTTGTTTTTCCAATCGATAATAGGTACCTTGTGCTCATTGTCTGATAACTCATTAACTGTAATGCCCCAACCTGTTTCGCTGGACCACTCATCCCCAATTAAATTAGATATACATATACGTGTTGCATATGCTTCGTCATTCCATCGAGGCTTTGCTTTAAGAACACAGTCTGCTAAATTCTCTAGCATTCTGTGGCCCGCCCAATGACCGTATAGAAATACAACATTCTCATTGGATTGTCTAAATCCAAAGTTTGCTCTGTCTCCCATTTTATTCCGCCTTTGTTAGTTGTTGTTCCTGCTCGTTGTTGAGCAATTGTACCATCTCATGGGCCCAGTCCACAAGTGGCCCGCCATGGTGAGCTTTATGATGTCCGCAAAAATAAAGAGACATCTCATCTTTCTTTGCTTCCCACATAGCTTGCGCCGCACATTGGTCACACTTAAGCCATTCAGACATCATAGGTTTCCACCTTCAATCATTTCAGAAAGACGATCAAGGATCCAAGAATCAATGTCAGCGATATCAATCTCTGCTAACTTCTCCATAATTTCTTCACGAGCAAACTTATACCCGTCTTGAAAACCATCTTTATAGTCTGACATTTTATCTCCTAGTATCCTGTCGCTTCTTTGTCTGACCAGTATGATTCTTTTAAATTATACTTATCACGAATGCGACTTACTTTCTCAATACTACCAGTTCCAATGTTGAAAGTCAATGGTGGCATAAACTCAGGGTCAAGTCCCATAATTTGTGCATCCCAATAAGCCATCTCAAGAGATAGCCTATCGGGAGCAGTTAACTCAAAGTACATTATGCCTCACGCACATTACATACTTCGGTGTCATTGATTTCAATGTTACCGTTATTTGAATCGGCATAAAGAGCATCGTAGACTTCTGACTCAAGGTCTAACTCATAATCATTCTCAAGAATGTTATATGTATATGTTCCGCTAACTTCAAGAGTTGCAGTAAACAGAACTTCCTTGATTAGTTCAATGCCAAGCGCTTCGGCAATTGCACGGAGTGTATCTTTATCCTCTGAATCTTCATATGCTTCACAGATAATTTCTTTAGCCGCATCAATGTTAGATAATAGAGTAGTTACACGCTTCTGTGATTGACGTCCATTGTGCAAATCCCATTCAAGAGATGCGACTTTATCAGTTGCATATTCTGCATCTGAGTAACCACGGATTACTTTGTAGGTAACCAATAAGTTAGCATTGTACGTATCAGGAACTGTTACTGCAGGTGTTGTTGTCTCTTCCATTTTTTCCTCTTTCGTTTGGTTTGAAGGTGAAATTGTAGCATCTTCCACTGACAAATAGGCAGTGTTTCCACCGCATTCGCATGTGACATTAATCACATCCCTGGTTGATGTATATTCAATTAATGCATCACATGTATGGCATACATGTGTATATTTATTCCAAGTTGTCATGCGAGTATTGTACACTAGGCCACTGACATTTACAAGGATATTCCAGGGATTTTTTTTGTGATTCGTAACACAAAAAATTTGCCTTTGCCTGTGCGGGCATTTTGCGACCCATATCGGACTTGAACCGACGGCCTCTACCGTGACAGGGTAGCGCTCTAACCAACTGAGCTAATGGATCAAGAAAAAATGTGAGCAGTTTTAAATCTTGCTCAGGATTTTTTTTAATTAAAACGCAGAAACTAATTTCTTAATTTTATTTTTTTCTGCGGTAAGAACTGGGTCAAACCCTGATGCACCAGCCATAAGAGTTTCGCCATTGCCACGTCCTGAACGATAATAATCTAAACGCTCAGTTAGTGCATTGAACGCACCCCACTTTGTGCCTTTGATATTAGCGTTAGTTGGTGAATTATGATAAAGGTCATCAAGAAGAACGACTTTGTTTTCCCACTTCTTGATTGCGCCCTTAGCATCTTTTTCAGGCTTAGGATAGATTGTCTGAATCAACTTAGAGAATTCAGCATCGGTGATTGATTGAGAATAAAGGGCTTGAGCCTCTTTTTCAAATTCATCAAAGTATCCGAGAGCAAGACCGAGAGTCTCACGAGCAACAGCGATGCGACCTTCAACAGATTGGGTGTGACGAATTTTGAAAGATTGCTTTGCATTACGCATTGCAAGATTCAATGTGTTTTGGCAAACTACACGAACAGGTGTGACGGCTGCTTGAACAGCAACAGAACCATCGTGTGATGTCCAGACAATGAGATAAAGTTTTGTCTCATCGTTAGCGCCTTGTGGGTCTAATACCATTGTGCGGGGAATATCGACAGTGCCGAAAACAACTTTACCCTTTTTCAATGAGCCAGCAGATTCCCAACGGCAATCAGCATTAGCATCGTGAATTGCATCAGCGAATGCAAATAATTCTTCATTCTGCACAGGCTTGTAACGCTTGCCGACAGTTGCGAGAACATCTACGCCCTTATTAAATGGGTTATCACGAATGACAAGAGATGCGGTAGAAACATCATTCCAAGATTCTGGAATGTGCTCAGTGATTGGAGATAAACGAACATTCCAATTTGCTAACTTTGCCTCTTCAAGCATTGTAGCGGTTGTAACTTCCTCATCTTGTGTAAAGATTCGGTTAGCGAGATTGTGCCAAGCAGGAGCGCCACGAAGCGCAAATGCAACTTCGCCATTTTCCATTTCTAGATTATGAGCCATTTTTATTTCCTTTCGTTTGATTGTTGATGCAAGTATAACAGGTGGCACTGACATTGTCTAGATTAGTTAGTCATTTGTCCGAATTGATCCGTGTGATTAATTTCACAAAATTTTCAGGGTTTTCCACAACTGTGCGTAAACCTGTGGATAACCCCATACCTGTGCGGGCTTCCCGCACCATCAACTGGAGCTAGCAGCGCTAACCCCAGTTGATCGATGTGGTTGTTTATGAATTTATTTTTGCAACAGTGTCTTCATTTAAAAACATTGCTGTTGTTTTCTTTTTCTTTTGCATGTCAAATACGTAAGCATTTACTTTTCCGCTAAAACGGCGGATGTTAGAGAACACCAACTCTGTTAAGTGCTCTTTATCTACACCTTGCTCTGAATAAATAGTTACATCATTTGCTTTGTTTGCGTCATAGATTTCAACTCTAAAGCGAGCCATTGTATTACCTTTGTTAGTAGTTTCCCGAAGAAGAGCAGTTTGGCGACATACTCAGGTCGTTTATTTATTTAGAGATACTTAGCAATTTGCTTCATTGTAGAAGCATTTACTGTTTCCTCATCTGTCATCTTGAGAATTGTGAGAGCATTTGTGATGTCCTCTTTCATTTCACGATAACTGTGCTGATGAATTGTCTCAAAATCTTTTTGAGGTTCAGCAGGAAAGTTTCCTTCCTTTGTGATGATGTCAAAATCAACATTGAGAGTGTTGTTCCAAGAACGATAGTTTGTGCGAAGGTTCTCAGCCTTTGAGAAGTTGGCAATAGCCCACTTACCGATTTCCTTGCGCCACGCTTCTACCGCTTTGGTGTGCTTTGCTTCTTTTGCTTCTTGTGTTGCGTAATTAGTTTCTAACTCAGCAAGGCGAGCCTCTAGTGCCTTGATTACTTTTGGTGTTGCCACCTTTACTGTTATTGCTCTACTCATTTGTTTCCTTTCGTTGGTTGGTTGTTAGAGTATTGTATCAGACGGGTCTGACATTTCCCCGAAGGGAGAGAGTTTTTACTTACGACATTGGGCTAGAACACTCTCTGAAACTGCCCCTGTTTCGCTAGTTGATTAGACTAGGCTTGCGTTGCTAACTGTTGTCCAACGAGTTTCCTTTGTTGGCATTTCTAGCAACACTCTCACCGAGCCAGATGAGTTAGGAATAATCTCTTTGATTACTCCTGTCTTTTTTGACTTTAAGGTTGTGAATAAATCGCCAACCTTGTATGTGTATCCATTTACTGTCATTTTGCTTCCTTTCTGTTTAGGGTTGTAGTATAGCATTGGGGTCTGACATTAGTCTAGCCCTATCTCATTATTTGAGAAAGTTATTGTGTGACCTTAGTCACTTTCAGGTAGCCAAGCGTCTAAGTGGTGAGCATCAACTATTGCAGACGCAGGGCAGGAAGTCTGTCCTCGCCAAGTGATACCTTCAGGTAAATTGATCTCACGGCTGTATTCCTCATCATAGAACGCATCAATAGCATCTATGCAAGGTTGCACCATTGATACGGGAACGGGTGGGTAATGATTACCTTGTAAGTGATAAGCAAGTCCTGCCTCTAGTGATAGTTCATCTGCAAGTCCTAGTGCTGTTGTGTATCCCATTATGCCACCACCTTTAGAATTGCGTATGAACCGCCTGCATTAATTTCATCTATTGCAGGCTGAATTGCTGGTACGATTAATTCTTTTAGCATTCCTTCTAGCATAGCAATTTGCTCTTTTGCTTCTAGTGCAAGAAAACGCTGTGAGATTGGATGTGTTTCGTCAAACTCTGTTACGAATTTGAGAGAGTGTTCGACTTTGGTCATTTGTTACCTTTCGTTGTTGGAATAAGAGTATTGTACCGCAGGCTACTGACATTACCTAATCTATTATCGGCGTGTCGCAGCTTTTGTGAGATTAATCACAAAATTCCAGGGGTTGTGGATAAGTATCGTAAGCCTGTGGATAAACCCTCACCTATGCGGGCGAGCTGCATATTTATGCGTTACTCTGCATTTTTATTTTTATGTTTGATCTTGCGATTATATTTTTTTTTATTGCGAACAGGTTGCGCCGCATTACTGCGACGCAATTCCTGAATGCGTTTAACTTTATCTTGAAGAGAAGTTAGGAACATGATATCCACTCGCTTCATGAAATTTATTTACATCAAAGTTAGGATTTTCATTTGCAAACATAACCGCAAAATCATTTACTGTTTTAGAAAAAACAGCGGGATGAATTTTATCGCTCATGAATTTAAGAATTTCTGCAGTTGCTTCAAAGTGCTTTCGTGTCATCATTTTGCGGATACCAATCCAATTCTATTAAAGTTTTTAGTATACATTTTGCCAGTTGGCATTTCTAAATTATAAGTTGCTAATTCTTTAGCGAACCCAACATCATAACATTTTGCAAATGCTTCAAATGCTTGCAAAGCATCTGCAAATTGGTGAGTAAATTCTAAATTTCCGTCATAGTAAGTAAATAGTTTATACATTAGCAACCTCTTTCCATTCGAAACAATAAGAGTCAGAAACAAAAGGATTTTTCTTTACAACCTCATCAAATAAAGATAACGCTTGATTTTCGTCCTCTGCGTCTATGTCTAGCCAAACGCCAAATGTGTATTTATTCATTAGTCATTTTCTCCATTCAAAAATAGTGAGCCGTCATTTACACAATCGCAAGGCTCTACATCATAATTTCTTTCGTCTCCGAAAAAAACAAATCCTGCGCCACCGCATTCATCGCAATTCGCTGCGATTATTTCTATGTATTCTTTTATTTTGCTCATTATTATTCACCAACCTTTACTGCGATTGTGCGATAAGTTCTGCGACCCCAAGTGTTAGAGCCACTATTAGGCGCAACCTCGACAAGATAGGTATCGCAACCCTCATACCAAATTGGCTGAGGGTGTTTTTCCGCTGAAATAATTTCACCGATTAGAGTAGATGAGCGATAGGTTTTTCCTACAAGTAGGTTTTCGATTGTGTAGATGTTTGCTGACATTTTGTCCGCCTTTCGTTGTTGATATACGGATATTATAGCGGATAGGACTGACAAAGTGTTAATTTTGCAAGGGTTTGTCTCAATATGTGGAGCGTGGGCTATGTGATAAACATCACATAAAAATGTCCGATTTGTCTGTCAAACCGACACGCCGTAAATTTTCAGGGTTTTTATAACAGTTCCGTAACGACACGCCCGACCCCGTGCCTATGCGGGCCAGCTTGACATTGTCAAGCCGACACGCCGTTTATTCTTTGTTATCTTGCTCACATACGCATCTAGTGTAAGCACCCGCATTAAGACGATCACATTTAGGGCAGGTATAAAATCCGCTAGGGTTAGCCATTAGTTTAACCCGTTTTCTTTTATGTCTTTGATTACGGCAATTAGTAGCGGGATAGTTAAGCCCGCTAGTAGTAATTGGACGGCGGTAGTTAGTAGGCGATTAGTAGTCATTACTTATTCTTCTTTCTCTTATAAATCTTATAGGCGATTACCACTAGGGCGGTTAGTGTTATTAGTTTCCAATCTAGTGCGACATAGAACCAATCGCTATCTAGACATATACCATAGTCATTTATTTCTAATGTCATTACATCTCAACCTTTCGCATATGTGCTACAACATTTTTAGAAACCTTTTGTAGGTCTGCTACGACCTTATTCATTTCATCGGCGCTAGTTGCCTTAAAGTCAACGCCTAGTAGTTGTGCGCCGTCCCATATTGAGTAAGTGATAGTCATTTATAGTGCTCCTTCTTGTAGTAGTGCTATCTCGATGTCTAGTTGTATTGTATCGGGTAGGTCTGACAAATCAACCCAACCCGCTCCTTCGTTATCCATTATGAACGCTTTTACATATCCCATTACGCTACCTCTGACATCTCTGCTAGTAGTGCGTCTACTTGCTCATCTGTTAGTTCATCTTCTAATTCTTCATCTTCTACATCTACCTCTTCATCTAGGTAAGCGTATTGGTCGGCTACATCTTCCTGAATAGTGTCCCACTTAGAGAGGCTATTAGTGCGTGTGTTGTATGCGTATGACATTTATTTCTTCTTTCGTTAGTTGGTTATTTGGTTGAGAGCGATTATTTGCTAGGCTCACCTTTCGGATTATTTGCTAGGCTCACGCTCTAATTCTTTATTTATTTGTATGTCGTAAGACTATCACGACCTACTGACATTTAGCCTAATTTAGGGCTAGTGTCGTGTGTGAGTTACCTCACATCTCCGCTATATTAGCCTCGTGATAGGCGAGAGTAATTTCCTCGCCGAATTCGGATACTAGGTCGTTATAGACCTCGTCTTGATAGTTAAGATAATCGTTCATTAGATTACCGCCTTTCTTAGTAAGACTTTCTTACTTTCTTTATACCTTAAGCATAGCAAGGGGGACTGACATTTAGACCCCTATTCTCGGGCGTGTCTAAATAAATCTTAGAATAATCGTGTGATCTCCACCACAATCACGCTCATTATGGGCGGTCTATCCATTTTGTCCGATTTTGATTTATATGTGTATCGTGCAAATTAAAAATTTATTAACATTTTTTGAAATCTGAACGGCTGGTCAACTAAAAATAAATGGTAAACTTATAATATGATAAATTATTTAACTGAAGATAAGCGTGTTTGGGAAATAGAAAATTTTCTTTCTGAAGAAGAGCTATCAAGATTTGATTATCATATAAAAAAAACAGAATGGGTAACTCAAGAAAAATGGGAGAATGTTACATATAAAAATAACACTTCAATTTTTCCAGATGTTAAATTTATAATAGACAGAACTGCTGATGCAACTGATCATAAATATTCATGGAGCAGCATGGGCATTATAATGAGAATCCAACCTGGTATGTATTTAAGTCCGCATGTTGATAATTACAATAATCCTGATTCTGATTTAACAAAAAATTGGCTCTCGGCACATATTTATCTAAATGATAATTTTGATGGAGGCGAACTTTATTATGCAAATTTAAATATTAAATACAAGCCTAAACGTGGTTCCATAGTCTTTCATCCTGGGTTTGAAGATATTTATATGCATGGCGTGAAAAAAGTTGTTGGTTCAGATAGATACGCAATAGGATTAGTTGGAAAAAGCTTGACATCAAAAATACATTTAGTATAATTTTCTAGGGGGGTCGGGGGGTCAGTAAATCAATAATATTTAAATATATTATATATATAAGACCTAAGACCTAAGACCTAAGATCAAGTGATACATGGAATGGTACAATAAAGTATGAAAACTGTACATCTTATTGGTGATTGTCATTCAACTAGAGTCTGGGAACACTGGAATCCTGAAACATGTCCCGTAGACTTTAAAGTATGGGGTGTAGCTGGAATGACAGCTTATGCATTTGATCCAGTAAAATTTGAAGAAGAAAAAATGGAATCAAGCGGCATAGAAAGTCAAAGTGATTACCTTAATAAACCAAGAGAGTACTGGGTAAAACCGTTTAATGAATTTAAATCACCAGACCTGGTTTTAGTTTGGCTAGGATATGTCGATATTAGACAATGGCTTCCAAAGCATAAAAATACCGAAGAAATTACTATAAAGTATCTTGATCGTATACGTGAATACTATAAGGATTCTGTTATACAGATTATTGAACCCCTCCCACAATTCACTGAAATGCTTTTAAAGTACGAGGGCATCTCTCCAAGTTATACTTATGAGGAAAGACAAAACATTAACAATATTTTTATAGATACACTAAATAAGTATGCAAAAGAACACGGAATGATTGCACCAGTTACTCAGAAAGAAATTAAAGATGCAGTTGGACTTAACGAGTTTACACCTGAAGATTGTGCAACATGGGCTCCTCACCCACAAGATTCACTAAAAAGAGAATATTGGGCAAAAATTTATAATTTATTTATAAAGAAAACAAAGGTGATATAAATGGGAATGCAAGATATTAAATTTCAAGAAACAACAGGAAAAACAATTAAGGTTATAGCTCCTATGGGTTCTGGATGTGTTTTGTTTTCTAAATTCTTAAATCATATTTGTGAAAATGTTAATATAAAATCTGGATACCATGAAACAGATGAGTGGTTTGGTAGAAATAATCCAACTATGATGGACGAAGAAAATCTTTTTGTTTATATTTTAAGAGATCCAATTGATTCAATAACTGAAAGCGTAAAAGTTTTAATGAATTTTAAAGATGATTATGCAACTAGATTTCAAGATCCTCATCACCTATTACAATCAATTAATATTGCAAAACCAAAATGGCATGATATGTTTATGAAATCAAAAGAAAAAGAACAAGAAAATAGTTTTAAAATTATTTACGAATCAATGTTTATAAATTCAGATAAAATGATTAAACAATTTGTAAAATTTTTTGATTTAACTTTAAATGAAAATTATTTTTCTTCAATTACTGCAAAAGATGTTTATTCAAAAATGGAAAAAACAGGATACTCATTTTGGATACCAGATAATCAAATTTCTAAATATACTATAGTTGATGATGCAGTTCGTAATGATGAAGAAATAAAAGAAATGCAAAAACAATATCTTGAGTATAAAAAAGAGATAGAGTTTTATGATTATAAATTCTAATCCTGGATCAGGAAACACTTTTTGCAGCGTATTATTAGAAGAAGCTTTGGGTTATTGGGTTGAAACAAAACATCAGCCACACATATTAAATGAAAAAATAAATCAAATTACTTTATTTAGAAATCCATATGATTCAGTATTGTCTTCTTTAGAAAGACATTTTCAAGATTTGCATCCAGACTTAAAACCCTTTGATTTAAATAATCAAGACGAAGTAAAAAATAATGTAAAACAATATGTTAGATTGTATAATATATATTTAGACGATTATCAAAAAGACTATATCTATCCTGTAACTTATGAGCATTTAAGAAACAACCCAATGATATTTGTAAAATCTATTGCAAATTTTTTTGATTTAAAAATAATTAATGAAGATATTAATGAAGATAAAATTGTAAAAAAAATAATTAATACTCAAAATTTTTTTGAACATAGAAAAAAAAGATTAGCGCCAGTAAAAGAAAGAGAAGCTTTAATAAAAATTTTAAAATTAGATAATTCTTTAAAGCAACTTTATGAAAGATATTGTCAACATAAAGAAATTTTGCAAAATGTCCATAACAATTAATTCCCCAGAAGGATCTGGAAATATTTTTGCAAAAACAGCTTTGCTTGATATAGATTGTCCAACAAATGTTATACATAACTATGAGCTTTTGAATTCAGGAGGAAATAATATTTTTATATTAAGGAATCCATATGATTGCATATTATCAGCAATTGAGTTACCATTTTTAGGCAATAAATATTTATCAAGACAATTTAATATAGATGATAATAAAACAGATCAAGAAATAAATAGACATATTGAACAATATTTAAATTATTTAAAGAATTATAAAAATAAAAAAGTTTATGCAGTAACATTTGAATTTTTAACTAACAACCCTAAACAATTTGTAGAAAATGTTACATCAAGGTTTAACAGAAAAATTGATAAAAATAAACTTGATCTTATTTCAGAAGAATCTGTTATAAAAAAGTTAATAGAAAAAAATCCACATAGAGCTCCATTTAGAGATGACAACCCAAGACAAAAAATATCTATTAGAGAAGAAATAAAAACATTTTTAAATGAAGACAAAAGAATGAAAGATTTGTACCCTATTTATCTACAACATAAGAATATATTGCAGTCAACTAAAAATATGGTACAATAGATTTATGAAATGTGACTTTTGCGAAAATCCAAAATATGTAGAGCGTATTAACGCTAAAGGCATACTTGAAAGTTTTTGCACCAATTGCATAGAAAAATTAGTGGCGGGAAACCGAATACGCTAGTCCCAAGGGGATATAGCTTAATCTGGTTAAAGCACTTGTCTTATATACAATAGATTCTGGGTTCAAATCCCAGTATCCCTACAATGGAGTAGAATATGAATAACAACGTAATAGTACCTGATGAATGGCCAAGACATAAAAAAATTAAATTTTTGGGCATAACATTAGTTGCTATAATTTTAATATTAGTAATTTCAATTTAGGAGTTATATGAATTGGCTTCAAGCATCAATAATATTTGTACCAATGATAATTGCTATCATTGCATACCTAACTGGTAATATATAAAGCAGTTGACTAGGATATATATGAAGAAGATATGGGCATTAGTAAGTACAATTGCGATAGCAATCCTTTCAGGAGTTGCCTTGTCTAAATTTTTAAATTGGGCGGGACAAAAAGAAATCTTTGATTTCGACCTAGATGAAGATATAGATAATGAAGACTTCTAAACTATATAGGTCAATACTCTGGCTATCTTGGATCCTTATTGGTCTATATACAATAGGGACATTATGGATAATAAAGTAAATAAGGACGAATCGGACAAACTAGCGAAATATTTAGCCGATGTAAGATATAGAGAAAATAATTATTTTGAAGCTAACAATTTGATGGCTAGGTCTTCGCTAGAATGGGTCATAGAAGTCCTACAAGGGCGTTTAGCCAAATGTTTGAATGCAGAGTCAGGTATATGTGACATATGGTACATAGAAAGCCATTCTGAATGTTTATTGTTAATGGATCTATTGTACCAATTTAGTCAAGATGAGAAATATAATGTTAAATAGGTTCTTCTATCGCCGCCGCACTTCAATTTTTTCACTTTCGCACTATTTGTCCAATATATACATGAATGGTAGAATTTAATAATGAGTAAACCAAATATTGTTATTGTAGGTGGCGGCACTGCAGGCTGGCTATCTGCCCTATTTGCTCACAAGAGATATCCAGAAGCCAACGTAACCGTAATAGAAAGCACCGAAATTGGAATCATAGGTGCGGGCGAGGGAACAGTTCCAATGCTCCTTACCCTTTTTCAAGACTTAGGTATTAGTTTAAAAGATTTAATTGCAAATACAAAATCTACTATCAAGAATGGTATAAAGTTTACTAACTGGTCAGAAGATGGTGGAAGCTATTTCCATGGGTTTACTTTTTATCCTGAAACTCTTGAAGATCTTAAAGCTATTGATTTTGAAGATAAAGATTTTCCAAACTCAAGGCTATTTGCTTATGGCAAAAAAATAAATGATAAAGACTTTTGTTTTTTTACAATGATATCTGATCAAAACAAAATTCCATATACAGAAAAAGAAGGTAGCTACAAAAAGCATGGATCCCATGCCTTACATTTTGACGCAAGAGTGTTGGCTAAATTTCTAAAAGAAAAAAGCTTAGAAAGAGGAATCATTCATATTGATTCTAAAGTTGTTGATTCAGAAATATCAGAAAATAGCGTAGTATCAGTTACCCTAGAAGATACAACAACTATAAATACCGATTTTGTAGTAGATGCCACAGGATTTGCAAGGTACTTTATTGGAAATTCTTTGGGTGGAAAGTGGATAAGTTATTCAGACAATTTACCAGCAGATTCCGCACAAGCATTCTTTTTAAATATTGAAAACAAAGAAGAAATAGAGCCATATACAGAATCTACCGCAAGAGATTACGGTTGGGTTTGGAAAATTCCACTTCAGCACAGGTATGGGTGTGGCTACGTATATGATTCAAGGCTGGTATCTAATGAAGATATAAGAAAAGAAATTGTTGAAAAGTATGGAGATGTTGAATTTATAAAGCAGTTTAAATTTGAACCTGGAGCTTTTGAAGATATCTGGATTGGCAACTGCATTGCCGTTGGTCTGTCAGCAGGATTTGTAGAGCCACTAGAAGCTACATCATTGCAACAAACTGCAACAACATTAAACAGAGTGTTTCATGAAGACGTAGAGGCACTAACGCCTGGCAATTACAGAGAGCATATAAATAAAAAATGCTTTAAGGATTCCGAAGCTATAAAAGATTTTATATACCTACACTATATGACAAATAAGACAAACAATGAGTTTTGGAAAAACTTTACATTAAATAATAAAATGCCAGATTCTTTAAAAGAAACGTATAAAAAAATTATTAATATTGATGAAATAAAAATCTATGATCTTTTATGGCCAGAGTACAGCTATTATATTGTTGCTAAAGGCAATGGAATAATGAATGAAAATAATTTATCTAATTTTGCAACAAAATACGAAAAATTTAATCAAGAAATACAAGAAAATTTTGAAGTAGAAAAGGCTTTGTCTAAAAAATCTATAAAGCATTATGACTTTTTAAAATTAAACGGAGGCTTCAATGAGTAATATAAAATATGTTTTATCGCAGATGAGACACAGGGGCTATTGGAATAAAATTAATACTATAGAGTTTATATCATTTATGACTAAGGTTACTATTATTGTTCCAGGACTTCTTTTTGGTATGCAATGGTGGTGGCTTTATATTTTTGCATTAGTATCTAGCATGTCTTTAATATGGACATCAACAAGAAAGACTTTACCAACAATTATTATATTTAATGTAATTTGGTGTTGTTTAGCTGTTACGGCGATTCTTAAACATTTTATCTTTTAATTTGTTATAAAAATAATTTATTTTTTGTTCCATTTTTCCGCCAGGCGTTTCATTTTTATAATAATTTGTTTGAAAATATGGAGAAAAAAACATTTTTGAAAAATGATCTCTTGGCATTAGTGTTCTTTAAACTCCGACATAAATTTTTCAGCAAGATCTACGCCTTCTAAACCAGATTGCTGCATCTCTGCTATGCGCTCTGGAGTAAACATAGGGTTTATTTTTAAAGGCTTAATCCAAATATCAATTTCTTCTTCAGTGCGATTACCAATTTGTTTGTAGTACTCTTCTGTTTTGTAATTATAGAAAGTTCCTGGGTTATCTTCAGCTTTTAAAGAAAAATTAGAAAAAGCAAATCTAATACCAGACTCGACTTCTCTAACACCGTGACTGTATGGATCAAATGCACTGTGTATGATTAAATCTCCTCTTTCAGGTTGGTATTCAAAACAACCTTCAAATTTACCAGTTTCTGATTTTAAATTTCCATCTACATCCACATCGGGATAGTAAATTGCTCCTCCAGTAAAATGCCCAAAATATGCAACAAGACCGTAATCTATTAGACAGCATGTTGCGTACTTATCATCTTGAGAAAGTCTGTGGCATTGTCCTTTTCCAGGACTATCTGAGTGGCAAAACATTCCGCCATCTCCAGGTCTAACATTTAATATTGATTGAGATGGATGTATCACATAGTGTGGGTATAATATTTCACTTACAAGCTCCCAAAATTCTAAAAGACGTGTAGGTCTAGGAGAAACCTTATCTACATACCAGCTTATTAAACTCTTGTCGTATTTATTTTTATCTCTGTCGTCTTTTTCTAAAAGTTCTTTTTCAAGATCAAGCATAAGATCTTCAGGTATAAAGTTTTTAAACAGAAATATGCCGCTAGGTGTGCCATATGCATCCACGTAACTCGATAATTTTATACAATCTGGTCGGTCATAGAAATACATTTTTTTCCCCCATTGCAATATCCTTAATTGTATCACGAAATTAATATTAAAAACCCCTAGCTGGAGGCGGATCCAACTAGGGGTATACAGGGAGCATAACTCAACCTGAATTTAAAGTATATTATATCTTTTAGGTAAAGTCAATTATTTTCTTCAGAAGGTTTGAATGAAGGAACAGGCCCTAATAGATATCCTTCTTCGTGATACTTAATCATTTTTTCAGTATCTTCATTTCCAACAATTTTATTAGAAATTAAAGAAAGCAAGTCATAAATCCTATGTAGCATTATGTATGTAACCATAGGCAGGTTGTCCTCTAAGTCAGAGGACTCATTTTTATTCTGGTCTTCCTGCATCTTGCCAAAAAATTTCTCTACCCATTGCATCAGTTTCTTTAATTTGAACTGATTCATTTTCTATTTTGCAAATACAATTTCCATTACACATTTATATTCTCCTCAACACTTTTTACTATTTTATCATATGTTGATTTTCCAATATTATTTTTATATTCACAGTCTAAACAATATAAATAAATATTTTCTTCTAAATCTTGATTACAAAAAAGAATGGATTGGTCTACTGGGCATAAAAGCTTTTCAACCAATCCTTCTTCTGACATGGAGATGTAAGTTGATACGTATTGTATCTTCATCCCATCTCCTTTACTTTGTCGGAAATTTTAAATAAAATTCCTTAGCTTTTGGGGTCATACCCTTCCAGCTTGACCAATCATTGCCGCCATTGGTCATATGATACGTTATCTCTGCGTTTGTTACTGGGTTGAATAACTCTTTGTTACTCTGTAGATCAAATTTCTCAAGTCTTTCAGGACCAAGATTTCCAATCATATTTATCTGAAATAATCCGTAAGAACTATCTCCTGTGTGCTTATTCCCGTTATATGCAAGCGGTCTTCCATTAGATTCACGCTTTGCTATTGACCAAGCTTTTTTAAGGCCTGTTCCTTCGAATCCTACAGTTTCAAGTAATTGTTTTAACTCTTCATCTGTAAGCATCTCAGACGAACTGTAACTTGCATTACTGAACTTGTCTAAGACTTCTTGCTTTAATTGGGCTTCAGTTTTCACTAAAGGTTTTACAGTTACAGCGTTTGCAGTATTTCCAAACAAAAATAACATTGTTACTGTTATTATTGTCCAGTCACGAACTAAATCGCTAAACTGTTGTTTTATATTCTCCATTGGCATTTCCTCCTATAGAGATAACGAACTCTAAGAATAGCATTGATTATAAAGAACTGTCAAGTTAGTTGACTGAAATACCATCTTATATAATGAGATATTAAAAAATATTTTTAACCCCTAGACCACTAAATAAAAGTTTGATACACTTAGAACTTCATAAATAAATTACACCGCAAGGCGGAGAAAAGGTTGTATATAAATGTCTAAAACTATTGCAAACCCGTACGAAAATTTCATTGCGTTATCCAGATATGCAAGATGGATATCAGAAGATAATCGCCGTGAGACTTGGGGTGAGACAGTAGATAGATATTTTAGCTTTATGCTAAACCATCTAAAAGAAAATTATAATTATATTCCAGATGAGAAGCTTGTTGCGGAATTAAAAAACGGTGTATTTGAAAGAAACGTCATGCCATCAATGCGCTCTGTAATGACTTCAGGAGTAGCATTAGAAAGAGATAATGTAGCAGGATACAACTGTGCTTTCCTACCAGTTGATTCACCACGTTCATTTGATGAGACAATGTATATTCTTATGTGCGGTACAGGTGTAGGATTCTCTGTTGAGTATAAGTATATTAATAAACTTCCTGCCGTCCCAGAATCGCTAGAGAAGTCAACTACAGTAATTACAGTAGAAGACTCAAAGCAAGGTTGGGCTAAAGCATACCGTGAGTTGCTAGCACTACTATGGTCTGGACAGATTCCAGCAATTGATGTTTCTAAGGTAAGACCAGCAGGTGCAAGACTTAAGACAATGGGTGGAAGATCATCAGGTCCACAACCACTTATTAATCTATTTGATTTTACAATTGCAAAGTTCAAGAGCGCTACAGGAAGAAACCTAAAGCCAATTGAATGCCACGATATCATGTGCAAGATTGGTGAAGTAGTTGTTGTAGGCGGAGTTCGTCGCTCAGCAATGATTTCCCTTTCTAACATTAACGATATTGAGATGGCACAGGCTAAGTCAGGTAACTGGTGGGAAGCCAATACACAACGTGCTTTGTCTAATAACTCTGTTGCGTACTCACGCAAGCCAGACATGGAGCAATTTATTGCAGAATGGAAATCTTTATATGATTCAAAGTCAGGAGAACGAGGCATATACAATGTGGCCGCAGCTCAAGCCCAAGCAGCCAAGTATGGAAGAAGAGATCCAGATATACACTATGGAACTAACCCGTGCTCAGAGATTATCCTACGTCCTTATCAGTTTTGTAACCTTTCAGAAGTCGTACTACGTGAGAATGATACAAAGAAAGAAATTGAACGCAAAGTTGAACTTGCAGCTATCCTTGGAACGTGGCAGTCAACGCTTACAGACTTTAAATATCTTCGCAAGATCTGGAAAGACAATACAGAAGAAGAGCGCCTATTAGGTGTTTCTTTAACTGGACAATTCGGACACAAGTTTATGTCAGGTAAAGAAGACCTTGTTTCACTAGAAGCTTTCTTGATGACTCTTAGAGAATCAGCAAGAGCAAAGAATAAAGATGAGGCTGGGAAAATTGGGATTCCTGAGTCTGCCGCTATTACATGCGTAAAGCCATCAGGAACAGTATCTCAATTGGTCGGGGTATCTTCAGGAATGCATGCTTGGCATTCTCCATATTACATTCGCACAGTTCGTGGGGCAAAGGGAGATCCAATCTCTACATTTTTGAAGGAAGTCGGAATTCCAGTAGAAGATGATGTCATGAAGCCAAACGATACATACGTATTCTCATTCCCAATTAAAGCACCACAGGGTGCAATTGTTAGAAATGATCTAACCGCTATTGAACACTTAAACATTTGGTTGGTTTATCAACGTGCATGGTGTGAGCATAAGCCATCAATTACAGTTTCTGTAAAGGAAGATGAATGGATGGAAGTTGGTGCATGGGTATATAAGCATTTCGACGAAGTCTCTGGAATTTCATTTTTACCGCATTCAGATCATACTTATAAGCAGGCTCCTTACCAAGAAGTAACAAAAGAAGAATATGAGTCGCTTCTTGCAAAGATGCCAGAAAATATTAGATGGGAAGATTTATCTTTCTATGAGACAGAAGATGGAACGTCTACAAATGCCACTCTTGCATGCAGCTCAGATGGAAATTGTGAGCTTGTAGATATTTCAGCATAGTGGTAGAATTATAGTATTCGGGAAACCGAAAATTCATGGGCATCCCGCCCACGAGGAGATGACAAAATGGCTAAATTTGCAAAAGCAGATTTAAACAAAGATGGAAAGGTAACAATGCAAGAACAGATTCTAGCAGCGTTAGCAAGCTACGGAAGAGCATTTCTTTCAGCAGCGCTAGCCTTATACATGACAGGAAATACAAATCCTAAAGATTTACTACTTGGTGGCATCGCAGCGGTTGCACCCGTAATCTTGAAGGCGCTCAACCCAAATGATAAGAGTTTTGGGTTTACTAATAAAGCATAATAATTAGTCAATTAAGAATACTCCTGTGCTAAAATTGGTACAGGAGTATTCCTATTTAGGAGACTATGGCAAATGGCAGGACAAAAGAACTTTGAAGTAGATCAAAATGCAACATTTAGCTTTATACTAGAATATAAAGATGATAATGACAACGCAATTGATTTAACTGGTGCATCTGCAAAGATGCAGATTCGTGATACAAAAGGTGGCTCTAAGTTAGCCGTCACCCTAACATCACCATCTGGTGGAATTACTATTAATGGTCCAACTGGGACACTAAATATTAAAATGACACCTACTCAAACAAATAAACTCTTTTATCCTAAATCATCTTACGATGTAATGGTTGTCGATTCTAACGGGAACAAAATAAAACTCCTTGAGGGCTTTATGACGCTCAATAGATCGGTAACAGTGTAATGGTTGATTCCGTAATTGTTAGTTCGCAAAAAAATAAAGTAGTAGTATCCTCCCCTGGACCGCAAGGACCTAGGGGTAAAAGTATTTTAAATGGTACAGGAAACCCATCAAATAATTTTGGCCTAGAAGGAGATTTCTACTATGACGTTGTAATGTCAAAGTTGTGGGGCCCTAAAAAAACAGATTTGTCTTGGGAAAATGCAACAATAATTACTTTAACATCTAACACTCTTACTTATTCTTGGGAAATGGCTCAGGTTACTGGACCAGTACAGGGTATATATTCTGTAGTGATTAATCATAACTTGGGATATAATCCAAACGTAACAATAAAGTCAAGCGCAGGGGATATACTTGAAACAGGTATAGACTATAACAACACAAATAAATTAACACTGACTATGGCACAGCCATTTTCAGGGACAGCATATCTGTCATAAGGGGGAAAGACAATGTCAAAAAAGTTTTTAGTTAGTATTGATCTCAATAAAAATGAGTTACTCAATGCTAGAATTCAAAATTTAGGATCAGCACCAACTAGTCCAGTATCGGGTCAAGTTTACTACAATACTGGCGATAATATTATGTACTTCTGGAATGGTACAGAGTGGATTTCTACTTCTGGATCTTTAGAAGTTATTCAAGATGCTATTGGTCAATATATTGTTGGAGGAACAGGATTAACCTCAACATATAATGACCCAGCAGGATATACAACAATTAAGCTTAATGATACCTCAGTTACTGCAGGCACATACGGCTCAATTACAAAAGTACCAACATTTACTGTTGACCAGCAAGGACGTTTAACTGCAGCCAGCGAAGCTAATTTAGTTATACCTCTTAGCACACAAACAACAGGCGATTATGTAGCAACTATAGTCGGAACAGCTGGAAAAGTTACAGTATCTCCAAATAGTGGACATAATGCAGCAGTTACAATTGGTTTACCAGATGACGTAACAATTACAAATAACTTGACTGTAGGTGGAGATTTAAATGTAACAGGTAAAGTAAATTCTGTTAACACCACAACAATCAACGTTCAAGATAATAAAGTAAATCTTAACTCAGCATTTACAGGAAACCCAGTAGCAGATGCTGGAATTAGAGTTGAGCGTGGAGACAAGCAAGATGTCGAAATCTTGTGGAAAGAGTCTTCAGAAAAATGGCAATTAACAAATGATGGCGTAAACTATCATTCAATTGCTAGAAAATATGTACAGGTTCTTGGAAGCCCATCTACAACTTATAATTTAACACACAATTTAAAAACATCTGAGGTTACAGTTCAGGTTTTTCAGTCTGCCAGCCCATTTGCTCAAGTTGAAGCAGATGTTAATTTAACAGATGAAAATACAGTAACAATTAATTTTGCTGTTGCACCAACAGCAGGAGAATACAAGGTTGTGATTGTAGGCTAAAATGTCAAGAAAAATGAAGGTGTTATTAAATTTACTTACAATGGTAACAGACCCAGACGTAGGGCAAGAAGGTGATGTTTACTTTAACGTAACCTCTAAAAATTTAAGAATATTTAATGGTTTTGAATGGATTGAGCTTACACCCCCAAGCACAGATCCCACACCATTTTATAGACACACTCATGCTTATGATGGCGAAGTCGCAACAATTGATATGCAGAATCCAATAACATTTTTAGAGTATAATGAGATAGAGTCTGCAGCAGTAATTCTTCCAGAAGTTGTTGGAATGGATGGAGGAGGCCCAGTGGAAACAAATGTTAATCCGTCATGGGAAACCTTAACGCTATTTGATGGCGGCACAGAGCAAGAAGTTTTAGAGAATGATAATCTAATAGATGAAGGAGGATCCGAAGACATCGTAGGAGGAGATATCTTAGATGGTGGAGGATCACACGAATAATGACAACTAGAATTCAATTAAGAAGAGATACAGCACAGAACTGGTCTTTAAATAATCCTATACTTTTATCAGGAGAGCTAGGAATTGAAACAGACACACTAAAAATAAAAATAGGTAACGGTTCAAGATGGAACTCTATTTTAAATTATGCGTTTAAAGTTGGTCAGGCCAATGGAATTGCAACACTAGACTCAACAGGCAAAATTCCATCATCTCAAATTCCTACAAATATTAACATATCAGAGTTAATTGATTCTCTTACAACTTCAGATATTGAAGAAGGATCAAATTTATATTTTACAAATTCTAGAGCAGTATCAGCAAACGCTTCTGCAATTACAAATGCAATTGCAACAGAGGTTACAAATAGAAATGCTGCTATTGCTACTGCAAAGACTGAAGCCATTACCGCTGCATCAACAGATGCCACAACAAAAGTTAATTTGGCGCAATCTACAGCAGCTTCAGATGCTACAGTAAAAGCAAATGCTGCAAAAAATGAAGCAATTGCAGCATCTGCAATTGATGCTACTACAAAAGTTAATTCTGCGTTATCAACAGTTGCATCTAATTTAAATTCAGCAATTTCAGCAGAAGCTTCAAATAGAAACTCAGCAATTTCAACAGCAATTTCAGGAAGAATAAATACTCTTACAACAAGTAATATTGCTGAAGGAACAAATAAATATTTTACAGATGCTCGTGCAAAAGCAGCAGTAGCCTCTGATATTGCTGATGCAATTGATGCAATTCAATATGATGCAGGTATAACAGATCTTGCTTCATTTACAACATCTAATTTAGCAGAAGGTTCAAACCTTTATTTTACAAATGCAAGAGCAATTTCTGCAACAAATAATAAATTTAATGATATTTTAATAGCAATCAATACAGCAACAGATGATTTGTCTTTGACAATTTCAAATGACTATTTATCTAAGTCTGAAGCTGCCAGCACATATGTAACATCACAAACTTTATCTAATACAGTTTCAGATTATGTTTTAGAAGCAGATAGAAACCAACAGGGTGGATTTGCAGGTCTTGATAATACAACTAAAGTATTAGATTCAGTAATTCCATCAACAATTGCTAGAGTGTCTTCTCCTACATTTACAGGAACTGTAAATGCATCAAACTTAACTATTACAGGAAACCTAACAGTATCTGGAACAACAACAACAGTTAATTCTGAAAATTTATCAATAAATGATCCACTAATAAAGCTTTCACAAAATCAATATACCGCAGATGTTATGGACATTGGTATTTATGGTTCATATGGAGCTTCTGGAAATAATGCAGGAAATCACCCACACACTGGGCTTGTCCGTGATGCATCAGATAAAAAATGGAAGTTAATATCTGGAGCAGCAGAGCCAATATCAAATGAAATAAATTTTGCATCAGTAGTTTATGATACATTAAAAGTTGGAGGCCTTGAAGTTGGGTCAGTTACCAATACAGAAATTGGATATTTAAGTGGAGTAACAAGCTCAATACAGTCTCAGATATCTTCTAAGGCCCCTGTAGCATCACCAACATTTACTGGAACAGTTTCTGGTATTACAAAATCTATGGTTGGACTTGCAAATGTTGATAACACAACAGATGCAAACAAACCAATATCTTCTGCTACACAAGCTGCATTGAATGCTAAATTAACATCAGCTCAAGCAGATTTAAAGTATGCAACAATTGAAAATCCTTCATTTATTGGAGTTGTTGATTTTTCATCAGTAACTGTAACTGGACTTACATTAGGAGATTCCCTTCCAAGCCAGTCTGGAAATTATGGAAAATATTTAACAACAGACGGTTCAACAGCATCTTGGTCAACAATAAACCTTGCTAGCTATCTTTCTAAAATAGAGGCCTCTTCAAATTATTTAACAAAAGCAGATGCAGCCAATGCTTATCAGTCTAAGATTACATACGGAACAACCCAAACACCAACAACTGCTGGCGTGGCTGGCGATATTTATATACAGTACTAGGAGGAACAAATGCCATTTAAAATTTTTGACGGCTCCTCTTGGAATCAATTCAAAAATATAAAAATTAACGACGGTACCTCTTGGCAACCGTATAAAAAAGCATTTGTTCATAATGGTACAGAGTGGAAAGAAATAGTTGTACCAATACCAGTAAATACAGCATTACCAGAGCTTTCATGGTCAACAGGCATACCTAACATTGTTAATCAAAATGTATCTATTTCAAATGGTACATGGACAAACTCTCCAACATCATATAAATATCAATGGCAAAGTGGTTATTATGCAGTTTCTGGGTCATTAATATGGGAAGATATAGCAGGTGCAACATCTAATTCATATTCAATTACTTCAGATCAAATATGCATGTTTATGGTTGGAAGATTGATAAGATGTTCTGTTATAGCTGTAAATGATTCTGGAGAAAGTCTTAAATCTTATGGCTCAATGTATCAAACAATTATTGCTCCAGAAACAATGACATCTCTTTCTGCAATTGTTGAATCAAACGGTGTTGTAAAGCTTTCATGGAATAAATCAAAAGGTGCAAATGGATATTATCTTCAGTATCAAGGTCCAGAAGTTGCATTTACACAAATGGATTTGGGAGATGTAACATCCTACACAATAAATACTGGACTAGCCTCTGGAACACTTGGAATATTTCTTGCTGCAATAAATACAACTAGCCCATGGAAAACTTATTCAAATTCAAATGTTCAAGGTCAGGGAATGAATGCTGTTATATATGACCTTAAACCACTTAAGCCAAGAGTTACAGCAACATCTGTTGTTCAAACTACAAATGCTATAACAATAAATTGGACAAATGAACGTTTAAATCAAACTTCTTATGAAATTAGAACAATTGCAATAGATGGATCTCCAGTAAATAATGGTCAATATAATTATTTCTTTGAAATGTATGATGGATCTTATACAAGTTTTACAACAGATGATATTCCAGGCGGACGTTCTTATACTTATAAAATTATAGTAAACGGAACAGCTCCAGGATTTAACGAAACTTCTTGGGAATCAAATCCAACTACAACTACACTTCCAATGCCACCTCTTCCATCAATTATTACTGCACCAGTAATAACTAGTAATGGAAGATATTTTGGTTTATCAACAGGCGCACAATGGACAAATAATCCAGATTCAACTTTATATAGTTGGTTTGCAAATGGACAAGCATTAGGTCAATATGGAGGATCTATAACCTTAGACAGCTCATATGATGGACAATCTGTCTATGTTGTTTCTTATGCAACAAATGCAGCAGGAACTTCACAATCACAAAGTAATTCATTAACTTGTTCATCCCCATCTCGTCCAACCAATCTGTCTAGCCCAATAATAATTCAATTTAATGGAACTATGACAATTTCAAGTAACGGTACTTGGAATGGTAATCCAACTTCTTATAGATATCAGTGGTATAGATCACATATAGACACTGGAAGAACTAGTACAGTTGGATCTAATAGCTCCACGTATTCTTATGGATCAAGCACAAATTACGAATATTATGTTCTAGTTTGGGCAACAAATCAATATGGAGAAAGTTTATATGCTGCAATTTCAAATTCTTTAGTACCTACATCAGGCAATGTAACATACGGAGCATGCGAATCTTATTCAAATGGAACTGACTACGGCTACGATTGTTCTGGAACTACAAAGATGACCTGGACAAGAACAATACTTGATTATAGAGAGCCTCAACTTTTAAATGGCCTTGCAAATGGAACATATAGATATGGCTGCTCGGCAAGAACATATGGACAAAAACAATATGGACCAACCTATGCTTGGACATTTAATTCTGCAGATTGTGGATATCAAGAAACAATTTGTACTACTTGTAATTGGTATATTCCATCAACAGGATACTATAGCAGAAATGATTCAAGTTGTGCGTCTGGAAGAAGATACTATAGAACTTGTATAACACCAAGTACTTGCGATAATATTGACGTAGTCGGGGATTGTGTTCCGCAATCAACCGATTGCAATACAGTTGTAAGATATATTCCAGAAAGTGGATGGGAAACTTCTCCATCTACTTCAGCAACAGGATTTCCAGCCTGTTCTTCAGGATTTAGATATTACAAGGTTGCGGTTAAAAATGAGGGTTGTTTAAATGAGTTAATTTGGGGAGATTGTACAGCATCAACATGGTATTGTACATTAAACGCAACAGACGATCAAAACTATTGGACTTCAGCAACAGATGTTTCTGTAGAAGTATGCGGATCTTATAAGATTGTTTGTTCGACATCTGGATATCCACCTATGCCATCAATTCCAGCCTGTACACCTACACCAACTCCGACACCTACACCAACTCCTACCCCAACCCCTACACCTACACCTTTGGATTGCTCTCCCGCAAATGGAAACTGTGGCTCGTCACCGTGTTCTGACTGCAACCCTGCTCTAAGCGGCCCAAGAGTGGACTCATCGTGCCCTTCAGGTTACAGAAATGTGTGTTGGACTGGCGGTAGTTGTCAAAACACAGGTGATTGTGTACCTGTTACTCCAACACCAACTCCTACACCAACTCCTACACCAACTCCTACACCAACTCCTACACCAACTCCGACACCTACACCAACTCCGACACCTGCAAGCCCATGTTGCCAACCTGACGACGGTGGATATTGCACAAATATTGATGGAAATGGATATGGAGATTATTATAATTACCAGTACGATCCTTGCACTGCATCCGCATGCCCACCACAATATGTAGGAAGAACTTTCTGTGGAGTTCCAACACCACCATCATTCTTTGCCCCTCCAACATTCTTTAACCCTCCAGACTTCGGAAACAACTGTCAAACATGTGTAAGCTATGGAGGTCCTTGCGGAACTTATGGAAACGGAACTTGGTGTATAACACCTGGAGCTTGTCCAAATATTTGTCAAGGAGACTATTATAGCCCTCCAACATTCTTTAACCCTCCAGACTTCTTTAGCCCCCCAGACTTCTGGTACTGGGAACCTCCATTCTTCGGCTGGACACCTCCAGACTTCTTTAGCCCTCCAAACTTCTATTCAGAACCGTTTGACTGATGATGCTGATATCAGAATGCTTTACATCAAGCGGTGTCCCATGCTCCAAAGCAGGATCATGGTGTTAGTATTGTAAAAATGGTGTCAATATGGTAGAATTAACATTATGAAAATAAATATTTATAAAGATGAAAAAATATTCATATCTGTTTCTGCACCAAATGATATGATTGATTTTTTTAAAAATAAAAATAGTATAACTTATACTATAGAGCCAAACATAGAAACAGAGGGAAGACATTTTTTAAAATATGTTTTTGAAGAAAATATTTTTAATGCTGGAATAAATGACGCAATGGCAGAGGCCATATTAAACGAATATAGATTTGAGTTGATTAATGAATGAAGAACTTACCCCCTGGGAAAAATATAAGCAAAATTTAGGTGAAACAAGACCTTGGGATATTGTAAATCCTGCAACAGAGTGGGTAGACGAAGATAAAGCAAAAGAAAGATTTGCTATTTGTAAAGCTTGTCCAGAACTTATAAAACTAACTACTCAATGCAAGAAGTGTGGCTGTATTATGAAGATAAAAACAAAACTTGAAAAAGCTTCCTGCCCAATTGGTAAATGGTAATGATTATTAAAGAATCTGAAATAATAAAAACAATATTTCCACCACAAGAACTAAAAGAGCTACAAAAGTATGCCATGAAAATGTGGTCAACGCAACCAAATTACGATAAATCATTTGGAAGACACCAATGGGCAGACACTGAAGAATTAAAGAAATTTCACGAGCTACTAACAGAGTTTGCAAGAGAGCATTTTGAGTCAGAAACACTCAAACCTTCTTGGTGCCTAATGTCAGTTTACGAGGGCAAAGATGCAAAATTATGGAAACATAAAGATGATAACGCTTGCGTTTATCATATAAATCTTTGTGTATTCCAGAAGACTCCCTGGGAATTTTGGGTAGAGGGAAAGCCGTATTTATTAGAAGAAAATGATGCATTAATGACATATGGAAATGACCTAGAGCACTGGAGAGAAGATTTTCCAGATCCTGATAATAATTTAGTTTGTAATGCTTTCTTTTTCTTTTGTGAGCCAGATCATTGGTACTTTACAGAAGGACCAGAATATCTTTACACTAATATTCGTGCAAAATAAGTCGGATTATAAAAAATATTAATGTATAATTAATTTATGCAGTACCGCCAGGAGGAACAATGGCTACGAATTTTCCAAACGAAAAAGATGTTTTAGCTAATCCAAATCCAACAGATTCTTTATCTGCCCCTTCACATTCACAGCAACATGCAAACACTAATGATGCTTTAGAGGCAATCCAGGATGCGATTGGTGTAACAAATTCATCAGACTCAAATTCTTTAACATACAAAGTTAATACACTATCAACAACAGTTCAAACACTTGCAAACCAGTCCACTGGAATTGAAACACTTCTTGGTATTGAGGGAAACAACGATATAACAATCAATGGTATACAGAATAAAACAACCATAGACTCATACTCTGCATCAAGCTACAGAACAGCAAGCTATGCTGTGCAAATAAGCAAGCCTTCAACTGGTGAGCACTATTTTTCAAATATTACAGCTATGCAAGGCACATCAGACATATATGTTTCTGAATCAAACATAGTAACAAACGCAGATTCTCCAATTGCAATCACTGCATTTGAATTATCTGCTGGTATAATTAATCTAACAGTTACTCCAATATCAGGCGAAGTAAAAGTTAGATATTTTAGAACCGCATTAAAGTAAAAAAAGCAGTACAAGGGAGTCATAAATTATGGCAATAGTAAACAAAAACTTTAGAGTAAAAAATGGCCTTATCGTCGACGGTTCAGTCGCAACGGTAAATGGCTATAACGTATTAACAGAAGCTTCAACTGCTTTTATTATCAATACAGTTGGCGGATCAGCTGATAGCGCAAATACCCCTAATACTGTTGTAAAGCGTGACGGTTCAGGTAATTTTGCAGCTGGAACAATATCAGCTACATTTTCTGGTAACTTAACAGGTAATGTAACAGGTACAGTATCAAGCCTTTCAAATCATAATACAGGAGCGCTTGCAGAAGGATCAAACTTATACTTTACAAATGCTCGTGCATTATCTGCAACAGCAGGCGCATACGATGCAGCAGGTGCAGCATCTAGCGCACAAGCAAATGCAGCAACAGATGCCACTACAAAGGCTAACGCAGCACAGGCTGCAGCAGCAATAGATGCAACTACAAAGGCTAACGCAGCAAAGGCTGCAGCAGAAGCCACAGCAGCAGCAGCTCTTACAGCAGCAATTGCAACAGAAGTTACAAATCGTAACTCAGCAATTTCAACAGCAGTTTCAGCAGTTGTAGATGGTGCTCCAGCACTTCTTGATACTTTAAATGAATTAGCAGCAGCAATTAATGATGATGCTAACTACACAACAACTATTACAACAGCTTTAGCAACTAAAGCTAATTCTACACAAGTTGCAACAGATATTGCAGCAGCAGTATCTACAGCAGCAACAGACGCTAGCACAAAGGCTAACGCAGCCCAGGCTGCAGCAGAAGCCACAGCAGCAGCAGCTCTTGTAAATGCAAAAAATGGTACAGCGTCATTTACTACAGTAAATGTAAATGATGTAGCGGCAGTAAAGGCATCTACATCAAATGTAGCATCTGCATCAACTGTAAACGCTTTAACATGGGCAGCAGCAGATTACAGAACAGCTAAGGCAATTGTTAAGTTAAAAAATGGAGTTAATACTCAGGTTTCTGAGGTATTACTAACATTAGATACAAACAACAATGTTGCAATAACAGAATTTGGAACAATTTCAACAGATCTAGAGCTTGGAACAGTAACAGCTGCCTACGCATCTGGCAATGTTTCTATAGCGGTAACCACAACATATGCCTCAACAGATGTTATGGTATACGCAACACTAATTAAATAATTAAATAAAGGGTATGGGGTCCCACCAAAACCTCAACAAAACAATTAGGGGATAGTGAACTTAAATGGCAACAGTAGATAAAAACTTTAAGGTTAAGAATGGTCTTAACGTAACAGGAGCTGCAACTTTTAATGCGGCTGTAAATGTAGACAACCTTGTATTAAATTCAACCCCTATAGCTTATAATTCCTCAACTGGTAGATTGCAGATCCAGATTGGTGGGGTCTGGAAAGATATCGCTTTCTTGTCAGACGCAGCAGAAGACACAAATGCAGTAACATTTATGGATATTGGACTTGCTATCGATTACGATGGCCAGCCAATATATACAGTTTATGCAAATGGAGTAAATACAACAGGAACAAAATTCGCTAATGGCGGAGATTATTCAACAGAAACATATAGCATGACATTCGATTCTGGAACAATTAATTAATTGTTTTGGAATTATTGTGATGTTATAATTAGCAAATAAGTCTAAATAAGGGGTGGCAAATATGTCAACAGTAAGAATTCAAGTAAGAAGAGGAACAGCAGCACAGTGGACCTCAGTAAATCCAATTTTGGCAGCAGGAGAAATGGGTGTCGAGTCAGACACAAACCTATTTAAATTCGGTAACGGATCATCTACCTGGACCGCCCTTGCATATGCAAACAATTCAGATGTAGCGATTGGTGAAATTTCCCAAGACGCAATTAACACTGCACTTACAATGGGTGCAGGACTTTCAAAAACTTACAATGATGGTGCTAACACAATAACAATTAACGTTGATTCAAACGTAGTAGCACTTAAGTCATATGTAAACGCTCAAGTTTCAGCACTTGCAAATACACTTGATACAGACTACATTCCACTAGCAGATCGTGGAGCAAATGGCGGAGTTGCATCATTAGACAGCACTGGAAAAATTCCAGCAGCTCAATTAAATATTACAGAAACAATTCAAGACGTAGTTGGCTCAACGTTAGTTTCTGGAAGAGGATCAACTTTTTATTATAGCGATCAAGATAATACAATAACTCTTACAGCAGGTTTAAGAGGACAAGGTTCAGTTTCCGTAACTAATGCAACAGATAATAATGATTTAATTGTTAAATTAAATCCAGTTGTTGCTGCTGATACAAAATTTACAGGACCTCTTGTTGAAGTTGGAACAGTAACAGCAACAGATGTTAATGCAACAAATGTTTCAATATCTGGAAACTTAACAGTAAATGGAACAACTACAACTGTAAATTCAACAAATGTTACAATTGATGACCCAATGATCTACATTGGCGATAACAATCAATCAAATAGCCTAGATCTTGGTGTTGTAGCAGCATTTAATAATGGAACATATCAGCACTCAGGTCTTGTTCGTGATGCATCAGATGGAAAATGGAAACTTTTTTCAGGTGTAATAGCAGAACCAACAACAACAGTAGATTTTACAACGTATACAAAAGATTCTCTTGAAATTGGAGGATTGCATGCAGACTCAGCAAGAATTGGAAATGTTACTAATGATGAAATTCAACATCTAGACGGAGTTAGCTCAGCAATTCAAACTCAAATTGATTCAAAGCTTTCTACAACTAGAGCAGAGGCAATATATGCGCCAAAAGAATCACCTTATTTTTCTGGAACAGTAACTTTGCCAGAAGGAACAGTTACATCAGCAATGATTGCAAATGGCACAATTGTTAATGCAGATATAAATACTTATGCAGAAATTGATCAATCAAAAATTGCTAATCTTGTTACAAATCTTGCAGCAAAAGCTCCATCAGCATCTCCTACATTTACAGGCACAGTAGTTCTTCCTGCAAATACATCAATTGGAAATGTTTCATCAACAGAAATTGGTTATCTTGATGGAGTAACATCAGGAATTCAACAGCAACTTGCTCCAGTTCAAGGTTTAGTCAATTCAGTAAATACACTTGTAACTGATTTAAATTCAGCTGAAAATACAATATCTTCACTTGAATCATCTGTTACTTCAATTAATACAACAACAAATAGCCTTCAAACACAAATTAATACAAAAGCATCAACTGCATCACTTACAGCACATGAGGCAGACACAACAAATATTCATGGCATTGCAGATACAACTGCACTTGCTACAAAAACTTATGCAGATTCAGCAGTTTCAACTGCAGTTTCTGCACTAACAAAATCATCAGTTGGCCTTGCAAATGTTGATAACACATCAGATGCAAATAAGCCAGTATCTTCAGCAACATCAACAGCACTTGCGCTCAAAGCGTCACTTGCCTCACCAACATTTACTGGAACTGTTTCTGGTATTACAAAGTCTATGGTTGGGCTTTCAAATGTAGATAATACTGCAGATTCAGCAAAACCTGTTTCAACAGCACAGCAAACAGCACTTGATGCCAAATTAGCGCTTGCTGGAGGAACAATGACAGGAGCACTTACACTTTCAGGTGCACCTACATCAGATCTTCATGCAGCAACTAAGTCTTACGTAGATGGAATTGCTTCTGGAATTAACTTTCATAAATCAGTTAAAATTGCAACAACAACTAACTGGTCAGCAGTATATGCAAATGGAACAAATGGTTATGGAGCAACATTAACAGCATCCGTAAATCAATCAATTAACCCAGCAGATGGAGTAACTCTTGCTGTTGGTGATAGAATTCTTGTAAAATCACAAACAGATGCAAAGCAAAATGGTATCTATGATATAACTTCTGTGGGAGGTTCTTCTTCCAAGTGGGTTCTTACTCGTTCAGCAGATTCTGATAACAATCCAAATGGGGAAGTTGCAGGTGGAGATTTTACTTTCGTAACAGAAGGTTCTACAAATGCAAGTATTGGATTTATCTTGTCTTCACCATCAGGTGCAGCAACTCTTGGAACAGATAATATTGTTTATACACAGTTTAACGCAGCACAAGCAGTAACTGTAGGTGCTGGTATTACTAAGTCTGGTTCAACACTTTCAATTGGAACTGGTGCCATTACATCAGATATGATTGTAGATGGAACAATTGTTGATGCAGATATAAATGCTTCAGCAGCAATCGCACAATCTAAAATCTCAGGACTTTCAACAAGCCTAGGCTTAAAAGCTAACTTAGCAGATCCTACATTTACTGGAACAGTAACAGTTGATGCAGCAGGAGTAGCATTTACAGATGGAACTCAGACAAAAGAAGGCGTTCCATCACGGACAACAATTATTTCAAAAACAACAGACTACACTCTTTCAAATCTTTCAGAACGTGATTCATTAATTGAAATAAATGCAGCAGGAGCTACAACATTAACAGTTCCAGCAGATTCATCAACAAACTATCCAGTAGGAACATCTTTGGATATTCTGAGAGTAGGAGCTGGAGCATTAACAGTGTCACCTGCAGCTGGCGTAACATTAAATTACACACCAGGAAACAAGCTTCGTGCACAATGGTCATCTGCAACTCTTGTAAAGAGAGCAGCAAATACATGGGTACTTCTTGGAGACCTAACAGCTTAATAAAATAAAAGAAATAGGGGAAAAAAATGGCTAATAAGAAATTTGGTATTAAATCATCAGGACAGGATAACTTCCTAGCTCCATTTGCACCAACAATAGGAACTGCGACAGATGTTGGTACTAACCGTCCATTTGGTAGCGGTGCAGTTACAGTAACATTTACACCTGATCCTACATACCCTGCAACATCTTTTACAGCATCTGGTTACTGCAGTGTTCATAACATGACTCACTCAGCAACAGGATCATCTTCACCAATAACCATTACTGGTTTTGGTTCAGACATGACAACAACAATTACTGTAACAGCTACAAATCAATATGGAACATCCCCTGCTTCAAATGCATCTAATACAGTAACAGTTACAACTGTTCCAGCAACTCCTTCGGCCCCATCTGCAACAGCGCAGGTAAACCAAGACTCAGTATCTTGGTCAACACCTGCAAATGGAGGAAAAGCAATAACAGGTTATACATTAAGGTCAAGCGATGGCCCAACATATTCAACAGGATCAACTTCTTATACTGTTTCTGAAACTGCCAATACATCGCAAACATATTATGTAAAAGCTACAAATGCAAACGGAACTTCTCAAGAATCAGCCGCCTCAAATTCGGTTACAACTCTTGCACCGTTCTTTCCACCTTCATTCTTTGCACCACCAGGATTCTTTGCGCCACCTTCATTCTTCGCACCTCCAGGGTTCTTTGCGCCACCTTCATTCTTCGCACCTCCAGGGTTCTTCGCACCTCCAGGGTTCTTCGCACCTCCAGGGTTCTTCGCACCTCCAGGGTTCTTCGCACCTCCAGGGTTCTGGGATTAATTAAATAAATTTTAGCTCTTGACAAAATAGTTTATAATTGATAAACTATAAATAAAGAAAGAGATGTTATGACACAAACATGGTCAAATAAAGAAATTTTATTTCCAGGATTATGGGTATATAAAGACGTAATTAAACCAGAATTAAATTTGGTTCCTAGACTGCTTAACCTAATTGACAGCAGTGCTGGAAGAATTAATTGGAAAGAAGCAACTGTTGGCTATAATGAAAATAGGCCAAAGTATAGGGATTGCCAAGATATAAAAATTGGTGAAATTAAAAATCCTAACAATCCATATGATTATGAATTTAATGAAATATGGAAATTAGCAAAACATGCACAGTCTGGTCCAGTCGAAGATTACTGCACAGCTCACAGCGTAAGAATGGATTTTTGGGAAGTAATGAATTTTATTTCTTATGGTCCAGGGCAACATTTTCAAGAACATGCAGATCACGGATTTTCTTACAGTGCAACCGTTTCCCTTGTTGCATATCCAAACGATGACTATGAGGGTGGAGAACTAGCTTTTCCAAAACTAGGAATTACTGTTAAACCACGAGCAGGAGATCTATACATATTCCCTTCAAGCTATATTTATTCTCACGTGGCTCTTCCAGTTAAAAGCGGAAAAAAATATTCTATTGTAACTATGCTTGATTATAATGACAATACGCATAACGATGAATACCGTGCATTAGTTGATAGAAGACTAGGCAATGATAAAAATAAGGGCATATAGAAAACAAAAAGATTCTGCAAACATATCACAGCTTTCAGTTAAGAGAGACTGGATGGATGAAACATGGGAATCTCATGCATACAAATGTTTTCCAGTAAGCCTCACCAATCAGTTGGGATGGGGAATATCATTTCCAGAGGATATAACTTTTATATGGGATGGGATTTCAGACTCTTCTTCAGATCATGTAAAAATATTATCAGGATTAAAATATGCACATTCAGGAAGAGGAAATGCCACAGTAAGCTTTAATACAGGCATTAGCTTTAAAACTGATGAAAATATAAGCCTACTAACAATGCCAGTTCCTAATTATTTAAGGGACGGCATTCAGCCATTTACAACATTAATGAGCACTTCATTTTTTAATGGCGAATTGCCATGTGCTTTAAGAGTAACAAGACCAAATGTTGAAATAACAATTAAAGCAAATACTCCAATATTTTCAATTCTTCCAATTAACCTTGAAGAAATTCAAGATTCTGAAATAATATTTGAAGATGCAAGCCTTCTTCCAGAATTAAGTTTTGATCCAAAAGCTTATGGAGAAGAGGTATATAAAATAAATATGTCTGGAAAGTGGACAAATTTTTATAGAGATGCCGTTGATCATTTAGGAAACATTTTAGGAAAACATCAAATAAAATCAGTTAGGCTAAAGGTCCATGAGGACAAAAGCAACATATGATAAAATTATATAAAAGGGGTATTAAAAATGATGAGACAAAATAATGAAATAATAGCAAACAGAGATATTGGTTTGCATGCTCCAAAATCAATAACCCCTTCAGGATTCTTTGGCAATTCATCTGACAATATAGTAGAGCTAGAAAACTTTTTAACAGAAGATGAAAGAGCAAGACTAATTGATTTTGCAATGAATAATAAAGTTTGGGATCAAACAGAAAGCCATGTTGATGAAGATGGCCTTGTCCTTTATGATGCTAACATATGGAAAGATAGAGTTTGCACATATCATTCTTTAATGAAATCAGATCCAAGTATACTAGAATTAATTAATTCCATGATTGCAAGATTAAAAATTGAAGTAGATAAATTTTTTAATGTTGATGCAAAAGAAACTGGACCAGCAATTGTAAGGTGGCCAATAGGTGCAAGACAAGAACCACATGCAGATAAAGAATTTCACACTGGAATAGAAAAGGGAAGACCAAATGATTTCCCCTGGTATGATCTAGCAGGCTTATTTTATTTTAATGATGATTATGAGGGTGGAGAATTATATTTCCCACAACATGGAATTGAGTTTAAACCAAAAGCAGGAGCAGCTTATTTTTTCCCAGGAGACATGAACTATACTCATGGAGTTAGACCAGTAACCTCTGGAAATAGATTTACCTCCCCATTTTTTTGGACCATAATGAAACATTTGGATCAAGTTGAAAAATAATAATTGTTTAATTGATGACAATTTTTTGCTTGATGAAGAGATAGATTATTTACAGCAAATAATGTACTCTTATGAAAACACCTTTAATTGGATATATACTCCCACAGGAAACATGGACGCTGGAGATTATCGAGCAGTTCACACTAAAAATACAAACAATTCAATGCAATTTATTCACACAGCAAAATTAGGAAAAATAGAATATTCAAATTTTTCAAAAGATGCTGAAAAAGTTTTATATAAGTTTTGTAAAAAAAACAATATAGAGGTTATAGATGTTTTTAGAATTAAAGCTAATTTAATTCCAAAACAAAATGATTATTTGCAAACAAATATGCCACACGTAGATAATGTTATTGATATTATTCCTGAACATACAGAGGGAGAGCATTATGTTTTTTTGTATTATGTAAACGATTCAGACGGCCCAACAGTAATCTTTAATGAAAAATATAATGGAGAAAAAAAAGATATCTTTTCTATAAAACAAAAAATTAACCCAGTAGCTGGAAGAGGCATATTGTTTAATGCAGACCAATACCACGCCTCATCTATACCTAAAAAAACAAACTTAAGATGTGTAATAAACATTAATTTAATAGGAAAAAAAATAAATGATAATTAAAAATTTAACCAAAAAAGAAATAGAGGCTTCCAGAGTCCTATTAGATCTGACCCTAGGCATAGAGCATTCAGGTAAATCTTTTTTTAGTCATTTATACAACACATTTTATATATTAAAAAAAATGAATTTAGACGAGGATACATGCCTGGCAGGAATGTATCATTCGATATATGGAACAGAGTATTTTAAGATAGACAAACAGGTGCAAAAAGATGAAGTTATTAAAACAATTGGACAAAAAGCAAATAAATTGGTAGAATATTTTTGTACAGAAAACAGAAATGATTTTATTTTAAACGGTAAAATAGAAGATCAAGATAGGCTTTCTTTATTGTATATTTTATATGCAAACGAAATAGAGCAAAGAGGCGAAAAAAACATTTTGTTTTTAAATCAAATAAAAGAAGAAATAGGAAAGAAATTGCTATGACAAACTTAGAGTATATTGAGCTATATCCAAGAATAGATGTTTATAGAAATGTTTTAAAAGATCCACAGGCTTTATATCAAACTATGAAAAAATCTGAGGAAACTTCAAATGGAGAATACCTTTTAAAAACTTGGGATGCATGGGCAAAATTTGGAACCTACACTCAAAAGAAAGACTTGGCTGAAGTTTCAGAAGATACAAAAACTAAAAATATGTTTATTGAAGAAAAAGATTTTGTAGATCAGGTTCAAGCAGCTTATGATTTAGTTTTGTTGGATTACATAAAAAGACACAATGTTGAGTTAAAGCCAGGTTGGCATTTTAGCGGCTGCTCTTTTTCAAAATATAAAGATGGAGTAGACACTCTAAAAAATAAAATGACAATGCAGTATCACACTGATTTTATTATTGCAGAAAGAGAAATGCCTGGACCTAAGTTTCAATTAACATGTACAATGTACATAAATGATGATTATCAAGGCGGAGACATAGAATTTTTTATTGATGGAAAGCTGATTAATCATAAGCCACAAGCAGGAGACATTCTTGTCTTCCCATCAGACGAACCATATTTTCATGGAGTTAAAACAATATACAATGGCCAAAAGTTTTTTGTAAGAAATTTTGTAATGTACCCTTACGATGGAAGCCCTGAATGGCTAGCAAATCAAAAACAATTTGGTGCAGTAAATTGGATGAAAAAAGAATTTATTAGATTAGAAGAAGATACAAAAAGAAACATGAAATACGTTGAAGATGGTGTAGAAATTGCAGTAGAGATTGCACACGCAAACCATAATGTAGAGTCAAAGGAAAGTATGTAATGGAACTAATAAAAATAGCAGAAGACATTCATCTATATAAAAATTTTATAGAAGATGAAGAACTTGCTAAAGTAACATCTTTATTAAAAAAATTACAAAATACCGACAAAGACTATTGGAAGTCTATATCTTTTTATGAGTCATATTCCGCCAGATACCCTTATGATGGAGAACCAATTTTAGAAGAATTTGGTTTGCCTGCAACTTATTTTTCTGATCTAAGAAATAGGTTTAAAGAAGCAGCCGCACATGTTGCTAATCAGCCAGTTGAAAAAATGTCTCAAATAAGTTTTCATATTCAAAGATGGCTTCCAGGTTCTTTTGCACCAAAGCATTCTGACAACAGTGATAATGAAGGAAACATGGGAGCCTTTACAAGAAGCAGATACGCTGGATTTTTATACTTAAATGATGACTTTGAAGGAGGCACCTTAAAGTTTGAAGCACAACACGGAGAGCTGCCATTAGAAATAATTCCAGAAGCTGGATCTTTTTTAATATTCCACGGCGGTCACAAAAACATGCATGAGGTTACTGTAGTAAAAAAGAGCCCAAGATACACAATAGGTTCTTTTTGGGACGATAGAGAAGAATCAGATTATCCACAAGACGTAAGAGATGCTTGGGCTGAAGAGCTTAAAAAAGTTAGAGCAATTCAAGCTGAAGAAGCGGTAGAGTGGAAAGAAGTTAGAGAAAAGGGATTACGTCTAACACCAGATGGCAAGTCTATACCAGCATCTGAAGTGGAAGATTTATGATAGACGAAAAATCAAATAAATTTGATCCAAATGACATGTATCACATGTTTATACCAAATGTTTTAGAGAACAATATTTGGTATTATAAAAATGTTGTAAGCTATCCAAAAGAGCTATTAGATTTTATTAATGAAGTTGATAATGATGCTAGAAGCCACGGTAAAATAACAAAGTGGTTCCCTTGGACTGCTAGCAATAATGGCTCTTTAATATACGGAGATAACAAAAATGTTCTACCTTCAAATATGAAAGATGTCACAGACGCTGGAAGACTAGATCAAAAAATACTATATATATCAAATAGCATAAAGATGGCTTTTCAAATGTGTCTTGATAATTACTTTGCTTCAAGAAATATTGATTCGTCAAATTATGTTTTGCCAATGAGTGAGATTCCATTAAGAAGGTGGGGAGTGGGTCCTGGAATGGGTCCTCATTGTGATAACTATGACGGGCATACAAATCTTGCTTTTTCTATGATTCTATATTTAAACAACAACTACGAAGGCGGGGAAATCGAGTTTCCAAATCAGGGAGTGTCTTTAAAGCCAGATGAGGGCAGCCTAATTATATTCCCAAGCAGTGAGCCATACCTTCACAAAGTAAATGAGATTAAATCGGGAGATAGGTACACATCACATCTTTCAGTATATACAAGATAGGTGGTATAATTAAAAAATGAGCACAGTTCCTAATCAACACGGATTGCATTTTCCAAACTACACGGATTCTCCAGACGTGCCTAAAGACCTGTCGCTACTAGCTAAAGATATTGCAGATCTTATTGATGCTAACCCTGGACCGCAAGGTGAAGTTGGCCCAGCAAACTCTCTTGATGTAATTGCAACAAACACAATTACAGCAGGCCTAAATGCATCTGTAACAATTTCAGGAACAGCTCCATCACAACATTTAACGTTTAACATTCCCAAAGGACAAGATGGTGTGTTAGGTGGTCCAGGACCATCAAATGTTTTAACAATAGGAACAGTAACTTCGGGAGCAACAGCAAGCGCATCAATTACTGGAACATCTCCATCTCAAATTTTAAATTTAATTTTACCGATAGGTCCCACAGGATCAACTGGCGCAACAGGAGCGCAAGGAGCAAAAGGAGATGCAGCAGCAACTATAGCCGTAAACTCCACTACAACAGGAGCTGCAGGAACAAGTGCATCTGTAACAAATTCTGGAACATCAAGCAATGTTTTATTAAACTTTACAATTCCAAGAGGAGCAACTGGAGCAACTGGAGCAACTGGAGCGCAGGGTCCTACTGGAGTTGATGGAGCAACTCCAAGCATAGATCCAATATCATTAAGAATTGGTCTTATGTCACCAAATACATCCTCAACTGGAGTTAACTCAAACTGGTATCCATTTTCTACAAACTTATATTCTTTAGGAAAAGATACATCTGATGGTGGACCAGCAAGATATTGGAAAGATATTTTTTCTAATGGAACAATAAGAGCAGCATCTGTTATTGCAACAGGAAACATGTACATAAATACATCTACAGTAGTTACATCAGATGAAAATTTAAAAAATACAATAGCTCCATCTAATCTAGGTCTTAATTTTATTAACTTGTTAAATCCAGTAAGCTACAAGTTTAATGTTGGCGGAATAAATTATTCAGTAGATGAAGATGGCAATCAAGTTGAGACTGCAGTTCCAGGTAATAGAACTCATTATGGCCTTATAGCTCAGGAAGTTAAAGAATCTCTAGACAGTTTAAATATTGAAGATTTTGGCGGATGGGTTCAAAAAGAAGATAAAACTCAAGCTTTGAGATATGAAGAATTTATAGCGCCATTAATTAAAGCAGTACAAGAACTTTCAGCGAGAGTACAAGCTTTAGAAGAAAAGTAGGTAAAGATGTCATATAAGAATGCGGTCTTAAATGATCATCCAAATTCATTTTACCTTTTAGACGAAGTAAGATCTGGAACAGTAGGATCATACTCTGGAATTATTTCTCAGTTTGCAACATATCAAGATTTAAAAGATAGCGGTATTACATATTCTGCATTAAGCGGATTACCAATTATCGACTATTCAGGAAACATAAATAATGGATATGCAATAAGCACATCAAGCAAAGAACTTATGCCATTAGTGCCAGGAAGCATAAGAGGCACACAAGTTCTTGAGCAAACAATAGTTGCATTTAGTCCAAAAGGAATAGCAACAAAATATTTTAACGATAATTCTTTTAGCATAGAGGCCTGGGCAGTTTTGCCAAGCTATGATGTAGACGCTACAATTGTCGCAGACCCAGACCTGGGAATTGGAATATTTTATGAAAACGGAAACATAGTATTTAAAGTAGGAGATATACAGACTAGCTATACCGTATCAAATTCAAGATCAAAATATATTGTTGCATTATTTGAAAACAGATCTATATCCCTTTATATTGATGGTGTAATTGTTGATAAGCAACCAACCAACAATTATAAATTTACAAATGAATATATTAATTTTATAAGCAGCACATCAGAGGAACAGCTGGTTATAGACTCTGTAGCGTTTTATAAATTTGCCCTTTCTCAATCTCAAATAAACAATCATTATAATGAAGGCATAAAAGAAATAAAGTACTCTCAAATAGTAAATCTTGATAACGGATATTTGTTTAGCATGAATGTAGAGCCAATTAAACCAAAATTTAAATACTCTTATCCAGAATCAAAATCATGGAGAGAGATTTATGGAGATAATGTGTCTATAGCAGATGACGGATCATACCTTTATTTTAAAAAAACTTTAGACTCTGCAACCTCAGAATTTTCTTTTATAGATTCTTTTATTGTTCCAAATTATTTAAACTTAACAACATCTCAAATTTATTGGGAATATGATGTTGACGGAATATCAGTAGAAGTCAGCACCAACGGATCTAACTGGCAAGAATGCCAAAATGGAAACCCATTGCCATATTTTAATAAAAATGAAAATCTGTTTTCAGATTTGCTTTATTTGAGAGTTACAATTTCATCAGCTGATACAACAAAATATTTGCCAATATTAAAAAGCTTAGAAATTTTGTTCTTTAGTTCAAAAAATTTTTACAGCGATAACTCAGGCTACTATTTATCTTCAGACTATGACTATTCACTTCCTAAAAAAAATAATAGAATTTTAGCATACGATAAAAATAATGGTTTACGCATGTACAGCGGCCATGGATTTTATTTAAATAATGTGCCCTCAATTAAAACAGTTGAAATGATATTTACTCCAAGATATTCAGAAAACGTTCTTGTTTCTGCTACGTCAAAAATATACGAGTGGAACCAGGCTGGAACTATAACAAAGTCAGGAATTGCCTCAATATATGTAAATGGTATAGATCAAACAAACAGTACAAATATATGGGATTTTATATCTCCAGATTTGCCACATCATGTGGTTATAACATTTTCTTCTCAGGCCACAAATCTTAAATTTAATCAAAATCAATCAGATTCCAAGTCTGGTTTAGGACACATGTATAACAATCTTGCTATATACCCAGACGAGCTTGGGGAATATAATACATTAAATCATTATACGCTTTATACAAATAGAATAGTAAATTCAATTAACGACACCTCATTAACAATATCAGAAAGCACATCAGGTAACGATTCTACGTCTGTCAGATTGATTTTAATACAGCCAGAAGCCATAAGTATATAAATTTGTCACAAGCTCAGACAAAATCTGGACTTTAGCTACAACTAATGGTATGATTATGGTCTATGGATATCTTAAACAAAAATACTAAAATTATTGAAGAAACCACCCTAGGGATATATGTGTGGGAAATGCCTGACGGCAGATGGATTGGAGACGACGATGGCAACTTTCTTTCGATCACGTCCAAAAAAGGTAATAGATCCAGAATCGATGCTTTGGCTAGAGAAGTTCGCTCGTTTGGTATATATGAGGGCAATCCCAAGTTCCTTTCAGGGCGTAGAAAAATTGACGACGAAGAGTTTGAGCATCAAAACGAAAGACTCAAGTGGGGACTCACACCAGATCCTTTAGATATTGGTGTTTACAAAGACGCAATGCTTAGGGATGGTAAGGTTCAATGAGAGCTGAATATATTGAAGATGATGAAACCTCATCAAATACTATAGATATTTCAAACAGTGCAGATTGGTTTCATTTTCAAAAATCTGAAGAGCATGACGACCCATTTAAAATTAGTCTAGATGAAATTAAAAAGCTTCGTGGCCTAGGCACCAACTTTAAAAGAAAAATAAACCGTGACTTCTCAAAAGCCTTTGTTGGAAAAGAAGGGGTAGCAACACAACAAAATTTATTGCAGCAGGCAATCAGCGGATATGCATTATTTGATTTAGTTGAGCCAACCTACAATCTTGAATATCTTTCAAAAATATATGAAATATCAACATATAACTATGCAGCAATTAATGCAAAGGTTTCAAATATTGTTGGATTAGGATATACGTTTGCAGAAACACCTAAAGCAAAAGATGCAATGGATCAGATTACTGATGACAAACAGCTTGAAAGAGCTCGTACAAAAATAAATAGAATTAAGAATGGCTTAGATCAATGGCTTGATGATTGTAACGAAGAAGAGTCATTTACAGAAACCCTTATAAAGGCTTACACAGACCTTGAGGCCACAGGAAACGGGTACATTGAGATAGGACGTACAACGGGTGGAGATATAGGCTACATCGGTCATATACCAGCTAAAACAATGCGTGTGCGTAGATTCCGTGACGGCTTTATTCAATTGCTTTATGGCAAGGCTGTATTCTTCCGTAACTTTGGAGACCTAGAAACGCCTAGCCCGATTGCTGGCCAAGAAGACAGACCAAATGAGATTATTCATTTAAAGAAATATACACCAATGAATAACTATTATGGTGTTCCAGATATTATTGCAGCACAGCAAGCTTTAGCAGGAAATGAATTTGCAGGAAGATATAACCTTGATTACTTTGAAAACAAAGCGGTTCCAAGATATATTATTACAGTTAAGGGAGCAAAGCTTTCTCCAGAGTCAGAAAGAAAATTACTTGAGTTTTTTCAGGTCGGCTTAAAAGGAAAGAATCACAGATCTCTTTACATTCCACTTCCAGCGGATACACCAGACTCAAAGACTGAATTTAAGATGGAGCCAATTGAGGCGGGAGAGCAAGAGTCCTCATTTAACATCTATCGTAAAACAAATAGAGATGAAATCCTTTTAGCTCATCGTGTTCCTATTAATAAAATTGGAACTCCTGAAGGTGTTAATTTAGCTGTAGCAAGAGATGCGGACAAGACATTTAAAGAGCAGGTTTGTCGTCCAGCACAAGATAGACTAGAAAAGAAATTAAACTATTTAATTGCAGAAAAAACAGATGTTGTCGAATTAAAGTTTAATGAGCTAAGCCTTACAGACGAAATAACTCAAAGCCAGATAGATGAGATTTATTTAAGAATGCAGGTTATTACTCCTAACGAAGTAAGAATTAGAAAAAATATGATTCCTAGAGATGGTGGAGATGAAGTCGTTGAATTAAAACCTCAGCAGGCGGCAGACCAACAGGCCAAATCTACTGGAAATAAAACTAGAGACCAACAAAGAGCTTCAAATGCCCCAGATAAAAATGGGGAAGGTAGAAATGCCAAGGGAGATGGTCCAAAAGTCAAATAAGTTTAATCGACTGTTATTTGCTTTATATGATATAAGACTATAAAATTAAGCATATGAACATCGAAAAGTCGCATTGGTCCAGCGATGGAGAAAACCTCCATCTCTCAGTTCCATTTACAAAAGTTAATCGTGAGACCAGAACCGTGTCTGGTTTTGCTACGCTAGATAATGTTGATCAAACAGGTGACGTTGTAACTGCAGAAGCAAGTCTAAAAGCATTTGAAAATTTTAGAGGAAATCTTCGTGAGATGCACCAGTCAATTGCAGTTGGTAAAGTAGTTTCATTTAAGCCTGAAACATACTACGATCAAAAGTCTCAAACATTTTATAATGGAGTTTACGTAACATCTTACATTTCAAAGGGTGCACAAGATACTTGGGAAAAAGTTCTTGACGGCACTCTTTCTGGTTTTTCAATCGGCGGAAAAATTAAAGAGTCAGACAATGAAGTTAACAAAGCTACAGGTGAAGCAGTAAGATTTATTAAAGATTATGATTTAGTAGAACTTTCAATTGTAGATTCGCCAGCAAACGAACTATGTAATATCTTTTCAATTGAAAAGGTTGGCGGAAAAATGGTTTATAAAGGTTTAGCAACTCAAGTTGTTACAGAAAATATTTTTTATTGCGAAGAAAGCGATTCTGTATTTATGTCTACAGAAAAAACTTTTGAATCACCAGTATCAGGAAAACCAGCCACGCTAATTGGTTGGGTAGAAAGTTCTGATATTAATAAATCAAAAGAAATAAATAAAATTCTTGCTTCATTTAAGAAGTCAAGATTACCGTTGCCTGAAACACAATTAGCAAAACAGGCAAACGTAGAAGGAGGTAATAAAATGTCACATCATGATGAGAATGTTGTAGATGCTCCAGTAGCAGAAGCAGCAATCGTTGAAGAGACACCAGTTGCAGAAGCAGTAGAAGCTCCAGCAGCAGATGAATCAAACGTCAATCTTTTTGACAAGTCATTAGAAACTACTGATGTAGTTGCTGATGAAACCTCTGCCGACAACGTTGAAAAAGCAGCCGATACAGTAGAAGTTATGGTTGATGAACCTGATTTTGCAAAGATGTTAGGCGATCTAAAAGGCTTTTTCGCAGACACACTCACAAAAGCTACAGAAGCTAATGCTGCACAAGTTACAGAAATTAAAACATCTGTAGAAGCTTTCAGCAAGAGCGTTGACGATAGAATTTTTGAGTTGGCAGAAAAGCACAGCGCACTTAGTGATGCTGTTGCAGAAATAAAGGGCACCATCGATGGTGTTCAAAAGCGTGTAGATGCCGTAGAAGGCGAAACCGCAATTAAGAAGTCCTCTGACCTTGGCGGGTCTGAGGTTTTTACTAAATCAAAATCAAAATGGTCTGGAGCTTTCCTCGGTTCCGTAAATGAAATCTTTAACTAAAATAAGGTAGGTGAAATAAAAATGAGTAATGAATTATTAGAAAAGGCCGCAGCAGCAGGTACAACAGTATCAACTGGCTTTGGCTCAACAACTGGTGGTTCAGGCGTACACGTTGCTTCAGAAAATGGCAACGGTGGACTTCTAAACCCAGAACAATCAGCACGATTCTTGGACTATATGTTCGATGCTACCGTAATTGGTAAAGTTGCACGTACTGTCCGAATGAAAGCTGACACAACAGAGATTGATCGTATGTCTATTGGTGAGAAGCTTGTAAAGCTTGCATCAGAAGGCGAGAACACAGCTGCTAACAGCGGTGTAACTTTCTCAAAAATCTCTCTTACAACAAGAAAACTTCGCATGGATTGGGAACTTTCAACAGAGTCTCTAGAAGACAACATTGAAGGTGCTGATCTTGAAGATCACATTGCCAGAATGATGGCAACACAGGCAGGTAACGACATTGAAGATGTTATCCTAAACGGAGATACATCACTTTCAAGCGATGCTCTTTACAAGTCATTTGACGGTGCAGTTAAGAAGGCAAAGACATACGGTCACGTAGTTGATGCAGCAGGTGCGGGAATTTCTCGTGCAGTATTTAACTCAGCACTTAAGGCACTCCCACGTAAGTACAAGCAGCGTCGTACAGACCTTCGCTTCCTTTCAGGATCAAACTTGATCCAAGATTACCTATACTCTAACTCACAGAACATTCAGAACGTTACTCCACAGGATATTGCTTCAGGCATCATCCGTGGTGATGTTCCAGTTCTTGGTGGTCCAGCAGGATATGTAGCTCCATACGCATTTGGTATTCCAATCGTTGAAGTTCCATTGCTTCCTGAGACACAGACAGGTACATATTCAAGCCCATCAGGTTCACATGGAGATATCCACTTGACATTCCCAAATAACGTTGTTATTGGTATCAAGCGTGATGTAACTGTTTACCGTTTCTTCTGGCCACGTAAAGACTCAATTGAGTACACAATGTACACAAGAGTTGGCGTACAGATTGAACAAGCTGATGCTTGGGTAGTCGTAAAGAACGTTAAGGTTGCTTCTTAATTAAATAAGAATTAACTACCGAAAGGCCCCCAATTAAATTTGGGGGCTTTTCATTTTAATTTAACAATGCTATAATTAAAGCACCTAGAAAGAGGAGAACTAAATATGTCATTTGACACATTAACAGTAGCTGAATTAAAGGAAATTGCAACCGAGTTTGCTGTAGACACAGAAGGTCTAAAAAATAAAAAAGACGTAATTGCTGCAATGGCAGAAGAAGGTGTAACATATTCCGTATATGCAAAAACACTAGAAGCAGTAGAAGCAGCAACAGAAGAAATTGAAGTTTTACCAAAATTTGACCCAAAAAATCAACCAGAGGATACAGTTTTGGTACGCATGACAAGAGCAAATTACAGATATGATGCTCATGGATATACGTTTACAGACAAACATCCATTTGTAGCAATGTCAGAAGAAGACGCTCAATTAATCTTTGATACAGAGGAGGGTTTTCGTTTAGCGACACCAAAGGAAGTTCAAGACTTCTATAACTAAACGTTAACATAAGTTAATGGAGATATTAGTAGGCACCAATTCACCAATTACTCATAGAATTTTTTGGAAAGGCGAAACTGTCGATGCCGACTCTTTGCCTATAGTAAAGATTTATGACATCACAGAAGATCCTGCTGTCACACCCGCAATAAACCCTGGAACTTTAATAACAACCATAACATCAGAAAAAAGAGAAACTGATGATGGTGTTTATGTTGCATATCTTCCTCTTGAATTAACAGATAGAGACAAGCAGCTAAAGGTTGTATGGGAATATGTAGTAGACGGAAGCCCAGTTAGAAAAGAGCATAAGCTTTTTGTTCAAACTCCATATACTGATTTGACTCAAGCTGCAGAAGTTTTAGGGGTTGGAGCAGATTATTCTGACCCTAATAACAAAACATTCTTTGATTTATTAGAGGCAGAAAAATATGCTAGAAAATTAATTGAAAATTATACACAGCAACAATTTTATTTGTATGATGATGTTACTGTGGTATATGGAGCTGGAACAGATATTTTGCCGCTCCCATATAAACTTTCTGAGTTGCATGAATTACATTCAAATGATATTTTGCTTGTAGATAATATTAACAATATCAATAACTTAGGTTATGATATAGTAGTTTCAGAAAGCGGATTTGGAATAAGAATTAATCGTGCTAATATGCTTGACAATACTGTATATGTTGCAAATGGTATGGTTCCTCCAACAATTAATGATTATGCAGGAGTTTTTGCTAAAGATGTTACCTACAGAGTTTCTGGCAAATTTGGATGGTCTGAAATTCCAGATGAAGTAGATCTTGCATGTATAGAATTAATGAAAGATTATTTCTCTAAAGATAAAGTTTGGAGAAATAAATACATTAAAAACATCTCCACGTTTGACTGGAAATTTGAATACGATTCAACAACATTTTCTGGAACTGGAAACAATTATGTAGATCAACTACTTCTTCCATACGTTTTAAATAAGATGGTTGTTATTTAATATGAGCAGTATAGTAGACTCCCTTATGCCAATGGAGGCTGACATATATGTTCAAGAAGATGAACAAGATCCAGACACGGGAGCAATTAAAAAAAACTGGAACTACTCTAGAACTATAGCATGTTCAGCAAAAGGAATAATATCAAATTCTGGCACAGCAAGATCTGGAGATAAACAAAATTTTTCAAATAGATATGCCAATGAACAAACAATTGAAATTAGAACAAATCTTCAAATTAACTATAGAGAAAAAATTAGCAATATTAGGGATATTCAAGGAAATGTAATTTGGAAAGAATTAAACTATCCGACAGAAACTCCAACTGTTTTTGAAGTATTTAGTTCAACACCAATAACCGATCCTTTTGGAAATATTCTTGCATATAATTCTATTGCAAAAAGATCGGAAAATCAAGAAATTGGACTCTAGCGTAGCCTTAATTCAAACTGCAAGCGGACTAGAAAGACTTATGGCTGGATCAGTTCCAGGAGTTCTTAAAGATAGTACTGTGGCGCAAGTGTCAGCTTTTTTATATTATGAAGCATCGGTTTTATCAAAGCTTACAACAAATGATGCATTTAAGAAATTGTTTAAGACAACAGTCTTTAATCAAATAGAAAAAGATTTTTCAGAGTATTTAGATTCGCAAGCAAGAATAAAACAAAAATCTTTGCAGCATGTTTATGAGTGGAATAAGGCTGGAAATCCAGCAGCTAGATTATTTAAGTTAAACAGGTTAGACACAGAAGGCCTTTCGTTTAGAATTAATTATGATTTTAAATTATCAAAATCAACAGTTCCTTCAACTAATAAGCTACAAAAGAAAAAATATGTATTTGCAAACAAAGCCTCAATTATGGAATCTGGTATGCCAGTAGTTATAAGGCCAAGATCTGCAGAAAGACTTGTTTTTGAATTAGATGGAGAAACTGTATTTATGCCAAAAGGAACTTCAGTAACAGTAAAAAGACCTGGTGGCACAGCATCAACAAACCAATTTGCATTAGCCTACGGTAGATTTTTTGGCGGACCACTAGTTAATTCATCTATTAAATCTTCAGGCCTACAAAGAATATTTAACTCTAAAATGGCGGCAACCCTAGATGTTCCAATGAATATAAAGAAAGTGCAATATATCTTTAGCCCTGGTAAAATAAGATTACAAGCAGATGCAGCATTAGAAAGATCATTTGGAGGCTCACTATGACAGTAGATTATAAGATAGACGCAATGTTTGAGCTCCGTAAATTTCTATGGAAAGAACTAAAGGCTACAGGAATTTTTGATAAAAACGACTATTATTCAGATAATCTAAACGCTGAAATTATTCCTATAATTCCAGTTCAGCAGTCCCCAGAATTAGATCAATTCTTAAATGGTAAAAAGCATATAGTCTACGACAAGATTGGATTGTCATTTGAGGACATATGGCTACTGGCATGCGAAAAGGTTTTATTTACAATATATTCAACTGACATAACAGATATATATGAAATAAGAAACTTAATGATGGACCTATTCAGAAGAATGGACGAGTCCGCAAGAGATGTCAATAATAGCTCAGATTCAACTAAATTAATATTTCATAGCATACATGTTGTAGAGACATCACCCATCGAGCCTTCCTCTGAGCTAAAGGGCTTCTTGTCGGCAGATGTGATTTTAGAGGTAAAATACTCAAGAACAACAGATGGCAGAGGAAGATTTGATTAGTTGCTTTTAGTCAACTTATCCAGTAAAATTGAACTTGAGGTAAAAAGCCTAGCCAGCTTTGATTAGATTTAAAATGTAAGTCAATATATATATATTTATTTAACAGGAGGTTTTACAACATGGCAAAGTTTAATAATGCTAAGAATATCCTTGTTGGAGCTTCACCGCTCTTTTTGTCTACTAAGGACATCACAACATCAGGATACGTAGAAAACATGGAGCCTGGTACAGTTGCAGGTGTAGCTTTCGAAAACGAAACTACAACAGGAACACCAGTAGTTAAGACAGCAGGAAAGTCTTATACAGATACTCTTAATGCAGATTCAACAAACAAATTCCGTAACGTAGGTTACACAAACAACGGTCTTCAAATTACTTACAACCCATCATACGGTTCAGTAACAGTAGATCAGCTTCTTGATACAGCAAAGCTTTTCAAGGAGACAATGGAAGTTATGATCGCTACAGAAATGGCAGAAGGTACTCTTGAGAACATTCTTGCTGTATTTGGTCAGGGAACATCAACTCTTAACGATTCAGGAACAGGTGTATCTGCAAAGCGCACACTTGGTCTTGAAGCAGGTGCTCTTGGACAGGCTCCAAATGAGCGTCAATTAGTTGCAGTCGGTGCAGCACCACAAGGTGGATCAGCATCAGCTGACGGTACACTTGGTTTAATTACTGAGCGTGTATATTATGCACGTCGTGTTCTTTCTGTACAACAGTCACAGTTCTCTTTGGCTCGTAACGCAGCAACAACATTCCCAGTAACATTCCGTTTGCTTCCAGACGGTGCTAAGTCAGGTCAGGAATACGGACTAATTATTGACCGTATCCTTTCAACTCACGCATAATTAATACAAATTAATTAATAGATGCCCCCCAAGAAATTGGGGGGTTTCTTATTGCTCTTATATTTTGCATATGATACAATAATTAAGACAGAATCCTAGGAGGATTAAATTGGCAACTACAGTATATGATGTTGAAGAAATTCAACTACAAAATGGCGCAACAGTTAAGCTCAAGCCTTTAACAATTAAAGAGCTTCGTGAGTTTATGAAAGTCATTCAAAGAACACAAGAAGTTACATCAGAAGATGAAACATTAACAATTCTTATTGAGGCATGTGGAGTAGCTTTAAAAAAGCAGCTTCCAGACCTAGTAGCAGATAAAGACGCATTTGAAGACACACTTGACGTTCCAACTATCAACCGCATTTTAGAAGTTTGCGGAGGAATTAAGATGGACGACCCAAACCAACTAGCGGCAGCAGTACTGGCTGGTCAGAACTAGATCTAGCCGCTTTAGAAGGGGAAGTTTTTCTTCTTGGTAATTGGATAAATTACGAACAACTAGAAGACAATCTTTCAATGCCAGAGTTAATCCAGACTTTTAAATCAATGCAAAAAACTGAATCAGAAAAAAGAAAATTCTTAGCTTCAATTCAGGGTGTAGATTTAAATGAAAACAGTAATCAAAATGAGGAGGGATCTTCCTTCGAAGATGTTAGAAGAAGAGCACTTGGTATAAATGCATCAGCAGATGATGTTGTTTCACTACAAGGTTCATTTGCCAGCGAAGCTGGTTTCGGCATTGGAGCAGGATTAGGATACTCTATAGAGTAATATAAGTATATGGCAGATAATTTAATCACGACCAATATTACCGCCAATGCAGACTTTACGAGTTTAAAAACTCAATTAGCTGCAGTTACTGCCCAACTCATAAAACTTCAAGAAACAACTGCTGGAACAAACGCAAAACTTGCAAATCAAATTGCAGTAATGAACAAGTCTTTTGCAGAGACTATGCGTTCTACTGGACAGTTTTCCTCACATTTTGTTTCTTTAACTTCAGACGTAGAAAAGTTTGGAAAGAATTTAGATCGTGGCCGTCTTAAATTAAATGATTACTATAATACTTGGAACGGCCACACTAAAAAAACAAGCAATTTAATTAAAGATCTTGCAAAACAGCAAGTAATGCTTGAACAATCGATTATTCAACCATTAGGCAAAAATGCACAAGGTCTAATGCAATACAATATAATGGTTGCAAAAGGTCTTGATGAAATAAAAAACAAAACAGCTTTAGCTAGACAAGAAGCTGCAATTATGAATAAGGTCATGCAAGACGGAGCTGGCCAATTAATTAACTGGGGTAAAAATACACAGTGGGCAGGCCGTCAGCTTACTGTAGGACTTACAGTGCCTCTTGTTGCATTTGGCGCAGCAGCACAGAAAGCATTTAGAGAAGCAGATGCAGAGCTTGTAAGATTAACAAAAGTTTATGGCGGATTAGCAGCAACTTCATCTCAAGATTTAGCGCAAGTTAGAAAAGATGTAAGCGCAACTGCAAAAGAAATTGCTAGCTCATATGGAGTTGCTTATAAAGATACAATATCTTTAGCTGCAGATTTAGCAGCAACAGGTAAACAAGGAAATGATTTACTTCAAGCAACTCAACAAACAACAAGGCTTGCAGTACTTGGTGAAGTAGACAGACAAGATGCTATGAAAGCAACTCTTGCTATTCAAAATGCATTTAAACAAAATACAGATCAGCTAACAGAATCAATTGATTTTCTTAACGCAGTTGAAAACCAAACATCTACAAGCCTTGCAGATTTAACAGAGGCAATTCCAAAAGCTGGTCCAGTAATTAAATCTTTAGGCGGAGATGTAAAAGATTTAGCTTTGTATCTTACAGCAATGAAAGAAGGAGGAGTTAATGCTGCAGAAGGTGCAAATGCAATTAAATCAGCAATGGCTTCTCTTATTAATCCAACAAAGGTTGCAACAGAGATGTTTGCTTCTTTTGGAATTGATCTTAGGGGAATAGTAACAAAAGACGCTGGAGATTTAACACAAACAATTTTAGATTTGCAATCAGCATTAGATGGGTTAAATCCATTAGATAAATCAAGAGCAATTGAACAACTTTTTGGCAAATTTCAATTTGCTAGAATGTCAGCGTTATTTGAAAACTTAGGAAAATCTGGATCACAAACTCTTCAAGTTATGGATCTTATGAAAGCAAGTGCATCAGACCTTGCTAATATATCTTCACGAGAATTAAAGTTGATGACAGAATCAGCATCAGGACAGTTTAAGCGAGCCTGGGCTTCTGTTCAGGCAGACCTAGCTTCTACTGGAGAACAATTCTTAAGAGTAAGTACAAAAGTATTAAATGTTGTAGATAAAATAATAAAGTTTTTTGAAAACTTACCAAAACCAATTAAAACATTTTTAAATGTTTTGGGAGGAATTACAGCAGTTACTGGACCAATAATCATGCTTACTGGTGTTTTAGGAAATTTCCTTGGATACATAATTAAAGGTATATTTCATTTAAAGCAATTAGGAAAAGGTGGGCAAGGGTTTAAACTTCTTACACCTGAAATTATGGCAGCGGAAGCTGCAGCAAAAGGACTTGCAACATCATTTTATAGTGATTCAGAAGCAACAATTGTTTTATCTAATGCTGTAAATACACTTGCAGAATCATTTGCTAATCTTGAAATGAAAGCAAATGCTGCAAAAGTTGCTGTTCAACCAGCAGTTACAACTGTTGCAGGAAATGCTGTAGCACCAGGAGTTTTTGGACAACGAGTAGTTGATAAAAATAATCCATTAATTGGTGCACCTTATTCAAGAGATATGTCACATTTGATTCCAACTCAGATGCCACAGGCGGGAACAATTTTTGGAACAGTGCCAGGAGCTGGACCAGTAAACGTTAGAATTGGAAAAAATCCTCAAGCCTACATGGATCAGGATATGCCAAAGATTCCTGGGGTCACTTCAGTAAATAATGTTTCCACTGGAATTGTTGCTTCAGAAGCTGCAAAATGGCATGCAATGACTGCAGCAATTGCAATGCAATCAGAAGCAGAAATTAAATTACTTAAAACAGAAGTTATGGCTACAGGAACTGTAACTGAAAGTTTATCTCAATCTTACCAAGCACTTCTCCCACAATTTTCTGAAATCACACAATTAGCAGCAGCTGAAACAAAAGCAATTGTTGCAGATTTACAAGCAAGTAAAATAACTGTTGATGAAGCTAGAGCAAAAGTTATTCAAATGAATGCAACTGTTGAAGCAATGCTTGCAGAAACTGCAGCAGCCACAGCAGCTGGAATGGGAAGAACTGTTAATTTAACAACCGTTCCACTTACATCACAGCCAGTAGTTGATCCAGCTACAGGAAAATCAAACATGAAAGAAATGTTCCATAAAGGAACAACAAAAGAAATTGCAGATAGAATTGCAAGAGCTTTAGGCGGAGTTAGAACTTCAGGTGCTGGATATAACATTCATACAACAAAGCCACAGCAATTAAACTCTGGAGGAAGAGTATATAATCCATCAAGAGACGGTAACATAGTCCCTGGAGACACATCAATTAACTATGATAATACTCCAGCAGTTTTGCAAGAGGGCGGATATGTATTAAATCAAGGCGCTTCAAAAAATAATCCAGACTTAGTTAGTCTTGCAAAAAATTCCCGCAACTCTGGAGGAAAAATTGTACCAGCTGTAGTAACTCCAGGCGAAACTTATTTCCCTCCAGAAGTTGCTGAGACAATAATGCCTACACTTGAAAAAGCTAACAAAGGTTCAAAAATATCATTAAGAAATGTCGGCGGATATATAGGTGGTCTTGTAAAAAGATCAAAGAAGAACTATGGAATTAGTTTTGAAGATTCAGAGCAGATGCGTAGATATGTTGAATATCATACATCATCAAATTTTGATCAGTATGCAAAAGCGGCTTCAATTGCAAATGATGCAGAAGCATTAGTTTCTTTAGGATTAAATCCAGAACAAGCTGTAAAAGAGGCTGACCGCTGGTTTGAGGAAAGATACAATAAGGCTTTAGAAAATAACAATGGCATATTTAAGCAATCAGAATTTGATAAAGTTACACAAGAAAGTTATTCTGATTTACAAAAACATTTAAAGAAAAGATACGGTATAACAAAACCTATCTCAAAAGAATGGCGCACACTTTCAAAGTCTGGAAGCCAGCAAATGAAAACTCAAAGCTGGAGATATGTACGTGGAAAAGTTGATTATACAATAAGAAATAAAATATTTGATTTACTTGGAGAACCAGGAAAGAGATTAAAAAAAGAAGCCGTTTTTGCAAATCAAGAACGAGCACACTACACCTCTGGAAGCACACAGGCTAAGTCTGGATTTAATTATTTAGGACAGGCAGTAATACAGCCTTGGGAAATTAATCAGCTTGCTCACGAGCTTTCAAGATATGGAGTTATACAAAATTCATTTTCTTTGTCATCTGCTGAGAATAAACAGCAGTTTGATAGAATTGCAAAAAATTTAGGGTACTTAGATCACGATGACATGTTGGAAAGCTTAAAGGGCAAAAAGAGCTCTCCAGCAAAACCTCCTAGAGTATTTAAAGTTGAAAATGGAATGACAGCGCCATTGCGTAAAATGGTTTCTTCTTCCCCTGCACAATTTAAAAATTACATGAGATTGCCAGCCGTAGCAAGAATGCTCGCTATGTCTGGAGCAAGATTTAATGCTGGAGGAGCAGTTGGTGGCTCAGTTCGCAAAGATAAGCATAATTATGGAAAACTCCCAGCATGGATAATCAGAAATGAAAAGATCAAAAACTTAGCCAACACTGATCCAGCACATGGTGTTTTACAAATTGGTAAATATCACCCAGCTTTGCATGTTAGAAATCAATATGTTGCTCCTTCTATTAGATATAAGAGTAACTATGAACCATTTACATGGGATAAAGGACCTCAAGCTGGCCAAACAGTATATTCTCCAAGAAGAACTGGTGGGGTGCCAGCATTTGAAACTGGAACAATAGAAACAAGAGCAAAGACAGCTTTATACAATTACATGCAAGGTGATTATCAAGCAATTAATGATCCAGCAGTCCAAACATACCTTTCAACTTTAAGAACTAAATTTACAGGAACACTTCATAGAGGAGTTAGAAACATATCTAGCCTTCCTCCTGTAATTAGTAATCTAATTAAAGAAGGCAAATGGGATGAGCTTGTAGGTAAAGAATTTATTATGCGTCGCTCATCATGGAGCACAAATAAAGATACCGCAGAAGGATTTGGACAATTACAGCTTATTGCAAATGTAAAAAATAGAAATGCTGTTCCAGCTTCTGAAATATTTCCAAACTTAACATTTCAATCTCCACAGGGACCAGTACCAGTAAACGAAAGTGAAGTTTACATGGGAGGTAAGTTTAAAGTTATTGCAGCTGATAAAAATAGATTAAAGCTACAAGCAATATATGATGCTGCTCGTGAAAATGGCGGACCAGTAAATGCTGGAAGACCTTATCTTGTTGGAGAAAAGGGTCCAGAAATCTTTGTTCCAAAAAATGCTGGAGGTGTAATTCCAGGATATAACGTTGGCGGAATGGTAAAGTCAATGATTATGAGCACACTCGGATACACGGGTGGATCGATGCTTGGAGGAATGACAGGTTTGCCAGGCGGAGCAATGATTGGCGGAATGCTTGGCTCAATGTTTGGAATGGGCGGAGACTCATCTATGGGAAGAAGTCCAAGGCCACAACCAGAAGGCCCACGTATGGAAAATGGAATGTTTTCAAAAAACTTTTCTATGGAGCATTTTACAAAACCAATAGGTCCAGCAGGAAAACTTGCAGATAAATTAAATCTGCTTGGATTATCAGGTGGAAGATTTTCTAATGTTTTAGCAAAAATAGGACCACTTCTTGCAAGACTTCCAATGGCATTTAATCCAGTTGGGGTTGCAATTGCAGCAGTAACAGCAGCTACAGTTCTCGGGGTTAAAAGATGGAAAGACCATAATGAACATTTAAGAATTGGAATGCTTCAATATAGTTTAACTGCAGAAGCAGCAAAAAAAGCTGGAGTAAAATTTACTGATTACAATACAAAGTTAGCAGACACTGTTGCAAATATTAAAGCAATAAGAGAAAGAAATCAACTTCTTTATGAAAGCATGGAGTCTGCTGGAATGCCAATAGAAATGACTATTGAACAATATAAAAAATTGCGTAAAGAAGTTAAAGATTCTTATGCAGATCAAATTAAATTAATTAACCAAACAAAGGGTGAAGGAAATACAAGAAAGCTTGCAGAAGACCTTAAAATTGAATTAATGGCAGCAGGCATGTCAGCAGAAGATGCAACAAAGAAAATTTGGGCAATGTTTAAACTTTCTGAAAAAGCAAAAGACGCTGCAACATTTACACTAGGAAACTCTGGCTTTAATAAAATAAAAGATGGCCAATCTGTAGCAGTCAGTGCAATATCTAGATACAACGCTGCTGCAAAAGAAGGCGGGCGTGAAGGCGCAGGTGCAGTACAAACTGGACTAACATCAATAGATGCTGGCATACAAGACATGATTGCTAGAAGTAAAAAAGCAGCAAAAGCAGATAAGTCTGGAAACACAAAAGTATTAACTGAATATCAGGCACAAGAAGCTATGCTTAATAAATTAAATTCTCTTGAGTCATCAAAAGCAAGATTAACAAAAGCAACAAGAGATGAAATGATTAAGCAAAACCCAGAACTTAAAAAGATTATTAATCCACTAGACACAATTGTAAGTCTATGGGGAAAGATGAATCTTGCAGCAAAAGGCTTTACAGGTAATTTAGAAGCTCTAGGTCCAAAAGCAGTTGAAACATTATCTAAGATTGCTGATGCTGTTTCTGAAGCAACAGCTTCTTCAAACAAAACTGGACTATTAAAAGATCAATATGCAATGCTTGATAAATTAACTGCACAACAAAAGGCGTTAATGAAGGCTGCAAAAGGACAAAGCGTAGCACAGCAAATAAGTACTAAAGATCAACTTAAAGCTCTTCAGGCACAAATTGATGCAAACAATAAACTTGCGGATGCAAGATTAAAAGCTCTTGATGCTGCAAAACAAGAAGGAGATATAGCAAGAGAAATTGCTAAGAAGCAAGCAGAGTATGATGCTGCCTTAGCAACAGGTAATTCAGCTGCAGCACAACAGGCAAGCTTAGATATTCAAGGGCTTCAATCAGATCAGCAATATCTTGCACAGAAAAAAGCAATTGAAGATGCGCTTAAATTACAAAATGCACCACTTGAAGCAAAAATAAAAGCAATTAACGAAGGTCAAGAAAAACTTTCAAATCAAGCAGCCCTTGCAGCTGAAAGTTTAGGAAAAATTAATGAAAAGATAGCAACACAAAAACAAAAAATTGATGACGTTAATTCAGCAATGACAACATTTAGAATAAATGCAATCGCAGCTGGCAAAACTCTTGAAGAGTATGCTTTGACCAAAGAAGGAAAACAAGATGCTGCAGCAGTTGTAGGTGCATCAAAGACAGCGGGAATAAAAGTGCCTACCAGTGGCGGCGGTCATTACGAAGGAAGCACATTTGTTCCAGACAAAAAGAATGTTGGATCACAAGCACTAGACTTAGTCAATCAGACTGAAGATGCTGTAGCCTCAGCTCTATCCTCAAAGGGCATTCAAATGGGTAGCGGAGACATCTACATTGTTGGAAAAGATGGAAAGAAAACAAAAGTTGATGCAACTTCATATCAAGATGGTAAAAAATCTAGTGCAGGTATAAACAAATCCATGGTAAATGGAAAAGAAAAACTATCTGTTCAAGCATTGCAATTAACTGCAGAAAAAATACCTACAAAACAGGGAACAGAATTTTTTATTAAAGACCAAAAATACAAGATTACTGGGCCAGTGGGTTCTAACGGATATCTTCCAATTGAAAAAGCTGGATACGGAACAATGAATCTAAATCCAAGAATTCCTACAATTGTTGGAGACAGAGGCCCAGAGCTAGCATTTGGCGGAATGATTATTCCTAATATGGCTAAGGTGCCATTTTCTTCTCCAAGATATGATGTAAATAAAGCAAATCTTAGATTTGAATCAATGCGTGATAGTTCAAGCGGAAGCGTAATTAATCTTACTCAAAACATTTATCCTTCAGACGGAATGAATACAGAAGCATTTGTAAGACAAGTTGTTCAGCAAACAAAGCAAGCTATTGGACAAGATACAAAATTAAATGCTAAAATGGTAGGAAATTCAATGAATGTGAGTATTAGATCATGACTTTAACATTGCCCGTAGGTTCGGCTTTATTTATACAAGATGCTAATGGAACTTGGCAAAAGTTAACTGAGCATAACAGATCACCCATATCTTTTGATACTCAAAGAATTGAAAGAACATCTAGGATGTCAAACGGAAGTCTTAGAAAAGTATTTGTAGCAGATAAAAAATCTTTGTCTACTTCATGGACCATGGTACCTTCATATAATTCAATGACTGTAGACGGCGGTTGGGGAGCTGAAGATTTAAAATCATTTTATTTAAGTGCAAAAGGTCAAGGTACATTTAATGTTAGAATAGCCTATAATCTATCTAGAACTGAAGATTTTATTGCTACATTTACCTCATGCTCATTTAGTATTATAAAAAGAAATGTTAAGGCTAGCTCTTCTGACACGCCACAGCTTTTTTGGGATGTATCTATTTCATTGGAAGAAGTATAATGTTAACGGCATCTTCTAGTGTTTTAAATGCAATAAATAAATCAACAAGCATCTCAATTACAAATGGATGCATGCTTGAATATAATATGAATGACATTATCCAGGGTACCTCTATAACGGCTCCAGAAGGGGTTTTAACGGCCTCTTTAACAGCTTCTGCAGATCAGGGAGGGTATACCTACAAACCCTTTGAAAAGCTATTTCCAATAACCAGCATAATTGACCCAAGACGCCCAAAATACGCTGGAATTCAATACATGATTGCGGGAGATCCAAGCTTAGCAACAACGCTATCAAGTGGTGTGGGGTCAAAAGATACATACGCTTCTTCTAAAGAATTTTCTAAAAGGCTTTATTTTTCAAGTATAAAAACTGCATATAAATATTGGGTTACACCGAAAGCATCTGGAAACTCATTATCAAATTGTATTTTATCATTAACATATCCTGCAGCAAAAACAGCAGTGTCAAACAAAATAACTATTAAGTTTGAGGTATCTCATTCAAAACCTACATCTTGGAATCTGAAGCTATTAAACTTGTCTGGCTCTGAATCTACTATATATACAGGAACAACCTGCCCAGATTCTGGAATTGTAAATCTTTATTATAATGGATCTACATGGACAGAGACAGAGCCATCATTACCATCAACAGGAGTTGATTTAAGCGGACTAAAGCTACAAATAAATTCAATTAGCACATCAGGTGGGTATTTAGGAATAATAGAAATGTCTGCAAGGTATATTGTAGATATAACACAAAGGCTAGAATCATTTACTATATCCCAAAGCGCATCAGATTCAGTGGATGGAATTGTTCCAGTAGGCTCTGTTACAGCAAACTCAATTTCACTTAATTTAAATTCATACGATAGGGTATGTGAAAATTATGACAAAGCAATAGCTTTTAATAAAAGTAAAATTAATTTGTATAAAAATGTTATGGTTAAGCCCTATGTTGTTATTGAATCTGAAAAAATAAATTTAGGTGTTTATTATTTAGAATCATCAGACATAAGTGAATTTGGAGATGTATCAATTACTGCCTTAGATGGGGCTAAAGAATTACAGTATATTAAGCCACCAGATACTGTGACAAAAGATATGTCTTCTGTTGCAATAATAAGAAGATTGCTTGACTCAGTTGGATTTACAAATTATAAGTTTAATGTTGCTGAAACAGATACGGCAACTATAACTCCAAATTATTGGTATACAGATCCAAACAAAACCGTGTGGGAACATATTCAAGATTTATGTAAAGACACTCAAATGGTTGCTGTATTTGATCAAAATGATGTTTTGCAATTTTACCCAAGAGATTACATATTTGCAAAAAATAAATCTCCACAAATGTCATTTAGGTATAGTGCAAAATCTGACAAGCTTTCAAACATAGCATCTTTATCAGTAGAAACTGTCCCATCTGCAAAAGCAGTTAAGGTTTTGTATAGCCCGCAGCTTAGTTCTTCGTACGACATTAGCTCAAAAGATATCCTATATAGTTCTCCAGTAGTATCTCTTGGAGCAGCAGCACTCACTAAAGATCTTTTACCAAATGCTCCAGCAGAGGGAACACAAGGAACAGACGACTATGCACCTCTAGGTGTAGCTTATTTGGAGCCAGTTGTAATCAGAGGGCAAGAAAAGCAATTATATTCTTATAGCGGTTATCTTGTTATTGAAAAAGAAATTATTGAATACGATGCAATACAATATCAATATCAAGACATTAACGATTCGTCTGTTAAGTATAAATGGATGCAATCTGAATCTGATGTTCAAAAAAGCCAGGGCCTTGCAAAACCAAATACTTTTGCTCCAACAGGTAAATATAGAATAAAAGCTAGAAATGTTTTTAATGTTGTTTCCAGCACTGACACCGCTTCATTGACTCACATTGTAAATACTGACACATTAGCAGCAGAATGGGAAGGTAAAAAATGGAACAGCGTTGCTGGAACAATTACATCAGATCAATCTGTTTTTACATTAAAAGAAGTTGTTGCATCAACAACAAATAATTTATTTAATCCAATACCAAAATCTATGATGACGCTGTTTGCACCTAATGCAACTACAGTTGTAAATGCAGATAAAACTTTGCCAAATTCTTATAATCAAAATACAATTTATTCAATGGCAACAACTAATGCAAAGTATTTAAATGGCAACAGCTTTGTTATAGGAACCAACATGTACTTCCCCTTAATTAAAGATCCAAAAACTCAGTTAGGCACTGGAGAGCAAAGAGTTACCTCTGGCTTGGCATTTTCTTTAAGCCCAGATAATAGAAGCGGATACCTTCTTACAGTATCAACATCTCAAAATTCTAATGGTGAAAAGAACTATAGAGATGTAAATTTTTATAAAATAGTTGATGGAAAACCTGTGTCTATGACTAACTCTCAAAAAGATACAGACGGAACAATTATTACAAATATTAATGGCGGTCAACTTTATAGAATAGATATTCGTGCAAACTATTCAATACCAGCTGGAGGAACAACCAAAGTTCTTGCGCTTAAAATTTTAATAAATAATAAAACATTTGTTGTTGTTGACTCTAATCCATTAAGCATAACTGAAAAAATTGGTCTATTGTCTCTTCAGGGGACATCTGCTTTTGACTACGTCTATTCATCTTCAATAACCTCAGCAGAATTTTTAGCCAATAATAGTTTTAATTTGTATAAAGGATTTTTAGGTGGAGAATCTTCTGTTGTTAAAAATTTTGGAGACTTTATTTTTGATCAAGGTAAAAAAGTAGAGAGCCCTTCCTGGATAAAAGAATTTGGTCCAGTAGCAAGAGAACTAAGAAGAATACAAACTAGATACACTACTCCAGGATTTCCAAAATATTCTCAGCTTGTAAATAACCCAGACGTTACAATTGTTGGCGAATCAATAGATTCTTTTACAATGGATATATTTGCAATGAATAACAGTGGAGCTTTTGCCTCATTAGCAAATGGTGAAGAAAAATCTTTTACTGTTGTAGGAGATTTTATTGTTCCATCTGATCCATTTCAATATATGGATTCCACATTAACAGATTTAGACAAACAAGAACAAGTTAGTTTTGAGTCTACATGGATTCAAAGAGAAACAGAGGCTAGAGATTTAGCAAAATGGATGACTGAGCAATGGTCTAAGCAGCAAAGAGTAATTACCCTAGAAACATTTATAAACCCATTGATTCAAATAGGAGATGTTATTGAAATTTCTTATCCAGAAAATAAAATATACTCTTCAGAAGATACAGGTATACCTTCAGGATATTTGGCAAGCAAGTTTGCAGTGCTATCTTTAGACACCACTTATGATAATCAATCTTCTCCAACAACAAGAATAACCTGTAGATCGATTTATACTGGATAAAATGGTAGAATGTAAATATGAGCAATATTAAACAGCCAGCGTCAAAAACAGCAAAGCCGCAAAAGCTTTTGCTGTTTCCTGGAGACCCATTAATAAAAACATTAAAGCCAGACTATTACGTAATTGTTGACCCATCAACATTAGAAGAGATTGGTGTTTCTGGATTACAAAATACAGATGAGCAAACAACTGTTGAAGATGATGAGGCTGCAGCGGAAGAAGAATTTTATGGTGGCCTAGAAGCTCCAAATCTAGAAGATATAACTTTGATAAGTAAAAAAATGATTACAGACGATAATAAAAACCAATATGTTGAATTTGTTTTTAACATTAAAAATCACGTAGGCGATAAAGTGGTAGGAGTGCATGGATATGGACAATAATTTAAATGTAACTGGAGAATATTTTTTTTATGAAGATGGAAAAGAAATATATCGCAGTAAAAATATTTTAACTAAATTTGGTAAAAGATACATTACTCAATACCTTGCAGGAAAATCTACTTCAAATTTAAAAGATATAGCGCTAGGAGTTGGATCAACAGCAGCAACAATAAATGATACTCAACTTGAATTTGAATTTTATAAATCAGTTGTAAACATGAGCAGCGTAGATATACAGACTAGTCAACTAACTGGAGAAAGCACATACGGAATAGTTTATAAATCAACAGTCCCAGTAGACGTAGCTGGAGTTATAAGCGAGGTTGGTTTATTTCCTTCAGTGACATTTGGCAGTACAGATTATGCAGGAAATTCAATATCAACTTTTGAAAATAATCAAGAGTGGTACGATTCAAATAAAGAATTTGCACAATCATTAACATCTCCTGAGCCAAAAATTGGAACCTACTATATTTCAATTGGTGCAGCATCTTCACAATCTAAAAATTATTTTTATAATTTTAATTTAGATATTTCTGGGTATAGTTCAAATGACAGTCTAACATTAGCGTACTACCAGTCTGATTTAAATTTAGACTATGTGTTTGTAAGAACATATGATTCAAATGACAGATATTATGAAATTAGGTACCCTTCAAACAATTCAATAGGATATAAAATAAACTCTTTAACTTTAAACAATTTATATACTAGTGGATACGGAAATGGAACACCCGATAATGAGTCTATTGTTAAAATATCAGTAGGGGTTAAAGCAAAGTCTTCGGGCTCAACAAATGTTTTATTTGATGGCTTAAGAATTAATGATGAAGATGCGTTTAGATCTGACTACGGACTAATAAGCAGATCAGTTTTATCTACACCAATTGTAAAAACTTTGGGAAAGCAAATGGACATAGAGTATAGATTGGGAATTAATTTCTAGTGGCAAGCTATTATGCAGATAATCCAGGAAATGCAAATTTTTTATTTCCTGATTTACAAAAAAATACAAATGAAGCTGCAGCTGCCGCATCTAAAACATCACCAGGTTCATATGAAGTAAAGCTAAAACTTCCTCTAACAAGAGCTGCAAAAGTTTTTTCTTTTTGGTTTAATTATTTATATGAAAATCCAGAAACAAAAATTGTTACAGAAGGCCCAAGATCACCGACAGTTCAATATGGATTTGATGTTCCAAATTTAACAAAATCAGTTCTTAACTTAACATTAACTGCAGGATTTAAATCTTACGGTGTTAAATTTGAAATAGATCCAACTAGTGTTCAAGAAGATATTGTAATATATGAAAGTCTTACGGGAGCATTTGGTGGAGAACAATATATAGTGTATGTAGGAACATCTACAAATGTAACCATTAATACATCAGATTTTGCACCTAGATGGGTTTTAGTTAGAACTAGAGATAAATGGCTAACAGCTAATCACTCAGATTCAACCGCTGGTCCAGTAACTCCTAAAAATGCTGATCCAGATACCTCTACTCCGCCATCTGCACCGCAGTCCGCATCTGTAGCTGGATCTATAGATGCAAATGATAAAAGTGGTTTTAGCGCAAAGCTCACAGCTTCTTGGACGGCAAACTCGGATAATAATACTTCAGGGTATGTGATAAGATGGACAACTCAAAATCCAGCAACAACAATTAGTCCTTTATGGGAATATGGGCAGGTTGATGGTAAAGCAACCACAACCTTTGACATAACTGGTTTAATTCCAAACACACTTTACTATTGGCAAGTAACAGCAAAGAGTCCTTACAATGCTTTGACATGGGTAGGCTCTCAATCTGGAACAGTAGGTCCAATTGTAGATGCAAATGCTCCAGCAGATGCTTTTGCACAATTAAGATCAATTATTTCAATAGGCGGAAAAACAGCAGACCTGTTTAAAATAGGAACAGGAATATCTCAATCTATAAATACATCTACAACAATAACACCATCACAAACTTCAGGTAATTATAGTGGAATAATTCTTAATAAATCAACAACAAATTTCGGACACAACTACTGGCTAAATACAGGGCAATTCAGAGTAGGCAGTGCAACAAACTTTTTATATTGGGACGGATCAGATTTATATACAACAGGTAAAATAAATGCAACTGGTGGCTCTTTTAGCGGAGATGTTCAAATATCAACAGGATCTTTGTATGCTGGAACACAACCAAATACTGGTGCAAGAGTAAGATTAAATAGCGCAGGTTTATTTGCATATGACACAAACAATAATCAAACAGTTGCAATTACTCAAGCTGATGGAAAATTAGATGCAAGGCAAGGTTCTATTGCAGGTTGGACTATAAATGTAGCGTCTGGACAAACATATGGAACTATATCTCGAAACGCAACAATATTTGACAGCAATGGTAATATAACTTTAGGAGATATAACAGGAACTCTTCCTTCAATTGTAAGGATGAGTGCAACAGATTCAACATACAGACTTTGGGTAGGATCTCAATCTGCATCAGCTGCAGCATTTAAAGTAGATTTAAATGGAAAGCTTTATGCAACAGGAGCGGTAATTGATGGAAGCGCATCGATTTCTGGAACAGTTACAATAGGTGGAACCACTGCGTCAACAGTTGTTTCAAATGCATCAACAGCAGTATCTACTGCAAACACTGCATCTTCTAGTGCAAGCACCGCATTGGCTAACGCACAAGCAGCTGCAACAGAAGCAAATACAGCTAAAGTTTCTGCAGCAGCTGCAAAAGCTATTGCAGATGCAGCACTTCCATCAACAAGCTTTAATGGTGATGCAATTGCTTCAAGAATTAATAGTCCAACAACAACTACAACAATTGATGGTGGAAAATTAACCACTGGAACAGTTAGGGCCAATGCTGTTGTTTCAGATTTTATTTCAGCATTTTCTATAAATGCAGATAATATTACTACTGGAACACTAACTGGTAGAGATATATCAATTGCTGGTGATTCAAATACAAATAGATTTAGAACTTCTTATAATAGAAATACTCCAGTTAGCTTGTCAACTGTAAGCTCATTGGGAATAAACGCCATAGCAATGATTAGCGTTAATACTTCTGGTGTAGTAAGTCACTGGTATCCTTTTTTAGATGCGGAATCAGATATTGGAACTACAACTTATAAATGGAGATATATTAGATCTAATAATGGAACTATTCAAACTTCTGATATAAGAAAAAAAACAAATATAACAGACTCAGATCTTGGGTTAAATTTTATAAATTTATTAAGGCCAGTAAAATATAATAATAAATATGACCCACAAATTCCAGAGGTAAATGAAAATAATCAACCTATATTAGATGAAAATGGAAATAGAGTCATCAAGCCTGGTCATGGATACACTGGGTCTAGGTATCATTATGGACTTATAGCTCAAGAAGTAAAATCAACATTAGATCAAGTAGGAATCGGAGATAGTTTTTCTGGATGGACTCTTGATAATTTAGAAGATCCTGATTCATATCAGGGTTTATCTTATGATAAATTTATTGCTCCAATGATTAAGTCTATACAAGAGCTATCAGATATGGTAGAATCGTTACAACAAGAAGTAAATACACTGAAAGGTATATAATGGATAAAGCAGAATTGGTAATACAGGCATTGCAGCAAAGAATTGGCGAAGTTGTCTCACAATATGAGACTCATATTGCAGTTCTACGTGCAGAAATTACACAATTAGTAGAACAAATTAAAAATCAGGAAGCTACACCAGAAACACAGGAGTAAAAATGGCAGACTTAAAATCAAAGAATATCAATGCTGGTGACCCAGTAACGGCGGAGCTTATTAATAACATTATATTAGATTTAAATGAAATTAATAAAGGCTCTACAATTTCTACGATTACTCTTGCAAACACAACTGCATCAGGATCATCTACAACCGTATCCAGCACAGTTCAGGCTGTTGGCCCACAGATAGTATCGATGTCTGGAGGATCAACTGTTACTGAAAGAGAGTTTAAATTTGCTAAGCCATTTGCAGAAGCTCCAAAATGTTGGGTTCAAATTTATACAGAGGGTCTAGATCAACCAACATTTGCACAGTCTCAAGTTTTCACACAGGTAACTTTAGTTACAACAACATCTGCAAAGGTAAAGTTTAGAACATCAACTTCAACTAAATTAAAGGTTGTTCTTTTTGCTACAGGAGTTTTAGCCTAAACTATTGACAAGTCATAACCATATGTTACAATTACTGTAACATCAAAGTCACGTACCCGTGACTTTTTTCGCATAAAGGTAAATAATGAGTAACGATTTAAAGTGGATGCTATCATCCGACCAGCAGTTTCCATATCAGGATGATAAGATGATCGCCCTATGGTTTAAAGTAATGAAATGGTTTAAGCCAGATGTTGTTGACTACCTGGGAGACACTGACGATCAGGCATGCTATAGTAAGTACACAGAAGGTCGTTCTGCAGAGTTTATGCAACTTCACAAAGATGACAGTCGTGATTTAATTGTTCCAATGATGAGGCATGAAGCAAAGGGTGCTAGAGATTTCTACGCCAAAACACGAGAGATGCTTCCAGATGCACAGCTATTCTCAGCGCTTGGAAATCACGACATTAGAATTTTTGATTATATAGACAAAAAACTTCCAGACTATGCAAATGAAGTAACACCAGAAGCACTCTGGTCTTTGGACTCATTGGGATACGATTACATATATTACGATGAACTCCCTAAACTTCGTTTTGGAGATATACATGTACACCATGGACTTTCAATTGCAACAACTGGATCTGCAAGAAAAGATATGGAAGACATGCAGATATCTTTAATTAGAGGACACTCTCACAGAATTGCATCGCATATGGTAACATATGAGCTTAGAAACAATGGTCAAGGAGAAACACTTCGTGGCTATGAGATTGGTCACATGTGTGACGAAAAAGGTCCAGGAATGAAGTACACACAACATCATGATTGGCAAAAAGGATTTGCAGTAGCGCATATTGTAAATGATTATCCTCATATTCAAATGATCCATGTGTCGCCAGACTATAGCTGTGTAGTGGATGGAAAGTTTTTTACACTATAATGTGGTGCGGTAAATGTGGTGGAAGAGTTTTTGTAGATAGAGTATTTTCACAAAAACTACATATGGAATTATTCTGTATCATGTGCGGCAAACGCTGGATGTGCAATAAAGAAACGAGTGCTTTCGGAAAATGGCTGGATCAAAAAGAAACGGCAAATCAAAAAACTTACGGTATTTCTTCTTAAACGAAAAAGTACATAAAGTTTTAAGGTCATCCAGATCAAAAGATGAATTGGTTGCCTGGTGCTATCCAGACAGAAAGCGTGTAATGTATTCTTATTCGCAGGTAAAGAAATATATGGAAAACGCATACACAATTGTTGAAGTTTCTAGTATGTTAAATAAGCATAGAGTAACCATACAAGATTATATTTTAGAGGGTAAGGTTATGACGCCAGCCAAAATATATCCAATAGGTGAGCCAGACAGTAAGTCTTGGTCAAAATATATGTTTAATGAAAAAAATATATTTGACATACACGAACATATATTAGATTCAGGACACTCAGGAGAACTTCCATCTAAAGCAGAATTAAAGGGGCTTCTCAAAAATAACTTTATATTGTATACTAAAACAGAAGAAGGAAAATTTATTCCAGTGTGGAAGGCGGAATAGTGGCAAGTAATAGAATCGTGATCTGTACAGAATGTTCAAAAGAGCTAGAAGTCAGATCAGGTTTTGCACACATGACATTATCTAATCATATAAAGAAGGAGCACAAGTGACAACAAGGGTTAAGGTTGACTTATCTTTTACACGAAATCTAGGTAACTATGAAAGCATAAAGATTGGCATAGGTATTGAAGATGACGTTAGGCAGGGTGAGACAGTTGATGCTGCAACCGAAAGAGTTTATGCTTTTGTTGAAAGTAAACTGATTCAAAAAACTCAAGAAGTAGAAGAAGAGTTAAAGAGTGGCAAATAGCAAAGAGCCATATATCTTGCTTACAATGTATCAAAATTTATATAAAGATAAATATGGCAAGCCTGTAACCATAAATAAGTTTCGTGAAAAATGGGCTATGCAAGATGTAATAGATAGTGTAGGATTTGATCGTGCAAAAAAATTGCTAGAGTACTACTTTGGGTTAACAAAAAATGGACACCCACTTCAGTTTTTCTTTTATAACTTTGACAAAATGGATGAGCTAAAAAAAGAGATTGAAAAAGATAAAGAAAAACGTCGTTTGTTACTGGAAGAAACGAAGAAAATGGTAGAGCAAGGCGGAATAGAATGAATACAGAAGCTACATTAATTTCTGCTGTTTGTAAAAACAAAGATATCAGCACACTATTGGCAGATAACGTAGATGATTTATTTACCTCTCATAAAGACATTTGGGAAGGTCTTAAGTCATACTATTATAAATTTAAAGCTGTTCCAGAGGTAGGAATTCTTCAAGAAAAGTTTAAAGACTTTGAGCCAGTAGATACAAAAGCAGAGACAGGCTACTACCTAGATACATTAAAGAATGAATTTTTATCTGCAAAACTAAAGAATATACTTTTAAAAAGTGGGTCTGCATTAAAAGAAGATGCTGCCTCTAGAGTTCTTGAGCAAATGCAAAGCCAGCTAGCTAGCTTAAGTAGATTTACAAACAATGTACGAGACTTAGATATTACAGATGCAGATGCAGCAATTAGGCATATGGAGTTGTTACGTGTTAGGTCTGCCGAAATGGGAGGATCTCCAGGCATCAAGACGGGCTTTGAGGCTATTGATTTAGCATATCCAACAGGTATGGCTCCAGGCCACCTGATTGTTGCTATTGGTTGGCCAGGCCGTGGTAAGACATGGTTTACCTCATACCTTGCATGCAAAGCATGGGAGCAAGGATTTAAGCCAATGATTGTTTCTCTTGAAATGTCTCCAGAAAATATGCGTGACCGTATTTACACCATGCTAGGCTCTGGATTATTTAAGGCTTCTGATTTTTCAAAGGGCAATATTAATATAGATGATTTTCGTTCTTGGTCACAGAAGAAGTTTGAAAATAAGAACAGCTTTATTTTAATTTCAAATGAAGGAAATACTGAAGTTACTCCAGCAACTATTCAGGGTAAAATAGATCAGCATAAGCCAGACTTAGTTATTCTTGATTACCACCAGCTATTTAATGATAACAAGCGAAGCAATTCTGAAGTTGAGCGTAACCGAAATGTTTCTCGTGAATTTAAGATGCTAGCGGTATCTAATAATATTCCAATTATTGATATTACAGCAGCAACTGCAGACGATGTTTCAGACCAAGATAACCCACCAATGATGTCTCAAGTTGCCTGGTCAAAGGCAATTGAGTATGATGCAGACATGGCTATGGCTGTACATAGATACCCAGGTACAAATATGATTGAGATTGTATCACGCAAGAATCGACATGGACACGAGTTTGGTTTATACTTAGATTGGGATATCAACAGGGGTATCGTCAAAGAAATTTATGAGAATCCATTCCAAAATAATGAATCACAAACCAATCAAAAGATTTCAAATTAGAGTTGAATTTCTAGACGACTCTGATATTATTCGAATTAAGCATCAATACGAAAGTATGCTTACGCATCAGATGAGAGATAAAGGATATCTTAGGGTACTTGACATAGATACCAACTTTTCGGTAGAATTTGACGGTACAACATGGGTGTTCTTAATGACACTCTATGGAACATATGTGGGAAAGAAGAAAGCATGGCAATCAGAAGCAATTACGCAAGGAAAGCTGATCCCACGCACTACGCTATCTCGCAAGTAAAAGCAATTGTAAAAGCTTTAGGGCTTCATGAAACTTCAGAAGCAAATAATAATTTACTTCTATATTGTCCTTTTCATTCCAATAGACATACTGCAAGCTTTAGCATTAGCTGCGAAAATGGAGCATGGCTATGCTATAACCCAGCATGCGGAGAGTCTGGTAATTTAGTTGAGCTTGTTAAAAGAATACTACACAAAAATGATTTTGAAGCACTAAGGTTTATTGCAGCTAAGCAAAACGAAACTCTAGAAAATTTTGATGAACTTCTTGAAGGCATAATAGAAGATAAGCCAGAATTTGAAAAGTTTCCTGAAGAAACTCTTGTAAAGCTTTCTAATGAGTTAGCTTCGACACAAGAAGGAAAAGATTATTTTAAGTCTAGAGGCATAGAGCAGCAATCAATTATTGACTTTAATTTAGGCTACTCTAAAAATATGGGAATGGTAACTGTCCCAGTGCATAGCCCAGACGGAGTTGCTATTGGAATTGTCGGTAGATCAATCGAAGGAAAGTCATTTAAAAATAGTACAAATTTACCTAAAAGCAAAACAATGTTTAATATACATCGTGCTAAAAAAATTGGCAGCAATGTAATAGTAGTTGAGTCTAGCTTTGATGCGATACGTGTTCACCAGGCTGGATTTCCAAATGTTGTAGCAACACTTGGAGGATCTTTGTCGTCAGAGCAGCAAAGGCTCCTAAATAAATATTTCAGCACAATCGTTATAATGACTGATGCTGATGAAGCTGGTCGTGAGCTTGGACTAAGTATTGCAAATAGATTAAATGCAAAAGATATCTTGTGGGCTTCTTATGATTATGGTAAGATATACCCTCATGACGCAAAAGATGTAGGAGATATGACAGAAGAAGAGATACAGAAATGTATTAAAAATTCTGTATCTCATATTGAATATGTCAGTTGGTAATGCTATACTAATAATACAGATGGATCTATACCATCGACTATATAAATAAGGAGATACAATGGGTATCGTTAAAGGACTAAAAGACCTAAATAAGGTTATGGATGCACCGCAACACTCAGGCGGAGACGGAGTGAAAGCACGTTGGGCGAAGCTAGAAGATGCAGAAAGCGTAAAGGTTCGTTTTCTTCAAGAGCTTGATCCAGATTCACCAACATACAACGAAAAAGCTGGACTTGGTTTTATTGCAGTAGAACACACCAATCCAAAAGACTATCGTCGCAAGGCACTTTGCACAATGGAGGATCAAGGCAAATGTTACGGTTGCGAACAACACAGAAAAGATTACAAGGCAGGATGGAAGGGTCGTTCAAGACTTTACATCAATGTACTAATTGATGATGGAAAAGAAGATCCATATGTTGCAATTCTTTCACAGGGTTCAAGCGGAAAAACAATTACGCCAACTTTAATTGAATATGCAGGAGAAATGGGATCAATCACAAATCTAATGTGGCGTGTTAAGCGTTCAGGAACAAAGACTGATACAAGCTACACAATTATTCCACTTGCAAAAGATGAATCACCATTTGATTCATCATCACTTGAACTGTACGATTTAGAAACAACTGCAGTTCGTGATCTACCATACACTGAGCAAGAATCATTCTTCGCTGGTGAAGGCGGACATACAGAAGAAGCTTCTGCATCAAGCAGCAGCGTAGACTGGTAAATTAAATAGTTAGGGGCAGTCTATTGACTGCCCCTATTCTATTTGATAGAATGACATCATGATTTCATATGATATTCCAGATCCTTTTGAAACATTTGTAGCTAAAAAATATGCTAAAGCTAAAGGCTATGTATATGATTTTTTTGGTAGAGAATGGCATTATAAATGTACATGCAATGAAATACTATATGGTCCAACAAGAAAAACTATGACTAAGATAAGACTTTATCATACAAGAAACGAATGCACAGGCGGATACTAATGAGTTTTACACACCTACATGTTCATTCATACTACTCATTAATGGATGGGCTAAATTCGCCTAAAGAATTATGTCAGGCAGCATTAGATGCGGGACAAACAGCAATTGCAATCACAGACCATGGAACATTGTCATCTCATCGTGATATGCAAATTGCAGCAAAAGAATTAGGAATAAAACCAATACTTGGAGTAGAAGCGTACATTTCGCCTACAGATAGATTTGATCGCTCCTCTAAAACAGATAAATCAATTCAGGCATACAATCACATCATACTTCTTGCAAAAAATAAGAAGGGCCTAGAAAATATAAATATTTTACAGGAGCTGGCATGGAACGAAGGTTTTTATCATAAGCCTCGTATTGATAGAGAGGTTTTAAATGATTATAGCGAAGGTATTATCGTTCTTAGCGGATGTCTTAATGGACTCATTAGTAAGGCTATCGATAAAGGTAACATGGAGGAAGCAGAACTTCTTCTCAAAAGCTTTAAACAAACTTTCGGACAAGATTTTTACGTGGAAGTGCAATCACATAACCCTGTGGAGATCAACTCTGCCCTTCTAGAATTAGCAGATAAACTTGGAATTAAAGCGGTGGCAACAGGAGATGCTCACTTTGCTAAAGAAGAAGATAGAATCCTAGAAGAAGCATTATTGATTCTATCAACATCTCCTAAGTTTGATAAAGATGCTGACTTTGATATGTCTAGAAATATGAAAGATATGTTAGATAGATTTAATTATCTTTATTCTGACCGTAAAATTTCATTTCAAGGTATGAATTTATTTATTCAAAGCCGTTCTGAGATAGAGGCAGACTTTAATAAATCTGGAATTAATAGAACAGACATCTATGATAATACAATGGAAATTGCAGACAAGATAGGAGAATATGACTTCTATCAGGGATTAGACCTACTGCCAGTTCCTAAAACAGATGCCGATGAAAGGCTTAGGGAGTTGGCTGAAAATGGCTTAGATAGGCTTCAGAAGGCTTCTGACCCTGCGTACATTAATAGACTTAACGAAGAGCTATCTATTATTGCTAAGAAAAACTTTGCTTCATACTTCTTGGTGGTGGGAGATATGATTAATTGGGCTAAAGAAAATGATATTCGTGTTGGTCCTGGCCGTGGCTCAGCTGCTGGATCATTGGTTTGCTATGCCTTGGGAATTACAGATGTAGATCCAATTGAATATAACCTATTGTTTTTTAGATTTATTAATGAAGAGCGTAATGACTTTCCAGATATTGACACCGACTTCGAAGACCGTCGCCGCAAAGAAGTTAAGGATTATTTAAAGAAAAAGTTTAAGCATGTGGCATCAATTTCAACATACACTTATTTTAAAGATAAGGGTGTGGTTAGAGATGCTGCTCGTGTATTTATGGTTCCGCTTCAAGAAGTAAACCGTGCATTAAAAACTGTTGATACATTTGAAGACTTTATTGATTCTCCAAATACAAAAGAGTTTAGAATGAAATACCCAGAGGTAGTTTGGCTTGCAGATAGGTTGCGTGGAAGAATTCGTTCAGTTGGAGTTCATGCTGCAGGTGTTGTAGTTGCTAAAGATGACTTAAGAAAGTTTGCCCCAGTAGAGTCTCGTGAAGATTCACAAGATAAAGTGTCTGGAAGAATTCCTGTTGTTGCATACGATATGGATACAGTTGCGGATATTGGCCTAATCAAGCTAGATGCTTTGGGACTTAAGACATTGTCTGTAATCTCGGACACACTAAAATCAATTAAGGAAAGAACAGGTAAAGAGATTGACCTTTCAAAACTTTCACTTGATGATCCAAAGGTTTATCAGATGCTCAGTGATGGGTATACAAAGGGAGTTTTTCAAGCAGAAGCAACCCCATACACAAACTTATTGATTAAGATGGGTGTAGACAAGTTTGAAGATCTTGCTGCTTCTAATGCTCTTGTGAGACCAGGTGCGATGAATACAGTAGGTGCTTCTTATATAAATAGAAAAAATGGAAATGAGGCAGTTGACTTTAGCCACACTATCATGAAGCCGTTTACCGAGAACACATATGGTGTTATTATATATCAAGAGCAAGTTATGCAGGCATGCGTACACTTGGGCGGTATGACTTGGGCAGAGGCTGATAAGGTCCGCAAGATTATTGGAAAGAAAAAAGATGCAAAAGAATTTGACCAGTTCAAGGATAAGTTTGTTACTGGGGCTTCAGAACACATTACTAAGAAAAAAGCAGAAGCGCTTTGGCACGATTTTGAAGCGCATGCTGGTTATTCTTTTAACCGTTCCCATGCTGTTGCTTACTCTATGCTTAGTTACTATACTGCTTGGCTTAAGTTTTATTATCCACTTGAGTTCATGTTTTCAATTCTTAAAAATGAAAATGACAAAGACGCAAGAACAGAATATTTGATTGAGTCAAAAAGACTTGGCCTTAAGGTATTGCTTCCACATATTAATGAATCAGAGCTATACTTTTCATTACAAAAAGATTCTATTCGATTTGGTTTAGCTGAAGTAAAGTTTATTTCAGATAGCATTGCAAACAAAATAATAGAAAGAAGACCTTACAGTGATTATGCTGATTTTATTGAGAAGGCATCGAAAAAAGGTTCTGGCATTAATAGCCGTGCTGTTACTGCTCTTAACGCCATCGGCGGTGCTGCGTTTCCTGATAACAAAAGGCAAGGAAACGAAAAAGACAATTACTACGAATACTTAGGAATACCAACATTTAATCTTGAGGGCATTCCCCCTAGAATTAAAGCTCAGGCTAGACCAATCAATGAGTTTGATGACCTAGGTTCGTTCGTTATGTTTGGAATGGTTAAGTCTATTAAGCGAGGTAATGGCTGGGCTAGAGTTGAGCTTGTTGATGAAAGCGGAACAGTTGGACTATTTCACACAGAACAAACTCAAATTGAAACAAATCAAATGTATTTTATTCTAGTAGGAGATAATCGTATTGCTAGATACATTAAGGTTTCTGACATTGATCCAAAATCAGATGATCTATTTATTGATTACCTATATAGAAAAGAATATGATCTTGAAGAAGATGAGTATATTGTAGTAAACTTTACTCCATATACTACAAAAGCTGGAAAACAAATGAGTCATATTGTGTTGTCTAATAAGAAAAAAGAGCTTACTAGAGCTATTGCTTTTCCAGCTCTGTATAAAATGACTCTTGCAAAAATGCGAGAGGGAATGAAGTGCAAGGTTGTGTTATCTAAACTAGATGACGGAACATTAAGTATAAAGGAGATAAAATGACAGAAGAAGTAAAAGTTTCTACAGCAGAAGAAGTTTTTGGTTCGCTCAGCGTTCCTAAAATTCTAATTGCCACTTTGCAAATGCTGGGAGAAATCGTTGTTCCAACAGATTTATTTTTAAATGCAGGAACAGAAGATCAAGAGCTTGAGGTTGATTATAATTCTGATAATCAAACATTTACATTTAAGTTAAAGGAAAATAATGTACGAGAAGAAAATATCTAAAAAAATATTGGGTAGACATAAGCCAGAAGAGCGTAGACATAAGCCAGAAGAGCCTAGAATGGTTACTGATTATGGCCTAGACGCACTGGCTGCAATATTGCATGAAACTGCAATTGAAAAGGGATTCTGGGATGGACCTAAAAATTTCGATGTGTTTGGAAATAAGATTGCTCTTATTCATTCAGAGGCAACAGAAGTTCTTGAGGCAGTTAGAAAAAACAAAGGTTCTGAATCTATTGTTGAAGAAATGTCAGACATTTTAATTAGAACTCTTGATCTATATGCAGCCATGAGAAACGCTGGCTTTGTAACAGATAGTTTGGATGAAATATTATCAAATAAAATGAATAAGAATAGGTCACGTCCAAAGCTTCACGGCAATTTGTTTTAATGATATACTATAACAAAGAGAGAGATCAATGACTATAACAATAGATAATATTCTAGCAGGACTAGATCCAAAAACAAGAGCACGAGTTCAATCTGCACAAAATGTAAAAGTTAAAAAACAAGTAACTCCCAGCATTGGCCTTAATATGGCTTTAAAAGGTGGTCTTGGATATGGCAGACAAGTACTTGTATGGGGAAATAAATCTGCTGGCAAGTCTTCGTTTTGTTTGCAGATGATAGCCCTTGCACAGCAAGAAGGCAAAACATGCGCTTGGATTGATGCAGAAGCATCATATGATCAGTCGTGGGCAGAGAGTTTAGGAGTAGATTCTTCTTCCCTTATTTACTCACCAGCAAAAACTGTTAATGATATGGTTGATGTTGCAACAAAGCTAATGGATGCTGGTGTTGATATTATAGTTGTTGATTCAATCTCTGCGTTATTGCCAGCAATTTATTTTGAAAAAGACGGAAATGAAATGAAAAATTTGCAAGACACAAAGCAAATCGGAGCAGAAGCAAAGGATATGACTCATGCAGTCAAAATGTTAAATTATGCAAACAAAAACACACTATTGGTTCTCATCTCACAGCAAAGAAATCAGTTTGGATCTATGCATGCCTCCCACATCCCGACAGGAGGTATGGCAGTTAAGTTCTTCTCTTCCACTGTCATTAAATTATGGTCTTCAGAAGCTGAAGCTAATGCGATTAAAGCGGGCATTAAAGTTGGTGACAAGATCATTGAACAAAGAGTTGGCAGGCCAGTCAATTGGATTATTGATTACAACAAGCTCGGCCCCCCTAATCTTTCAGGACAGTATGACTTCTACTACCAAGGAGAATCATTAGGGGTTGACAGAGTTGGAGAAACCCTTGATGTTGCAGAAATGGTTGGAGCTGTTGAAAAAGGCGGAGCATGGTATACAGTTAATGGAGAAAGACTACAGGGCAGAGCAAAAGCAGTTGCTTATCTTAGAGACAATCCAGAAGTTGTAGGCAAACTAATTGGAGAAATCAATGCCAAATCTTAATGAGTTTTTGAATAAAGAAACAAAGGTAGCAAACGATTCTACATTTGAAAACCTTCCAGGAACAAGACCTTGCTCCAAATGTGAGATTGATGTAGATGGTGGGCTGTGGGATCCTAAGAATTTAATAATGAAATGGACGTGTCCGTCTGGACACGAGACTGTACACAGGTTTGGATAATATTAAAATGGATAAGCTTGTTGTTGCCCCTCAAATTGTTGTTTATAAAAACATTTTTAAAAACTCCAAGGAACTTATAGAAAATCTTGATATAGATAGAGAAGACTCTCTGTTTGATGGGTGGAGACAGTGGTATCAGCAAGGTTTTAGAAAAGATGTGGTCTTTGATTTAAATGAAAATTACCCAGAGACACAGGAGTCTTTATACTTAAAAGAAGCTTGTGAAATTGTAAACTTTATTAGACAAGATTATTTTAATGATTTTGAAAAAGATAAAGGTGTTTGGCCTACGTTTATTAATAATTGGGATTCTTTAAAAAAAACACAAGACATATTTTATTTAGACTACTTCAGATATGTAAAAGAACAAAATCATTATTCTGATGAAAAACTATTAATGGAATACCATGTAGATGAATTTCCAGTAGTGAACGAAGCTAAGACAAGAAGACATGTTGTAACTATTAACTTTTATTTAAATAACGAATACACTGGGGGAGAGATATCTGCATATGACGCTATCTCAAATAAGATCTATACATATAAGCCACAACCAGGTGATGCGGTTGTAATGCCATCAACCGAGCCTTTCTATCATGGAGTAAAGGGATTTAAAGATGCAGACAGGTATTTTTTAAGATCATTTATAGATTATAGAATGGACTCTGAAGAAGAATGGGTTGCTAAATATAAGTTAAATCAATCTGATAGACACAAAGAAGTTCAGCAACACGAAGACGATTATGTTTCAAAAGACTTGCAGATGATAACAGTGTCTTCAGCAGAAGAAGTTATAGTTGGTAATTAATTTGTCAGAGAGATCAGAAGTTAAAAGAGACGGTGCTAAAGCTCAAAAAAATAGTGGTAGGGGAGAATATCAAAAGGGTGACGCACAATGGAAACAATTTCTTGTTGATTATAAAGAAGCATCATCATCTTTTACTTTAAATAAACAGGTCTGGTCTAAAATATGCACAGACACATTTAAAGTTAATAGAGATATGCATCCAGCATTAAAGATAATAATAGGAAATGAGTCAAAGGTTAGACTTGGTATAATAGAGTGGACAATTTTAGAAGAGCTAATAGAATTTTGGGAGAAAAATAATGTATGAACTAGATGTATATAAAGATAATAGCAGAATGCCAAGTGCAAAAATAAGACAGCTTAAAACAAAAAGAGACTGGATGCATGAGGTTACTTATAACTGTACACCAGTTACCTTGGTAAACACACTTGGATATGGTATATATTTTGAAGAAGACATAGCATTTTCTTGGGATGGAGATAGAAAAAATCCAGCTGAGGCAACCATAGGTAAACATCTAGTATGGTCTGGAAGAGGAGAGGGAACTGTAAGCTTTAATACAAATTTAATATTTAGAACAGATAAAGATGTTAGCATGCTTACACTTCCAGTCCCAAATCAATTTATTGAAGGGGCAGAGGTTATATCTACTATATTATCTACATCTTTGTTTACAGGAGCATTTCCAATAGTATGGAAGCTGCACCATCCAAACAAAGAATATGTTGTGCCAGCAGGAACAAATATAGCTTGCTTGCTTCCAATTTCAATCGCTCAATTTCAAAATTCAAATATAAATGTAATAGATAAAATTTTTGATCCATCAAAAAGAATTCAAGATAGACCAGAGTATCTTAAAAAAATTCAAGAGTACGTTGAACAAGGAAAAAGAATTAGAATGTATAAAAAAGCTATTAATGAAAATAATGAAAAAATTGGTGAGCACGAAGTTGAAAATTTAACAATGAATGTGACATATAAAAATGACTAGTTTATTTTTTGGAGTTATGATAGGATTCTCTATAGGTTATCCATTAGGATTATTTATAGATCAACTAAACAAAAGGATTAAGAATGACAGAAGATAAAAATACACTTCAACTAATTAGCGATATTACAGAGTTTAATGATCTTCATGAGTACATGCAGGACGAGCATTTAGACAAAGCCCTTGCCATAGTTGTTAAGATATTAATGAATCCAGAAGTTCCCTCTGCAAAAGCACCTATGCTTATAATGGAGCTCCAGGCAATGTCTACTAAGTTTGCTGTGATGGCTTCAGTTTATTCTACTATCGCCAAAGACAAATCTGGAACAGTAAACAATAACAAGAAGAACGTATACTATTCTGTAAAGGAGTCCATAGACAAGCTTGTAGATGCACTTAAGTATGTCGTTAGGTACAACTAATAAATGGGTAGAGATATAGTAAAAAATCTTAAATTTAAAAAACATGCTGGTAAGCATTTTGATCCAGAAAGATTTGCTCAGCTGCTCGATGAGTCGTATCGTAATACTAAACGTGCTGATGGAGAGATGACAAAAAAATCATTTAGCCCAAGCTCCCTGGGATATGGACACGGAAGATGCCCCAGATACTGGTACATGGCTTTTTCTGGCGCAGTATTCATTGATGAAAATGATGCAGTTGCCGTAGCAAACATGGCACAGGGAACTCAAGCTCATGAAAGACTTCAAAAGCTTATTTCTACTATGCCAGAGTGGAGGGCGGAAGAAGAAGAAATTGTTAGCGAGTACCCACCCATCAGAGGCTTTATAGATCTTATCATGGAGTATGATGGTGAAACGGTTATAGGCGAAATCAAAACAGCTAAGCAGGAAGTATGGGATACGAGACAATCAGAGATGAAATCATCTGCAAACCACATGCTTCAGCTACTAACTTATATGAAATTAAAGAACGCAAAAGAAGGATTCTTTTTGTATGAGAATAAAAATACACAGGAAATATTAATTATTCCAATATCAATGAATGATAAGAATAAAAAAATTATCGAGGATGCATTTTTGTGGATGCAGGAAGTATATGATAATTTTAAAGACGGAGATCTACCAATGAGACCCGCAGGATCTACAAAGTCAAAAATGCCATGTACGTATTGTCCAATTAAAAAAGAGTGCTATTCAAAAGAAACTCCTTTGGGAACTGTTCAAATTGAGCTGTTTGAGGTGGCAGGTATATGATTTGTGTAAACTCAGAATGTAAAAAAGATTTTAATCCTAAAACACATAATCAAAAATACTGTTCTGATGAATGTTGCAGAATAGCAACAAACAAAAGAATTATGGAAAAATATTATGAAAAAAAAGCAATAAAAAATGGAGCTATTAGAAGTTGTAAAAAATGCAAAGCAGAACTTAGCAGATACAATAGCGAAAATGTTTGCTCAATCTGTCAAAAAAATAACTATAAAAAATCTAAGGATCTTCTCTTGGAGATAATAAATGAAATTAGCTAGCTTAGTTAAAACAAAAGCTTACAGGGTTTTGGGTATAGACGCCTCAACAAATTCAATAGCCTTTTGCTTAATGGAAAATGATGTTCCTTTAAAATGGGGTAAGGTAAACCTATCTGGCGAAGACATCTATGAAAAAATACATGATGCAAAAAATAAAATGTCAGTAATGTTAGATGAATTAAAGTCTGATTACATAGCAGTAGAAGGCGCAGTGCTTGTCAGATCACCAGACGCTGTGATAAAATTGTCTTACGTATACGGAGTAGTTATTGCTGAACTAATGTCTACTGGCGCAAAGGTTATTACAATTAGCCCGTCCGCTTGGCAGTCATACATAGGCAATAAGAACCCAACTAAAGATGAAAAGTCTGCAATAAGGCTGGCTAATCCAGGCTATGCGGATTCATGGTATAAAAATCAATTACGTAATATGAGGAAGCAGAGAACTGCTGACTACTTTAATAAAAAATATGGTTTACAAATTGTGGATTTTGATGTTGCAGATAGCTTTGGTATTGCACATTATAGCAACCAGGTGCTTACAAAACGATGAAGCTGTATCAGAGTAAAGACTGGCTATATAGAAGATATGTAGTTCAAAAGAAAAATGTGACAGAGATTGCTAAAGAGTGTAATGTGTCTGCTATGACTATACAGAGATATTTAGAAAAATTTAATTTGATGAGGAAATAATGTTAGATCGTAATTTATTAATAAATCATCCAGAACCAGAAAAAATAGAATGGCTAAGGATTAGTAAAGAAGATTATATTGAAATTGAAAAAGTTGCAACCGATAATGTTGTTTTTTTTGATCCGTTTGTTATTGATAATTTTTTTAATGAGAATGATTTTGAAGAGCTAAAAGAATATTTATTTAATAAAGACAAATCAGAATTTGAATATCAAGAGAATATGAAGAAGTTAGAAAAAGTTGTTGATCTGCCAGAAAAATTTGTTGATATGGCAACTAAAAAACTAAAGAGTATTTTAAATACAGAAGATTTAATAATGACTCATTCAAGATTTGCACATCATCAAATATCTAAAGATAAAGAAAAGCCAAATGTTTATTTCCATATAGATAGATCTCCAGGAACTTACATGGTAAACATACATATAGATGGCAATAAAGAATGGGGATTTGTTGTAAACGATAAAGAGTTCGTTACAAAACCATCACAATCAGTTTTGTGCCAGCCAGAATTTGATTTCCACTACAGGCCTGAGTGGATAGGCGATGATGAAAATGAATATCATCAAGCTTTGTTTTTATTTTTTGTAAATAAAAATCATTGGTCAATAAGTAAAGATAATTTAGAACAAACCAGATCTGATTATTTAAATAATAAATATAATTTTGGAAAAGATTTTAAAAATTCAAAAGAGTTAAGAGGCTTTGCAGATCAAAAATTTGAAATGTTTTTTAAATATTATAAAGAATTAAATAAAGATTTATTAAAAAAAACTAACCCAGGATTTGGAAAAAAACAATGACACCTAAAACATACCCGAATAAAGAAGGCGGATACCAAGCTTGGATAACTGACCTTCAGTTAATTTCAACAGATGCCCCATCAGGACATAAGATTATTGTAGAATGCTTAGAGATAGCAGAAATGCTAATTAAAAAGAATATATCATACGGAAACTCTGCCCTGGAACCAATTCGTATATTTTCAAAGGCGGACTCAAAAGAACAGATTCGTGTACGTATTGATGACAAGCTTAATAGAATTCAAAATGATCAGGCTTTCCCAGGAGACAATGACATTGACGATTTAATAGGCTATTTAATTTTATTAAAAATTGCAAATAAATCTTAGTCAACTAAAACATGGTATAATAATTATATGACAGAATTAGAGCCAGCAGTTCATTTTGACCGTATGAATAAAGTTGTTCAGGAATTGCTTAAGGGCAATTCAGCAACCCAGATAGCCACACTAACAGGTTTCTCAAGAAAAGAAGTTTTAGAATATGTAGATGAGTGGAAATCTGTTGTTCATAATGATCAAAACATGCGTGACAGAGCAAGAGAGGCTATCTCTGGTGCTGACGAACATTATGCAATGCTCATCAAAGAAGCCTGGAAAACTGTTGAAGATGCGGACACACAAGGCCAGCTCAACGTTAAAGCTGGAGCCCTTAAGCTTATAGCAGACATAGAGACAAAAAGAATTGCAATGCTTCAGTCAGTAGGAGTTTTAGAAAACTCACAGCTTGCATCTCAGATTGCAGAAACAGAAAGAAAGCAAGAGCTACTTGTTGGCATTCTAAAAGAAGTTACCGCTGGATGCCCTAAGTGCAAGATGGAAGTTGCAAAACGTTTGTCTCAAATAACTGGTATAGTTGAGTCTATAAAAATTGAAGATGCAGAGGTTATAACTAATGTTCAATAAAGATGGCTTTAAAGAAATTGGTAAAAATATATATGTATATAACAACTTTTTGTCAGACGAAGAATGCAATTTAATACTTGAAGATATTTTAAAATTAAAAGAAGAGGATTGGTCGGTAATACCTGGAACTAAAACTAAAGATTATTTTGGATCTATTGATCATTTAAAATCAATAATAAATGTAAGAAAAAAAATAATTTCTTTGATGTCAGAAGATAGTTATTGCACAATAGGTGGTAGAGTTCAAAAATTGCTTAAAGGTGCATATAGAAATCCTCATGCAGACATATATCAGTATCAAAATGTAGTTGATAAATCAGATAAATATATTAATGGACAAGATTTTGAATTAGCAGATTTAATAACACATGGAACAATACTTTATTTTAATGAATTTGATGGAGGAGAGCTATGCTATTCAAATCAAAACAATTTAACATATAAGCCCAAAAAAGGTGATTTCCTAGTGCATGGTGCAGAAGAAGAATGCAGGCATGGAGTAAAAGAAATTTTAAGTGATGTTCGTTATTTTGCTGTAGGACATTTTTTTAAACACGTCAAAGTCCCAGCTGGATCTAATTTTAAATATACTCCAGCAAACAAGGCTCTGGGATAAAAATGTCATTTGATTTTTCTGATTTAATTGATATTTTAGATGGTGAAGAGTTTGAAGAAAAGCCAGTAGACTTAAGAACATTTGTAAATGATCCAAACTATTTAGGCCTTCCTCCGCTATCTGATTATCAGTATATATTGATAGAAAAAAGCTCTCAGATATATAAAGAGTCTACATTAAAAAAATTATTTGGAGAAGATGAGGGTGCAGTTAGGTTTAAACAAACTGCCAATGAAGTAGTTGCTCAGCTAGGTAAAGGTTCAGGAAAAGATTACTGTTCTACAATTGCTGTGGCATACATAGTATATTTACTTCTCTGCTTAAAAGATCCAGCAACGTATTACGGTAAACCTGCTGGTGACTCTATTGATATTATTAATATTGCTATTAACTCACAGCAAGCAACCAACGTATTCTTTAAAGGGTTTAAAAGCCGAATAGACAAGTCGCCATGGTTTGTTGGTAAATATTATTCCAAGGCATCTGAAATTCAATTCAGTAAAGCTATAACAGTACACTCAGGTCACTCAGAAAGAGAAGCTTGGGAGGGATACAATGTTATTGTTGTAATCCTTGATGAAATTTCTGGATTTGCAATTGAAAATACTACTGGGCACGATCAAGCAAAAACTGGTAGTGCGGTATATGACATGTACAGGGCCTCAGTAGATTCACGTTTTCCAGACTTTGGAAAAGTAATCTTACTATCATTTCCCAGATTTAAAAATGACTATATACAGCAAAGATATGATGCTGTTGTTGGAGAAAAAGAAACTGTAGTTAGAGAGCATAAATTTAAGATGTACGAGGAGCTACCAGATGGCACAGAAGGCAATGAGTTTGAGATACAATGGGAAGAAGATCATATTGTATCTTATAAAATACCTAAAGTATATGCTATTAAACGCCCAACTTGGGAGATTAACCCAGTTAGAAAAATTGACGATTTTAAAACAGCATTTTACACAAACCCAACCGACGCCCTTTCAAGATTTGCATGCATGCCCCCCGACGCAATTGATGCATTTTTTAAATCAAGAGAAAAAGTAGAAAAAGCTTTTAATGTTGGCGCAATTGCAGTAGATAATTTTGGAAGACTTGAAGAATGGTTCTTGCCAGACCCAGATAAAAAATATTACATACATGTAGACTTGGCTCAAAAACATGATCATTGTGCTGTAACTATGGCACATATAAACAAATGGGTAAACGTCAAAGTCACAGACACCTACTCTCAGCCAGCTCCAATAGTAGAAGTAGATGCTGTAAGATACTGGACACCAACTAAAGATAAGTCGGTAGATTTTACAGAAGTAAAAGACTATATTCTTTCTCTTAAGACAAGAGGATTTAATATAGCAATATGTACCTTTGACAGATGGAACTCTCATGATATGATGCAACAACTAAAACAATACGGCATCAATACAGAGATTCTGTCTGTCGCTAAAAAACATTATGATGATATGGCAATGGTTGTTGCTGAAGAAAGATTAATTGGGCCACATATACCTTTGCTTATAGACGAATTGTGCCAGCTTAGAATCATGAGAGACAAGGTGGATCACCCTAGAAAGGGTTCAAAAGATTTAGCGGATGCTACTTGTGGAGCTATATTCAATTCAATTAGTAGAACAAGATTTGATAACAATCAAGAAATTAATGTGCATACTTATGAATCAATGAGTTATGATAATGATTTTGGGTCCAAAGATGACCCAGATACAACATCTTATAATATGATCAGGGCACCAAGAATGCCCCAAGATTTAAGAGAAGCAATGGACAGGATGCAAATAATATGAGCGAATACCAAGAAAAAGCAAAAGAATGCAAATGCTGTAGCAAGCATGTGCCCCTACCTACCGTACTAAGAGAATACTCTGGCATAGTTGTATGCCCAACAACATTTGCAAATATAGTAGAGTATAAAAGGATATGGGAATCGTATGGACAAAGACCTATGGGAAGCATTAGAAAACATTTTTCAGAATACGTACAGCAGATAGTAGAAAAAGAATTTGTTAAATGAATTTAGATATATGGAAAGAGTCATCTTATCCACTAAAGAATGACATATCTGATTGGCAAAATGTTTGTAACGAGTATGGCTTTAACTCTAAAGAATTTTCTAGCTCAGCAGATTTTTTAGCTTTAGGGTGTTCTATGACATTTGGGATAGGTGTTGAAGAAAATAAAAATTGGGCAGACATAATTTCTAAAAATGCTAATTTAAATGGACACAACCTATCAGGATGTGGGAAATCAATAATGTGGAGCATAAATAAATTTTTTTCATACGTAAACAAATTTGGTAATCCAAAATTTGTATTTTGTTTTTTCCCAGAGTTTTATAGGATTGAAATTGCTTCAAGAGCTGATCACATGATTCCAAAATACAATCATTTCCCAAAAAATAATTTAAACGAAAAAGATATTATAAGGTACGGAGTCTGGAATAAAAATAATAATAAAAATGAATTTAAAATAAATGAATCTTTAATTGCAGAAAACGTAATCCCAAAAGAAACTTCTTTTGATATATCAATTCAATATATAAAGATGTTAGAAATGTATTGTAATTCTAACAACATAAAGTTATTTTGGACAACGTGGTCTCAAGAGGAGTCTGATTGGCTAGATTTAAATGTACAAAATACTGAATTTAAAAATTATATATCAAGCGATATGAAAAATTGGCATTGCAGAAGTGTTGATAATATGAAAGAAATTTTTTGTCAAAACATATCTCAATGCTCTTCAAATGACGAATGTAGTTTTGCAGATAGCTGCCATCAAGAATATTCAAATGAAAAAAATTTTTATTATCCAAGGGATGCATATACCTCACCAGCCGTACATTTTGGCTTTCATAGACAAATTCATATTGCAGAAATGTTTTTAAAATCTATTGACGTTCCTGTAGTTTAAATGTATAATTTACTAACTGGCGCCAGTAGCTTAGTTGGTTAAAGCCCCGAACTCATAATTCGGTAATCGTAGGTTCGAGTCCTACCTGCCGCACACCTCTGTAGCTCAGCGGAAGAGCAACAGACTTCTAATCTGTTGGTCGCTGGTTCAATTCCAGCCAGGGGTACGATACACCGTATCACTTATATATAAGGAGAAAAAATGAAAACCGTAGGAGATAAACTCGGTAATTTTGCCGTTACTGGAGTTAAACCTGGAGCTTTGTCTTATGAAGACAGCTCTTTTGAAACAATTACGCAAGATTCTTTTCCAGGCAAATGGAAAATTATTGCGTTTTACCCAAAGGATTTTACCTTTGTTTGCCCAACAGAAATAGTTGCGTATGATGCATTAGTTAATGATTTTAATGACAGAGATGCAATTCTTATGACGGGTTCTGTTGATAATGAATTTTGTAAAATTGCATGGAGAAATGCACATGAAGATCTTAAGAAGACAAACTCATGGTCATTTGCAGATACAGCACATCAACTTGCAAACGATTTAGGAGTTCATCATCCATCAGGTGTTGCTTATCGTGCAACATTTATTATAGATCCAGATAACATTATTCAGCATGTTACATGCAATAACCTTGATGTAGGACGTAATGCTGATGAAGCCTTACGTGTATTGGATGCACTTCAAACAGGAGAGCTATGTCCATGCAATAGGCCATTAGGAGGAGAAACTCTATGACAAATTGGGTTACTCAACTTCAAGAATCTATTCCAGAATTTGCAAAAGACATTAAGCTTAATTTAGATGCAGTAATAAATAGATCAGAAATTGATCCAGAATATGCATTACATATTGCAATAGCATCAGCATTTGCTACTGGAAATTCAAAGCTACTAGCTTTTTTGGTTGCTAATTCAAATGATGAATTGGAAAAAAATGCAGCACTTGGAGCAGGTGCTGTCATGGCTCAAAACAACGTTTGGTATCCATATTCAAGAAAATCACATAACGAAGAATTTAGACAAGTTAATGGTCAGCTTAGAATGAATATAATTGGAACCCATGGCGGAACTACAAAAGCTAAATTTGAATCATATGCATTAGCAGCATCAATAATTGGTAAATGTGATTATTGTGTTTCTGGGCATTTTGATCTTCTTAAAAATGAAGGTTACACCAATGAACAGTTGCGTGATATTGGAAGAATTGCAGCAACAATTAATGCATTAGCAAAAATACTTAACGCATAAAAAAACTCCTTGGCAAGAGAATAAACTGCCATACGTTCCTATAGCTCAGCTGGTAGAGCAGCAGACTTTTAATCTGCGGGTCGATGGTTCGATACCATCTGGGGACACATATGATAGAATATAAGTTATGACTAGAAAAATATTAATAATTGGAGATTCTCATTCGGCTAAACTTTCATTTGGCCTTAATAATTTTTTACAAAAAAATGAATCAAATGACACTAGGCAAGAATCTGATCATCAATACAGAACAAAGTATATAGATAAACTTGGAAATAGTGTGTGGATGGAAGACTCTCTTGTAACTTATAAAAATGAATCTTTAAATTTTTATATATCTTGTCACCCAGGAAGATCTGCTTTACATTTTGATTTTGAAAATTTTGCAAGCGGAACTCAAAAAGAAATTTTAAGCGATTGGAATGAAGAGGGCAAAATAATAATGCCGTGGTTTGGGTATATAGATATAAGAAATTGGTTGCCGCAAACAGATTTAAAAAATTATGTTAATGTTTCAGGTGTTATCTCTAGATATATTGATAATGCTTTGGCTAAATTTAACAAAGCTAGGATTATATTTATTGAACCTATGCCTCAATTTATATGTATAGTTACAAGCAAATTTAGATTTTTTCATACAGATCCAGCTATAGAGTTTGAAGATAGGCATGAGTTTCATTTAATGTTTGTAGAAGAGTTAAAAAAGCAGTGTTTAGAAAGAGGCCTTGATACCCCAGTAAACATAAGAGAAATTTTGGGTACAGACATGATAGAGCCATGGATGCAGCCTAAAAAACCAATTAATTACCTATTAAATGATCATTTATTGCCAGAACATTACACAAAAATTTTAAAATATATATATGAAAATGTTGGAGTATAGACCATAAATCACAAAAATGGTATACTGAGATTATGGATACAATAATTAGTTTATTAAAAAAATGGCAAGCAAATTCAGTTGTGCTTTATTCAACAGCACACGGGTTTCATTGGAACGTAGAGGGACCACTATTTACTCAGTATCACGCATTTTTTGAAAAAATATATACAGATATATATGAAACTGTAGATACAATTTCAGAATTTTTAAGAAAATATGATGTACAAGCGCCTTATACTCTTCAAGAATTTATTCAAAATAATACCTACGGAGATGTACAGATGGATAGCAATTCTCCAATTGCTATGTCAAAACAACTTTTATCTATGATTGAATACATGATTCAAGATGTTAAGATTTTGTTTGACGAAGCAACCTTACAAAAAGAACAAGGATTGGCTAATTTTTTAGCAGATAGACAAGATCAACTTCAGTTCCACGCTTGGTGGTTGAGATCTTCGCTAAAACAAACAGTAAACTAATGAAAGATATTGTTGTAGTGACTGGTGCTTCTCGTGGAATTGGTAGAGCAACTTCAATACTACTTGCAGAAAACGGATACCATGTAATTGCAATTGCAAGAAATAAAAAAAGTCTTGAAGCAATTCAAAATGATAATATAGAAGTTCATGTTGTAGATATAACAGAAAAAGATCAAGTTTATAATTTTTGTCAAAAACTTATTGGAAAAAATGTAGTAGCATTAATAAATAATGCAGGTGGAAAAGTTGGTTTTTCTGATAATATATTAGATGATGATATAGAAAATTGGTCAAAATCATTTGATTTAAATGTAACATCTGTTGCAAACATAACAAAACAAATTGTTCCAATTATGGAAAATAATGGCGGAGGAAATGTTGTTGTTGTAACAGCAATGCAAGGTCATTTTGCTTATAAAGGTGGAAGTCTTTATAATGTTGCAAAACATGCAGAGGTGACGCTTACTGAAATTTTAAGATTTCAGCTATGCAACAAAAATATTAGAGTTACTGAAGTAGTACCTGGGCGTACTGAAAGTTATGATCATAAAGATGGGTCAAAGAACACATTAAGGCCAGAAGATGTAGCTGAATCAATTAGGTGGTCCATAATGGCACCAAAACATGTTAATATAGAAAAAATATATATATCACATGTTAATCCAGTTAAAAAATAGGAGAAATAAAATGGCAGAAGAAACAAGACATCCAAATGCAGTAAAAGTTTTAGCAGCAGCAAAAAAGTATGCTGATGAAAAATATGTAGAGGGCCCAAATAACGATACAATTTTTGGTAAACGTTATGGAATGAATAATCAACCTTGGTGTGCAATGTTTGTATCAGGTTGTTTTGATGATGCAGGATTAGTTCACCTAGTTGCTGCTTCAACAAAAAGGGGTTTTGCATCATGTGATGCAGGAGCACAATGGTTTGCTAAGAACAAAAGAATTGTTCCAATTGGGCAAGCACAGCCAGGAGACATCGTATTTTTTAACTTTGACAAGAACCCAACAGACACAGAGCATGTTGGAATTGTTTACTCAAATGATGGAAAAAACCTAATTACTTTTGAAGGAAATACTAGCGGTGATGCAAAAGGATCTCAAGCAAATGGAGACGGTGTTTTTAAAAAGAAGAGAGCTTACAGTCTTGTAATGGCAGTTGCACGTCCAGATTGGGATGCACCAGCACCAGTAAAGAAGGCTAAGTAATTATGAAAAAGCTGGGACTAACAATAATTGGATTATCAATAGTCCTATTAACATTTCAAGCAAGTGCAGCAACACCAGATTGGGTAGTTCAGGATAAAAAAGTTACTCCTGGAGCTATTAATAAAGATGTTACACAAGCAAACATTGCTACAACTGTTTGTAAAGTCGGATGGACAAAAACAATTCGTCCAACTGTTACTTATACAAACAAGTTAAAGGATACTCAGCTAGCAACAACATATAAATCATATGTTGCAATTTGGGGCTCAAAACCATCTGCATATGAAGAGGATCATTTAATTTCTCTTCAGCTTGGCGGACATCCATCAGACCCTAAAAATCTATGGCCAGAGCCATATGCAGGAATTGGTGCAAGAAAGAAAGATGTTACCGAGACCGCATTAAAGCGTTTGGTATGTGATGGAACAATGAAATTGGTTGATGCTCAAAAAGCAATTTTAGATTGGCCTACAGCCTATAAGAAATATGTAAAGCCAACAGATCAGCCAGACACTTCCGATAACTGAAAGTAAATGCTATAATATATTAGTACCTGCCTTATGGGGGTACTAATTTAACTCGCTTAAAAGGAGCAAAAATGGTAACAAATTTCGCTATGGATCTTTTTAAAGATCCATTTTTTATTGGTTTCAACCGAGAGTTGGAGCGATTTAATAGTTTAAGTAAAGTAAATAATACAGCATTTCCGCCGTATGATTTATTGAAATTAGATGAAGACAACTACCAGCTATCGCTGGCTGTTGCTGGATTCACAAGAGAAGATTTAACTGTATCAATTGAGGACGGAAGTCTATGGATTACAGGTGAAATTAAAGAGGTAGTAGATGCCGAAGTTGTTCATAAGGGCATTGCTGCACGTAAGTTTACAAGAATCTTTGAATTAAGTGAATACATGGAAGTTTCAAATGTAGAGCTAAAAGACGGCATGCTTCATATCCGTGTAGTTAGAAATCTACCTAAAGAAAAACAACCTAAAATTCTGAAAATTAAATAACAAAATGAGACCTGGGTATGTCACAAAACTGCCCACTATAATTAAAGGATAGGTAATGCCAGTATACGAATACAAGTGCTCATATGATGATGCACATCCAACAATGTCAACTCATAGATCAATTATGGATGAAGATCCAGGATACACATGCGTTGAATGTGATTCGGTAATGACAAGACACTTTACTCCATTTGGTATACAGTTTAAAGGTAATGGTTTTTACAAAACAGATAATGTTAAGTAATTTAAACTAACACTCTGCTATAATTACTAAGTAAGCAAAAAATATTGCATTACTTTGGAGAGCCTTAGTTGACTAGAAAGATTAAATATTTTTTAACCAGCCTTTTTATAATCGGCTGGCTTTTCCTTTTTGGACCCAGCGTTGCATATGGTGATGAAGTACCAGCACCCGCAGAGCAGGTAGTTGTAAGTCCTGCACAACAAGCGGTTAACACAGCACTTGCTACAGCAACGACAGAAGTTGCACAAGCTGTAGCGGCATCAGATACAGCAACTGTAACAATAGCAACAGCGGTTCGGGCTGTATCAGCATCTAATACTGCTGTAGTAGCAGCAAATACAGCAGTTGCAGCAGCAACCACTGCGGTTGCAGAAGTATCAAATGTGTCCACAGCGGTAGACACAGCAACAGCAGTTACTCAGACAGTTACTCAAACCGTGACTAGCGTAACTCAGGCAGTAGCAGCAATCCCAGTAAGCGCTACAACTCAAACACCAGAAGTTGTGGCAGCTCAAGCAGTAATATCAGCAGCAGTCCCTGTAATTGAATCAGCAACAGCCACGGTTATAGCCACAGCAACTCCATTAATGACAACAACACCAACTACAGTTGCACAAGTTGCTACAGCAATTGCAACAGAAGTTGCACAATCTGTAACAGCTTCTACTGCAGTTCAAGCAGCACAAACAGCAATAAATACTGCTACTTCAACAGTTGCTACAGCAAGTACGGCTGTGGCAGCAGTAACACCTGCACGGACAGAAGCTCAAACACAATTAACTCAAGCAAATATAGCAATTAATAATGCTCAAGATGCGGTAAATGCATTAGCAGCAACAATTGGAGCATCAACAAATGTGTTAGCAAATACAGACGATGCTGGCGTTCGTATGAACCTTCCATTTAATTTACGTATGGGAAACACTATTTATAACAATGTGTATGTAGGTTCCAATGCGACTCTTACTTTTGGCGTAAATGAAGGACAAAATTATTATTCAACACCAACTGCCCCTTCTATTTCTATAGCAGGATATGACTGGACTACTTGGAGTAGTGGCTCTGGAGTTACCTACTCAACAACAACTAATACTCTTTCGGTGGCTTGGGATGTTCGTGTTTATCCTTTAAGAACAGCCGATACTCAGATGACACAAATTAGATTTAACGCTGATGTAAACCCAGCAAACGGTGCTTGGTTGGCAGATGTAAGTGTTACTGGTCCTATACCTAATGGTGCTCGTTTTAATGTTCGTGAGACTACTAACGGAACAGTAACCCCTATTACTGATACAAATTCTGGACCTGGATTTAATGGAACTATTAGTCAAGGTGCATCATTTACACCTACACCAGATCCTTCAACAGCAGCAATTCAAACAGCAATTGATACGGCTAATGCACAAATTGCTACATTAAACTCAGCAATTACAACAGTTGTTGCAACAAATACAGCAAATACAAATACAGTAATTGCTCCTATTGCAACAGTTTCACAAAATACTGTGACTGCATTAGCAACAGCAAACACAACATTAACTGCAAAAGTAGCAGATCTTGCAATTGTTTCTACAGCAGTAGAAAAAGTAACTACTGCACCTGCAATAATTGCAGAAGCACAAACAGTAATTAATGCAATTCCAGCACCTGCACCAGCTCCTACTCCACCTGCGGTTGAGCCACCTGCGGTTGAGCCACCTGCGGTTGAGCCACCTGCGGTTGAGCCACCTGCGGTTGAGCCACCTGCGATTGAACCACCTGCAGAAGAACCACCTGCGGTTGAGCCACCTGCGGTTGAGCCATCTGCGGTTGAGCCACCTGCGGTTGAGCCACCTGCGGTTGAGCCACCTGCGGTTGAGCCACCTGCGGTTGAGCCACCTGCGGTTGAGCCAGAGGCGGGATCAACAGAAGATGT